ACTTTCTCCAGCATGGTCAACTACGGTTCTCAGCGCAACTGGTTTGGCTGGAGGTCCAACTGGTTCTATTCCGTATCAGAGCGTACCTGGGACTACTTCTTTCTTAACAACAGGAACCGCAAATCAGATTCTAACGAGTAGTGGGACTGGTCCACTGTGGTCAACTACGGTTCTCAGCGCAACTGGTTTGGCTGGTGGTCTTGGTGGTCAAATTCATTACCAATCTGCGTCATCAACAACTGCTTTCTTAGCCAACGGTACTGCTAATCAAGTTTTAATAAGTCAAGGTACAACACTTTCTCCAGCATGGTCAACTACGGTTCTCAGCGCAACTGGTTTGGCTGGAGGTCCAACTGGTTCTATTCCGTATCAGAGCGTACCTGGGACTACTTCTTTCTTAACTACAGGAACAGCAAATCAGATTCTAACAAGTAGTGGAACTGGTCCACAATGGTCAACAAGCGTTGCGAGTACAACTGGTTTGGCTGGTGGAGCTGTTGGTTCTGTTCCATATCAGAGCGCAATTGGTACTACTTCATTCTTAAACATAGGAACAGTAAATCAGATTCTAACAAGTAGTGGAACATTACCACAGTGGTCAACTCCATCCGCAATCATTCGTGGTTACACGGTTCCATTTTCAAGCGGTGGAACAACAGCGGGGTACCAGTATGCAAACAGTGGAGCTGTAGGCCTCACTAACGTACCATCTGGTAGCGGTGTAACTACCAAATTTGTTGTACCAATTGCTGGTAGTATTGAGGCCGCGACGGTGGTATGGAGTATCGGTTCAGCAAGTGCAACATTCTCGGTAATTAAAGGAGGATCCATCTCATATACATCGAACGCCCTTTTTGCAACCGCAGGGACAGCCGCAATCACGAGCGGTATGTTTGTTAGCGTCGCATCTGGCGATGTTATCGAGGTCAAAACAAATACCGCGAACCTTGGCAACATGACGATAGTCCTCTATATGACCTAGATATACTTTACTATCAGAGGAAAAAATACTTTCAATCAATTGATATGTAATTATAAGGTAATATAATGATTATACTCTTGTATTTGAATCATAAAAATTTTATAACTTTATGGTTATAAAATTAGGATATACTATTTAAATTCAAATATCATTTTATTTTAAATAATGAAATACACGTTAAAAAAATGGCGAAAAGTTTATAAAAATCCTAAGGACCTTATTGTTCAAGCATCAAATAAACTTCGTTAGAAAATGAAAGTGAATAAGTGTTCCCAAAAGATCTGAGTAAAATAAAAATCAATTTATCTAAAAAAATTTGATTTTTTAGCTCAAGTCTGGAAAAAAGAAATAGATAACAATGAAGCAATCTTTTTACGATGATTCGGAATATAACCCAGAATATAACACAGAATATGATCTTCAAATCAAGAAGAGATCATTCTATACACCAAGGCCGATGCAATTGGCCCGAAAACATTGCAATTGCGTCAAGTGCGAGTGGCGCGGACAAGAAAAGCAATGTGAGCAAAAGTATGTCACGTTTTCTGAAATGAAAGCCTTTTACAAAGAGCAGATTCAGAATACCTTCTCAAGAATAAAAGCTGAAGAAATTAAGGAATCAAAACAAAAGCAAGAGATCGTGAGTAACTTGGAAAAAGATACTCACGATCAAGAGAAGATGAGGCCGTTAAACTATGGTTCCTTGATAAAGAAAAGTTCAAATGAACCTACAACGGATCTGATTCCGCAATCATGTGACGAGATACCAGAGCCAACTAATAGCGAGATTGAATCATTAACTAAAGAAGTCCCTCTCTTAGTTATCAAGTCAAGAATGTGCAATTCAGTAGGAACAGGGAAACAATGTGTTCACAAGTCGAATTGTCGATTTGCACACAGCATTTCTGAATTGGAATTCTCTATTTGCTCGTTTGGTTCAGAATGTTTCAAAGTTAAGAAACAGTCGAATGGAATATACACCAATTGTGGTGTACAAAGAAAATATTGCGATAGAAAACATCCTGATGAGACAAAAGAAAACGTGTGTGTACGTATGGGGTTACTTAGATTTAAGCAAATTCCTCCTGTAAAGAAAGAGTCGATTTTTATTAAAACAGATTTGTCTGTGCGAGAACCTGCGTGGCAGAAACCAATATTTTTGGTAGCTCCTAAAGCACTAGACAAGTCTGTGCGGGAACCTGCTTGGCAGAAACCAATATTTTTGGTAGCTCCTAAAGCACTAGACAAGTCTGTGCGGGAACCTGCTTGGCAGAAACCAATATTTTTGGTAGCTCCTAAAGCACTAGACAAGTCTGTACTGAATAATGCAATGTCTACTTTGGCAAACAAGAAACTTATATCCGATCACCTTGTTCGCACGAGGATGTGTAATTCTGTTGGAACAGGAAAAACATGTCCTCATAAGCAAAATTGTAGATTCGCACACAGTGTGTCAGAATTAGAAATTCCGAAATGTTTACTGGGCTCCGCGTGTAAGTATGTCATTCTCCAACCGAATGGAGTATATACTACTGTGAAAGGTAAATTTTGCAACAGAAAGCATCCAGGTGAAACAAATGAAAATTTTTGTGAACGTACTGATACTTCAAAAGTAGTTTCTCCTTGGAAGAAAGAGATTCCGTTTGTTCAAAACAAGGCAGTAGATGATTTGGTTATTAGAGTATCAAACGTTTTTGCTATGGAGGCGATTGAGTTAGCAGTAAACTCTGGAAATAATAATATTACACTAGAAATAATAAATTGAAGTACTTGTGCTCTTATATAAAATCACATATAAAATATGTGATTTTAATAAATTCGATTTTTAAGATCAATTATTTATAAAAATAAAGTAGACATAATTATGGCATTCGTAAACAACGATATTCAGCGGGCATTCTTTCAAACTCTTCGAAAGCGACGTGATAAAAGAACAAGTTATGGTGCAGAAGTTCACCCAATTGTAGATGGACCTTCATTTTTTGATCGATGTCTAGATATGATATCATGTCACGATCCTGATATTTGGTCTCGAGGAACGGGAAACTTACTTGTCGCTCCTCTAAAAGAGAGGTGCTCAACATCTTCAACGACCAGAGCAGAATATTGGAGACACGAAGCAAGCAGAGATCATTATTTCTTACGTGAATTTAAGAATATTAATGAAGAAAGTTTCGGATATTTTGCTCGTCGAACAATCGAATATCGGGATCGTATGAGAAATTTTAAATACGAAACAGAAGAAAAAGATGAAATATTCTCAGATGAGGATTTGGAGCTTTTTGAATATCTTGAGTCTATGACTCATCAGATGGAGGATTTTAGTCTTCAGGCTGATTTGTCAAGACGTTTGGGAATTCGTAGGTTCGGACTTTTGTTTGATAATGATAGGGATGCGTCAAAAAATTATTCCGACTTTCGTATCTATGATGAAATACATGAAAGTATTTCTAACCCAGTAATAGAAGCATTGAGAGAGTTTTTAATAGATACGGATCAAGAGTACCTCCTATATGATGATAATGAGGATAATGACGAATATGTTTACCCTTGTAATGATAAGTTTTTTAATTTGGTATGCGAGCTTCAAATGTCTAAGGGTGAGTGTGTTGTTTGTTATCAAGAAGGGGATGTATTAGAATTACAGTGTCATCCATCTCATATAGTGTGCGATCAGTGTACAAGTAAAATAATTAGACGCGGAGCGTTGTGCCCAATGTGTAGACAGCATATGTTTTTATCTACGATGTAAATGTAGAAAAAATTGATTTTATAAGATAACTTTTTCTAAATGAAAGTAGAACAAATGAGATTTCCTTTCATGCGGTGTTTCGAATGTTGCTCAAACGATTTGGAAGAAGAGTATGATGGTGCACCACTCACATGCAAAGGATGCGGAGTTATCGGCAATGTGGAAAAGATTCCAAATGCCGATGATCTGGCAGATGTTCTTACTAGGTGCCATGTTGACAAGGAGTTTCCGTTTATGCTTAATTTTGCAAAGGAACTAGAAGCTCAGAATGACGTCTCCGACTTGATGGTAAGTCTAAAGATCACACGTAAAAAAAGATCAGCACCTCGTTACAAACCATACTAAATAATATCGTAAGAATAAAAATAATAAAACCACACACAAAAAGTGTGGTTTTGATTTCCATCTCATTATTTAAAAATAAATTTGGATTTGGCTGTTATCTTTTCTTAATAAAAGAAAAAATGACAACCGAAAAGACAGAGGCTATTATTTCCAAACCCAACCAGGATCCAGTACCAATTGTTGAAGAAAAAACAGATACAAATGAAGATATGTTTCAGTTTTATCTTCGGGCTCAAGATGCTCAATATAGAAAGCCAAAATCTATCTAACTATTATGTTAATATCGATAGATATTTATTGCGTAAAAATAAAATTGGATTCCAATGTTATCATTTTTTAATAAAATCAGAAACATGACATTGGAATCGCCAACAAACGAACATATTACTCAAGATATCCTCTTTATTCTAGATGAATCTGGTAGTATGTCAAGTATGGGTAAAGAACCAGTAGATGCTGTAAATCGGTTTATTCAGGATCAAAAAGCTGCCATGGGAGATGATGGTGCAAAATTTTCTCTCTGGAAATTTAACAGTAACGTTGTTAAAGTCATTGACGATATTCCATTGAAAGATGTAGGAGAGTTTTCTGACTTTGTACCGAAAGACATGACTGCTCTATATGATGCGATTGGTCATGCTATCGATAACAAAAAGAAAAAGACTTGTTATGACAATGTCATCTGTATTATACTTACAGATGGACTTGAAAATAGCTCATCTGAGTTCTCTGGACAAAATATTCGTGATATGATCAAAAATATGGAAGACAATCACAATTGGAAGTTTGTATATCTTGGTGCTAATCAAGATGCCTTTCTGGTTGGGGGAAGTATTGGAGTTGGTCGTTGTGCACAATATAATTGTCGTGCTGGAGAGATGATTGGTATAGCAAGACAAGTTAGTGATTCAGTTACTTCATATCGGGTTAACTCTGCTAATATTGGCAGGAAAGCAGATTTATCTTTACCTGAACAATCTCAGCGATCGTCTTCTCCAAAATGCGCAAGACAAATGAGTTCTTCTCCAAATTAAAAAGGAAAAGTTACTATTATATTAGCATATGCTAATATAATTCTGGAAACATTTTAGACGAAAATAAGTTTATAAAATATTTATTATTATAAAATGTCTTTGATAGATTGGATAAATAGGTTATTTGTAATTTCAAAGGAAGAACCGGTTGTTCAAAAGGAAGAACCGATTGTTCAAAAGGAAGAACCGATTGTTCAAAAGGAAGAACCAATTGTTCAAAAGGAAGAACCGATTGTTCAAAAGGAAGAACCGATTGTTCAAAAGGAAGAACCGATTGTTCAAAAGGAAGAACCGGTAGACACTAAAATGCGTTTTAATAAAAATGATCTAAAAAAACGTCACTCTAAAAAACAACATTCTGATTCAAAATAATCTTTGCTTATTATAGATAAATGAATTTTTCAATTGATTGTTGCTGTAATAGGAAGAGTAAAAAACACCGTGAAATGTCAGAGTTAAAAAAGGATGATAATGTAAATTATGAGGGAGTTCTTAGTGATATTTATGAACTTGTTTTAACTCCATGTGATAACTCACCTGAAATGCCAGAAGTTACACAGAATACACTAACATTACCTCCTGCTGAAAAAAGGAGAGTATATGTCAATTTTTTTGAAGACACAGGTGTACCGATACCAGATAGTCCAATAACTCCACGAACACCGGATGCAAATTCAAATACTCTTAATCTGATGATACCAAAAGGTAGTGAATTATATGTAAATTATGAAAAAGTTAACAATTTTACTTAAGAATTAAGTAAAATTAAAGTTAATTTCTGTTATTAGGGTAAAGAAGTCAATGGATTCTCTTATAGAGAAATATTTACGTAACCCTGGTATTGAAATGATAACTTTAAAGAAGAATGGATGTATTGTATATGTATCTGAACATGATAGAATAGTTCACTTTTTACTTTCTTCGTATATTAAAAGATGTATCGATAATAAGAATTGATATTTCAAAAAAAAAATTATTCTGTTCTCTTCTATTAATAAATGATCGTTGTTAACAATTTTGTTGTATTTATTTCGCATATTGTGATTAGTTTATTTCTTATGATAATTTCATACATGATTATTAAGAGAAATAGAATTCCTGTTGAAGTCGGAATTCTTTTAATGATTACATCTTTTGTTATTGTAGCATTTCATTGTTATGTTTATTTTTATCTTATTCAAAATGATAGTCAAGATACCGAGAACATGACTAAACCTGATGACACTAAATTAAGAGGATTATCATATCCAAAACGTTATAACAGATTTATTTAATTCACATATTCTAATTATTTCTTCATATTCATTATGAAGAAATGAGCAATAAATAAATCATAGATTGTTGCTAGTACGACCTATTATTTTTACATTAGAACACACAGATGACTCTAAAATCGAAAAAACGGAATTGTGTATTTGATTCCAAGATAGATCCAATTCAACTAGAGATGGCATTGATTTGATATTCTCAATCAAACCAATAACACCTTGATCTCCGATACTGTTACAACATAGTTTTACAATCCTCATATTCGGAAAATGTTTGATAACACCAATCAGATACTGTAAACCATTATTTCTTAATGAGTTTCCTGTAATATCAAGAGAAGTCAAATGAAACATATTAGAAAAATATGAAACTAGTTCTGTAGAACCTACACATTCAGTGTCATTATATCTAATTTTTAGATCTAATAAATTGGTAAGAAGAGATATATTTCTAATAGATTCAACGTGTGTATAATTGTTGCTTGATATATCAAGCGATTGTAAATATGGTGTTACTGATGATAAAAGATAGTCAATACCAAAATCATTAATTTCATTATTGCTTATATCTAGTGATTTTAATTTACTCATTTTTTTCAAACAAGTCGATATAGATACTGCACCTGTTTGTGTTATCATATTATTGCTAAGATTAAGATGTGTAAGACCTGTAATAATTGAAAGAGGTCTAGCTAAACTTGTAGCATTTTCATCTCTAATAGTATTCACACTTATGTCAAGATATTTTAATTGTGTCATACTTGCAATCATAACTGATGTATTGAAAAATTGACCTGTACCCAGTCTATTACCAGCTAAATTTAGAGATACTAAACACGATAAATTCTGAATAGCTGGACCTATTACACTCATTCCACATTCTTCTACGCTACTAATATAGTCAAATTCAAGATTAAGGTCTTTCAACTTTGCTAAACCTTCGATCATTCTCGCGACCGGAACAGATCCATTTGCGCCAAACCAATTACAGCCTAGATTAAGAAGTTCTAGATTATTCATACCTGCAATTATTGGTGCAAGCACATTAAACCCAAGGGCTCCAATATCATTACGAGAAAGATCCAATTTATTCATTTCCTTCATATTCTCAAGCGCTATAGAAAGATTAATAGAACCTTTTGACCCAATTTTATTTCCAGAAATGTTAAGAGATCTAAGATTAGCCATTTTTGAAAGAGGAATAACTAGAATATCTATACCTTCCGAATATATACAATTACTTTCTAATGATAGTTGCTCTAGATGAGGTGCGTGTTTTAGACATTTTGAGAGATCTATAGTCAAACAGTTATCAAGATCATTATCTTTGAGATCAAGAGATATTAGTCTGCTAGAAATACTCTCTAACGAAGAAGAAAGTATATCATCGTAGTTTTCGTTTTCCTTACCAGTAAAACGAATGGAAATGTAAAATTGTTTGGGAATTGCATTGCAAAGTGAAAATACTTCTTCTCCGTTTTCTGCTGTAATAGATACAATAGTCTTACGATTATCACCTATCCATTTTTCAGATAAATGCTCAAGAAATATTTTCATGTTTCCGATCATTTCTTTGGTTTGAAATTCTACTGGTACATGTACAATACGAGTGTGGAATAAAAAGTGTCGATTTGATCTTATTTCATGTACAATTTTATATGTCTCCTTGCATACAGCTGAAAGTTTCTTCATATTCTCATATCCAAAAAAAGGAAATCGATGCCAAAATGTCAGAGGTAGTTGGATGAGCATTTTGATTTTTATCTAAATATTATTAACCAAATTCATTTTTATTTATTGCCTTAAAGTAAATGATCATTGATAGATATTTTTTGCTATGTCTTTTGTATATTGTATTATCTATAGCAGCATTTACCGGACTTGTATGGATTACAAAATTTATTTTTAAAGCAAAACCTTATAATATAGATGAACATACTGTGATAGACGATGTGGAACTAAATCAAGATAATCTTACTATGAGCAAAGTCACTATTGTGATTGTATGGTTGAAACTTATTTTAGCTTTCCTGTTTATATCATCTAAAATTTCAAATCAGTTTTTTAAAAAAATTGAAGTTTAAGTGAACCTTTTTTAAATTAATATTAAAATGCAGTCAACGTCTGGAAGATTCTATGAAATTTGTGAACAAATAGGTTCGGGAACTTATGGCACCGTTTTTTCAGTTACAAGAGATGACGGTGCGCATTTTGCTTTTAAGAAGTTCGAAAAAACGTCTCTCGATTTGGATATAGGAGCTCTTAGAGAAATCTCGATTTTGAGTATTTTGAAGAATTCTCCTCCAGAATGTGGATTGATGAAAATGGAAGACATTATTGTTATGGATGACGAAGAGAAGACGGTAGGTGTGATAATGAAAAGATACAATATAGATCTGCACGAGGCGTTAAGAAAAAAGATTCTTACCAAAAAAGATCGCAAACGCATTGCTCTAAAACTTTTAGAAGCTGTTGCTTTCCTCCATAATAATGGAATTATTCACCGTGACATAAAACCAGAGAATATACTTTTGGATGACAATCTGAATCCTGTATTGACAGACTTCACATTGTCTAAAGTGTTTACAGGAGTATGTATGAGAGGTACACACACTGGTAAAATCGCAACTGTTACATACCGAGCGCCTGAAGTAGTTGCTAAAAAACCATATGGATTTCCGGCAGATGCTTGGTCGTTAGGAGTTGTTTTCTATGAACTCTTTGGCAAAAAGGAATTTACTTTTGAAAAAGACAAAGAAGCCTTGGATTTTATTTATAAACAAGCTCCAAAATTTAAAGTGAATAAGATAGGCAATATGTTACGTGGATTGCTCACTTTTGATCCAAAGGAAAGGTGGAGTGCCCAACGTGTTCTTGAAAGTAAAGTATTTGGTGATACACAAATACAATCACAAAAAATATGGATACCTATAAATAATTGCAATGTTAAAAATGAAGTTAGTGATATGTGTGAAAATTTTGAATCTGAAAAGAGAATAACTAGATGGGCAGCTCAAATGTATATTGATCGCACTGGTTGTTCTATTCATTCAGCAACCGAGCTAGCGTGCAAATTCTACGAGACAGAACCAATTTCTTCCGAAAGCGATGATTTTGCGGAGGAAGAGATGATGATTCTTCAGAATATGAATTATAATTTGTTTATTTGAATACTCCAATTTTATACAAATTTGTATAAAATTTCTAGCTTCTTCCTGGTATTGGAATTACCATAGAAGCTCTAATTAAAAGTGCGAATACAGCTGCGTGTATTAAAAGTCCAATTAAGTTTGGACATCCATCGTCTTCTGTTTCTAGTCCTAATTTAGAAAAAACGGCTCCAGTAAGTCTAAACATAAACGGAGACGCTATAAGAAGGAAAATTATAGAAGCTATAAAGCTAACAACCCATTTATCTTGCTCAGAAAGGGGTTTTTCACAAATCATTTTATATATAGTATGGAAAATTATTATTTTCTTTTAAGATAGTAAATGATAATAGAAACCATATTGTTTGTTATATCTCTTTCTTTACTCTTTTCATTCATTGAGAATAAGTCTAATTTTCCAAGTATAATAGTTATACCGATTATAGTTGGGTGTATTACAAAGTATATACTTGGAGATTGGGACGAAGGATATGCTTGGACAATATCTGACATATTCTATTGGATGTGCATAATAATTTTTAGCGTTCTTACTGTATTTATAGTACAGAAATCAAAAATGAACCCCAAATTCAATTGAGAGACTTAATCGAGAGACTTAATCGAGAGACTTAATCGAGAGACTTAATCGAGAGACTTATTCAAAAAAACTAGGTGAATAATCAGGACCACCGCTTCCATAGATAGTTTGAAGAGGAATATATGTATTTTTTGAGACGCTATCGGTTGTTAAATAGACAGCCACAAGACTGACTGCTGGTGCATGAAATAATATACAAATAATAGACAATACCTTTACCCAATCAGGTATACGTTTCCAACGTAATGCGGTGATAATTATAGCCCATAACATCAGAATGTAATACATAACTAAAAATGTAATAAAAATACCAAGTGCAGCACCGCTCAGTTTAGGCTTTTGATTGGAATCATCGCTATCATCTTGACTATCGTCAAAACCTTCGATGCTTTTACCAGATAGATATGCCTCAAAAAGAGGTTTATTATTTCGGTATGTTTTTATAACATTAGGAAATGAATATTTTCCAAACATATTTATATTATGATAAGAAAAAAGATTTTATTAATTATGAGTTCAAAAAAAGCTCAAATTTTTAAAGACGATGGATATTACATCTTTGAATGCCCTCATTGTGAAGGAATTATTGTAGTTTCGGAGAACGAAGTTAACTGTAAAATATTTCGTCATTGCGTTATGAAAAGTAATTGGCAGCAAGTTAATCCTCACGCTTCAAAAGAAGAATGTAATATGCTTTCTTCTATGAAGCTTGTATACGGCTGTTGCCAACCATTTAGATTAGACGTTTTGTCTGATGGATCTGCATATGCTGAAAAATGTGATTGGATTTAGTCTCAATCTAAAAAGTAAATATCCTAGTTAAAATGACAATAAGAACAAATATTAAAGACGTATTTGATTATCTTGGTAGAATTGGATTTGATATTAAATTAGGTGAGAGTTGTTGTTCTGGTCCATTAGCATCTCATGAATATTGTTCTCAAAATGGTTGGATACGCGCAACAACCGAATCTGATTATAAAATGATGGAGGATATCAATGAAGAGGGTAGTGCAGAAGTTACATGGGAGTTTGGACCAGAAGAAAAGATTGCATCTATGGCATCTTCTATTGTGAGTGCATTTACTAAAAAAGGATACATAGTTGAATGGAACAAACGAATGCGAGGAAAGATAACGGCTATAATTGAAATAGACGATTTGCCAACTTCCTTTTTAAATAAATGGATTGGTACCAATCCTGAGGAAGAAGAGGACGAAGAATACTTTATTGAAGAACGAGTTGATCCAGATGTTGATGTTGTTTTTAATAAAGAAGATGAAGATGCGCCAATATTTTCAAGCGATGAAAACGATAGTGACGAAGACGATACTGATGAAGATAATAAAAGCGAGCCTATAATCGATCCAAGCGAAGATGAAAGTGATGATGAAAGCGAAGATGAAAGCGATGATGAAACTATGTGTCCAAAAGGTTGTATGTGTGTTAATTGCAAAGAAGAATCTGATGAATAATTCAATTCAATTGTCATATTTTGAGATATATGACAATTATTTTTTTATCCGGAATCTGTTCCAGCTCCTCCTCCAGAACCAAAACCAACTCCTCCGTCGATTGGACACCCGTGTTGAGAGTTTGCTTTTGCTTCTTCGATTTTGTCTATTTCATCACCTAGAACTTCTATTGTCACATCTATTCTGCTAGTATCTTTTTTTTTTGATTTCAGTTCTTTTCTCAATTGAATAAGTTTGTTTAACTTTTTCTCTGCCTCCTCTATTCCTGTTCTAGCAATTCGTTTAGCTTCAATTGTAGCTCTAAGTTTGACTTTTAAGTCTATATATGGTTTTACCATGTGCCTAATTTATTATACATCTTCTTTTAAATTAAAGATGTTTCGTTACCTTTTTCAACAACGTTAACCCAGCAACACTTTTTATATTTTTTTCCGTATTTTCCACATGGACAAGGTGAATTACGCGGTATCTTTTCATATATTTGGCTTTTAGGTTTTTTTAGAGAAAGCCCGATAATATCCATAATCTTTCTTGTTGCCTCGGGTGTTATATCAGTCGGCTTATTGATAAAATCGGTAATTTTCATAAGTTCGCGTAATCTCTCTGGACCAAGTTGTTCAGGACTAATACCTAACTGTTTTAAAATATGAATCGCGTTTTTGATATCTAGTTTTTCCATTTACTTAGAATCCTGAAAATTCATAAATCACATTTAAAAATGTTAGTTTGTATTATTTGATATGAAACAACACGCTATAGTATTGATTGACATAAGTTATAGTATGAAAAAGAACTCTAATAGCATAATAAAAGGTTTGAATATGTTTGTAGAACGTCTACAAAAAGGAAATAATAGTGATAATATCTATCTTACCGTTGTCCTATTCTGTGACAAAATGCATTATTTATCAAAAGCGATTCCTATAAAAGATGTAAGTTGTTTCTCTAAAAAACAATTACCTAGATTTGGATCTACCTTTTTATATGATGCTGTTAGATCTGTTATAACAGAATGGATTGCTGAAAAAATGGTTGAACATAGTTTCTTTATCATCACAGATGGTATTGATACAGGGAGCGTATTAACATCTGAGGTTGAAGCTAGATCTTTGTGCGATAATGCTATCAAAAATGGTTGGAAAATAACTCATTGTGGAATAGATGCTGGAAATTTGGGAGCCGGTGTATCGGAGATACGTGGATCTATAGATGACTTAGAGAGTTTATTATCAAATTTATCTATCTAATAATGATCACATTTTGTATTATGGTCTGAAAGACACGAATATGGATTACACGGAATACATTTTTCAACTTGTGTTTCATCTCTATTTATTTTCTTTGGTAACATCCATTCTGGAAGTGAATGCGGTTTCAGGTGAGAGAATATTTCTGGTCGTTGAGATACAAGTACAGGTGCTATGATCGGAATTGGTTGTCCAGACGAACCATATGAATTCATATTAGAATAGTAAAATCGGTCATTTGTTGTACGAACACTGTATTGATTATTCATCTTTATTTAGGGAAAGATTTTTCTAATACTCTTAAAAAAAATTGAAATATAAAGTTTTCTTTTTGTAATAAAGTAGAAACATGGATGATTCAAATCTATATCAAGGATCACGCGGCGAAGACTTTAACGAATTGATTAGAAATCTTCTTATCAGAGGCAAGCTCAAGGATAAATATATCAAAATTCTTACATCTCCTGAATCCATGAAACTTTATGGAAACGCATTCACTGCCGCTTCTGATACACATCCAGAAGATAATTATGAACGTTTTGAACAAATTGGCGATGTCGCAGCTAGTCATTTCATAGTTAATTATGTTTACAGACGTTTTAAACAGCTTGATTGCACTGACGGAGTAAAAGTTGTTGCTCGATTAAGAATTAACTACGGTGCAAAGAAATCATTTTCTAAAATCGCAGAAGATTTAGGTTTTTGGGATTTTATCACGGGTCCCATAAATGGTGTGATACATAATAGGAAATACCGTTCTCGACATAGGAAGGATCTTCTTGAAGATGTTTTTGAAGCGTTTCTAGGATGTACAGAATATTTGCTCGACAATGAATTCCGTTATGGTGTTGGCTACGCTATCGTTTATGATATTCTAACAAGCATATTTAATGAAAAACATATGTCTCTAGAGTATGAAGATCTTGTGGACAATAAGACTCAATTGAAAGAAACATTTGATAAAATAGAATTTGGTAAAGAACTTGGTACACTAGTTTATATCAACACTGGAGGCGGAAGTGTTGATATATCAAAACATGAGCAACATGTATGTCAAATTTATCGTGCTCCTCCAGGAGTAAGCACCGATATTCCAAAATTTAATCCCCAAAAACGACCACCTTCAAGACCTTGGTTATGGGTACCTCAAGAATCTAGATATCATAATACTGATTGGAAATTTTTATCAACAGCAACTGCCGGAACAAAAAATGAATCACAACAAAAAGCAGCAGCGATAGCAATCCAAGAATTAAAAAATGGTATTAAAATGGGAACTTTTATTAGAGATGGTAGACAGTATGATGATATCAGAAAATACTATAAACAACCACCTCCAGAATATGAGTTCTTTTGTAAGAAATAATCTTATATTCAACCGAAATGAATATAAGATTTTATGAACACTCAGTGCATTTTTCTGACCACACTAAAGGAACCTTCGCGCCCTTTTCTTTAAAAACACCCCACATATACTTTGTTGGAATAATATTTTTGCATACAGAACACGTAATATATTCATCAACACTTCTAACACTGAACCCTGCACGCGTAAAACATTCAGCAAACGCCCTAATCACAGTATGAGAATCATCAAAAGACACATCATCAACTAATAGTATGAGAGTTCTATCAACGCTAACAAGATCACAGAATTTTTTCCAATTCATTGATAGATGTGGGTAATCTTTACAATAATCAGTCGAAGAGGTTACATACCATCCTGGAAAAACCTTTTTACTGAAACTTTTGACATCACCAATTGTTTGAAGATCAGATATTTGTTTTATAATTTCTTCACTATTTGGAGGATCCAAATACTTTGACATTTAAATCTAAAATTCTTTTCTTTTAACTTGTATTTACTAATTTCCAAAAAGAGTTGGTAAGTCGTTCACTTCAACTATATCAAACTTTTGTATTAGAGAATAAAACCAATTAGGATCTTTCATCAAGGGAATAGAAATTAAATAGTTTTTATATTTTTCTACATTGCTTGTATAAACTACTTGTTGTTCAATGTTTATAACACAATCTGTTGATATCAAATAAATTATACGGTATTCCTTAAGGGCTGCACGATACTTATTATGTTGCGTTTCATCAAAATCTTTTAAACCAAGTTTACATTCAAATATTGTTTTTGTTGTTATGTTAATAAAATCAAATATGCAATTATCGTACTTGAATTGAGCACCAATGTCTTCGCCGTACCTATTTTTAAGTATTTTCTCCCACCAAAGCTCTTGAGCTTCTGAACGAGCCTTTGCGATTTTAAAAGAGTTAGCACCATTGTATTGAACGCCTCCTTCTTTTTTAATACGTTCTATTATGTATGGAATGTTTAATAGTTCGTGAGAATCAATAAAATCCTTAAAATCTGTCCTTTGTATACCCGTTTCTTTTTCAAAACGTTTTAACCAGTTTGAAGGTGCTTTAATATCCCAAATATTTTCTTCTTCATTTTCAATACGTTCATATATTTTATTTCTTATTTCTGTTATGATAAGTATATAATATTTATAGCACTCAATATCAACTGGAGATAGGACTATCCGTAACTCATCAACAGGTACTAAGTTAAAATATTCATATTCAGTGATAAAATTCTCTTTATCATAATTTGTCTTTTTAATAAAATATGACAGCGGATCATACTCTAATACACGATTATATAAAAATACATAGTTCGTTTGAAACCAATCTTGTTGAACCAACCACTTGCAATAGGCGCGATCTCGAAGTACGCGAGATAAAGTCATACCTTTATACTTACCGAAAGTTATACTATCATTTTCGAGAGTCATTTTTAATCAAAGTAATATGTCTTTTAAACGTCAAAAATGATTTCATATTGTTGAGTTGGATGACAAAGTTATAGACAGAGTAACTGATCTCGTTTCTATATTTGAATAAAATATAGAAATGAAAACTTATTTTTCTAGATTATAATAAAATTATGAGTAAAGAATGTTGGTCATCAGGTCATAAAAGCGAAAAAAGGGTTCCTGGCAGACAATATATAATAAATCTAGAAAAAGGAGAATCTAGATGGGGTCTGATACCCGATCCTTCTACCCCTTTACCTATTGGATGGGAAGCCAACCACTCGACTAAATCTAGTCCGGGTGTTGTGTATTATTCAAATTCAGAACAGAAAAAATGTCAATGGGACGTTCCAAAAGAAAAAAATCCACAACTTCCAGAAAACTGGATGGCTAAAGAGAGTTCAGATTGTAAGCAAATCTATTATTACAATGTTGTTACCGGAAAAAGTCAATGGAAATTTCCTAATTCTAGTGCACCACCTGTTGTTGATGGAAGAAAAAGTATAAGGGAAGAAACTGGAGTAAAATCATTAGTAGGATGGAAATTTCCTAATTCTAGTGCACCACCTGTTGTTGATGGAAGAAAACTTTTAAGTGAAGAGACAGAAAGAATTCGTATAAAAGCCTTATTAGAAGCCGAAAAACGAAAACAAGCTTTGATTGAAGAAGAAAAAACTCAAAAGGAAATTGAACGTATTCTTAAATTAGATGAAGAAGAAAGAAACAGAAGAACAAAAGCTTTATTGGAGGATGATAAAAAAACTCAAAAGGAAATTGAACGTATTCGCAAATTAGATGAAGAAGAAAGAAACAGAAGAGCGAAAATGTTAGCTGATATGGAAATTGAACACAAAAAATTGATGAAACAAGACACTCTTGCAAAGGGTATTGGACATGTTTACAATAAAAATAATCCTGATAATGTTCAAATTAATTGGGTCAATCTTGATGGAGATTGGGAATTACGTGAAAAGAATGGTACAGTCGAGAAAAATGGAAACTATATCTTTAACCCAGATACCTTAGAAATTACAACTGATGTTTTTGGAAGAGATAAAAAAATATCTACTGTTATGATTACAAAATGTAATGCATCAAAACAAATTATTGAAGAATTTTTAAATGTTGTTAAACAACCATCACATACTATTCCTAAAGACATTAAAATAGTATTAAGTAATATTCAAGATGTTATTCAAGGAACTGCTACACTTGATCATGCTTCTAAACATAGAAGTAAGATGTTTGTTCTTCCATCGCAACTAAATGGTGCAGAATATCTAAGTGAACGTCAGAATAATATTGTAACAAAATTACAAAAATATATAGACGATTATACAGGTGGTCCAAGGGGACAATTAGCTGCTGATCCAGGTGTAGCACAGTTTATAATAGACAATGCTTTTAACCAAAACTTTTTCTCAAAAGAAGATGGTATAAATAATGTCAAACAAATGGGAATAAAGGGTTATATTGGTGGAGATAGAATAGAGGATAGAGAAAAAGAGGGTATTTACCTATTAAATGGTTATTTACGAGTGACAAGAACTGTTGATGTAGATAAATTTATAGATAAAATTTCTGAAATGACTCTTATGGGAGTAAGAGATGTACCTGTACGAGGTCTTGATAAAACATATAAATTTATTAAAGATAGAGAGAAGGTAGATACAGTTGATCTTGTATACGCTTCTGCAGTTCCTATTGGTGATTATGGAAATAGAAGTTCTAATGATTTAATTACAATTGCTAATTTAACTCTATTAAGCCAATATATTGGAGCGATGCGTTTATCTATTTTACGAACAAATTGTGATTTGTATCTAATGCCTTTAGGTGGAAATGCGTTTCATAATAACTTTGAGCATATTAAAGCAGCGATTATTATGGCATTCAAGTATATGAAAAAGGAGTTGCAAGATAATAATGTTAATGTAAAAGTTCTTGTATGGGAAGGAGATGGTACAGGGAGGGGAGCGGAGGAAAGGGCGGCTTTTGGCGTTTCAGTATAAAATTGATTTTTTAGTTGGACTCTAATTCTAAAAAATAGAACTCATGAGTGGTCTTTTTTCTGATGGTGATTCTTTCATGGAGCTACCTGATGGACGAATCGCTTACTGTACACAAAAACGCACATGGTGCGAAGTTTTACGTCATGGCTTGGCGTTAGATGACTGTTTTTATTATCAAACGCACAGTCCGAATATATCTTTTGATTTTAAGTATATTCCATCTCGTCCAAGAAGAGAAAGAGAAGAATTGAATGATGAAGACAGGTGTGATTCTTGCAATAACCCATTTGATTCAATCACTTTTAAGTCTAAAAAAGATGGTAGCAAGGATGCATTATGTTCAGATTGTGTGTATTGGGTTAGAAGATCTTGCATTTCACGATCTGAAAAAATGTTATGCAATAAGTTTGCATCAGAAGTAGAGACTTTGCTGTACAGAGTGCAAATATCTGGTTCAACACTGAACAACAATCCACTTACTTGTATGAAATCGGTGTCTTGTATATTCCCATACCTTAGTATGTTCATCAATTCGTGGGAGAGATCTGAACTCTGTAATTTGAAACTAGGAGAGATATTTAGATTAAAGTGTATTTTAGATAGTTGGTCTAATGAATTTGGATGTGTAAATGTATTGGAGGTAGTCAATGAATTGCAAAGTCTTAGTTATTCGCTTTCAGAAGAAGCAGATAATCTTACATTATCCCTCTCAAAAACAAGTAAATACATCTGAATGTTTATACATTTTAGATCCACCCTCACCATCATAGACCATTATAGCTTTTCTGAAAGCCAAATCAAATTCAGAAGTTGTTACAATGTCTTTAAATTCACCAGAAAGCTCTTCCCTTATATCAGACACATGTGTTCTAAAAAATAAACCAAAGTTTCTACGTTCATAGTATTTAGAACTTGTAATAGACATCTCATTTAATACAGATTCAGCAAAATCTTGAACACATTGTTCTATCTTTTCATCCCGATTTTCTGATAAAAACTCTATCACTAATTCTCTCGATTTTGGTTTCTTCTCAATTTCTTCACTTGGATTAAGTTTATTCTCTATACTCATTTTCTGTTCAACATTATCTTCTCTATTTAACCACAGTTCTACAAGATCTTCTAATCTCTTATTCCTAAAAACACTATCCTTTTCTGTAATTTTTCTAGCTAATGCGTTTAACCTTCCAAAAAAATTAGCAACTATCTGATCTTCATATGAAATTCTTATATTATAATCTCCAAAACCAGATATTATATTAACAAGTCGTGCAGCAAATCCTGAAGAACATGTACCTGACATTTCTTCTAACTCTTCACACATTCTTTTTTGCATTTCTTTTCTGGGAGTCTCATCTTCTTGCTTAATAATGTAAGTATATACTTTTAATAAAATGTTAGAAAGGCTAACATTGAATTTAGAATAAAGTGCTCTGTCCATACAAATCCTTCTCATTGCAACTCTAATTTTTTCAGCTTTTGTATATAATTTTAAACAATCAATAGAACAAAAGTCTTCCTCATTAGATTGATCAGTTATTATTGATTCACAATATTTACATACTTTACCAGAGTTTCGAGATTTAAGTAAATTATTAAGATCATCTTTAAGAATTATTTCGATTCGACTATTTACATAATCAAAATCTATTGGATTTTTATCAAGTGTATACACCGGAAATGTATTAAGAAATTCCAATATTTCTGAAACAGACTCTTCAACCTTTTCCGTGTGTACATTCTGCGCATTGTCAAATACTGTACGAACAAGGCCGTTTACATGACCTAATTCCATAATTATATTTCTTCCTTTATCTTTAGAAGATTCAGAGCCAAAGGTTATCAATATATCAGCCGCATCAGCTCGAAGATTATAATCCAAATCTTGACACTCAGCAAAATCGATCAATTGATTCTCAACTCGAATTCGATCTTTGTCAACAAGATTGCAATTTTTTAGTAAATATTGTCCAGAAATATTGCGATAATAAATACGAATTTTATTATAAAAAAAGAATTCTAATTGAGACGATTCGATGAACCAATCTCTACCACATTCCCTCTCTGGGAATATTTTCATATACAAGTTTTTAACTTCTTCATACGAAAGTTTTGAGAGTATATATCTACAATTTCTCTTTGTTTTTTTCATTCCTGGAAGCATCCATTTTGTTAATAATGAAAAAAAACTCTCAAGTATTTCCCCTTCACTAGAATATTCACATAGTTCTTCTTTCATCTCAGATGCTCCAATATTTTCAAGTGATAAAATACTAGAGTACCTAAATTCAACCTCTATACTATCTGTTTTAATAAATTCTTTAAAATAAAAGTCTGCATTTGTCCTTGATGCCTTCGAATTCATTAAAAGAAATATAGCTTGTACTCTACAAGGCGCTGGCATTGCAGTAAGATTATAACAAACATGTTCAAGAGCTTTGTAACCTAATATTTTGCGATTTTCATTATTTATCTTTACCTCTTCTGCTCGATCTTTATCACCTATTTCTTCATAATCAAGGAGACATTTTGCAGCCTCTACTTTCAAAGATGGAGATATTAATCCATGCGTACATATTCTATATAAAAATTGCTCTACTAATTTGCTACCACTCAATTGATACATTGATGAAAGAGTTCTGATTATTTCTATTGCATTATCTCCATTTTGGGAATAATATTTTTCAAGAGAGTTTATTCGTTTATCAAGAGAACGAGATAGATCGGTTACTTTTTTTGATAAGTTATCTTCTTCGTCATCTGACTCAAAATCATTTCTGCAAAAGTCATCTATTAGCTCTTCTACTTCTGTAGTTTCCATTTTACTGAGAATATATACATACTTTAAATCATTACTTATGATGTATTAATTTAATACATCATACTATTTGCGAAAAATTACTTTTTTTTATGTTCCACTTTTTTGTAAAATTTGGTATACCCAGGAGGCGATGAAAAATCAGAGCAAGAACTTGGAAGTGTTCTAGTCGCAAGAGTCCATCCAGATTGATCATCATTTGAATAATATCCTACGCATTTAGGATCAGCATCACACGTCGCTTGAACAACTTTTGCATTTTGATCGGATGTTGTTATTCCAGGAGTATAAATACAACCTGCTGAGCCTCCATTACTTTTATTTTCTTTAGATGTATATTTTGATGATTTACTTTTGAATTTAATATAACCGACAGGACCAGTTGTATCTTTGCAATCCTTAGGAAGTGTTGGCGTCGCTAAAAAAGAAGTACCAACATCATTTGAATAATATCCAACGCAACTCGGAACAGCATCGCATGTTTTTTGAACCAAACTTTCGTCTGCGTGAGATGATGTTAGTCCTGGGTTATATATACAACCTCCTTTATTTGTTGTATTATTTTGAGAGGTGTAAGTATGTGTACCAGAATCTGTGCCAGAATGTGTACCAGACTCTGTATCAGTATCTGTATCAGTATCTGTGTCACTATTTTTGTTGGACCCCGACCTTTTATTTTTAGATTTATTAGTACCCGAACCCGAACCCGATCCCGAACCACTTCCAGTATCTGAACTTGCAGAAGTACCTGTTGCGCTAGGTTTCCAAGGTTGAAAAATAGCTACTAAAGCAATAGCAACAGCAACAGCAAGAAGAACAGCACCACTTATAAGAAGAATTGCCCAAGTCTCCATTATTTATTATAAGACAAAAAATAAAAACAGAATTTATTTTGGATGAAAGTAAAGCAAAATTGAATTTTCTAAATGAGTTTAATAAAAAATAGGTAGAAATGGAGAACAGATTAAGTAAGTTTGAAAAAGTTAGAATTCTTGGTCAACGAGCAGAGCAAATTTCTATGGGAGCACCACCTCTTGTTGACATTACAGGATTGTCAGATGCTCTTTCAATTGCTGAAAAGGAGTTTCTTCAAAGAAAAATACCTTTTGTAGTTGAAAGAAAATATCCAGATGGTTCTATACGAAAATTAAAATTATCTGAAATGGAATACTAACTGTGAGCATATTATTTTATATAAAATAATATGAAAAACAAAGATGTTTTATCACTATGATTTTAAAGAGATTGTGACCGGGTGAAACCCACCTAACCATTTTGAGACTCCTTTTTTTCCAGATTGACCAATAAATTTACCCATTTTTGTATATGTACTTTCTTTGGAATTTCCAAAACACCATTTCGAGAAACAGATAACTATAAAATCAAATATTGTATCAATATTCATATTGTATTTTTTAAGACCATAAAATTCTAATACTTCTTTCGTCATTTTGTGAGTTCCAGAAGTTAAATTATCTGGTAATTTATAAATTTCATAATCATTATATATTGTCTTTGTTTGCGGAAAATAATCGATCCACATATCAACCATTTGTTTCATATCGCTTATCACATACATTCTCGCTGTTATATGAGGAGGTTGTACTTTGATCAAGTCAAGAGCAGGTTTAATAGAATCTTCTAATGATGATTCCGACAATCTATCTGTTCCTCTTAAATGAATGACTGTATATGGAATCTGTACATTTTGGAGTCTAGATGATATTATGTCTGCTATATTTTTCTTGAGACGTATATTTGATATTAAATTATCAATATGATAAGTACGTATTCCTTTGCAATTAGTAACAATAATTTCAGCGTCAATTCTATCATAAGAATTGTTAAATTCGCATTCATACTGTTTAAATCTAAGACTTTCATTATTAACAACCGACAATGTTTCTAAAGTCCATGCTGGTGGTGATATAATAGCTCCTTTCTTAACACGTTCTATCACATCTGAAAGAGTAACTACAGGAATATCAATTATTTCAAAATAATCACTAAAGTCTAACGATTCTTGTCCCCACATGTAATCTCTCCAATCAACGCATATTGCAGCATTGTGAAGTTTACAATAGTGTAAACAATGTGACAAAACTTGCAGCCGATCAGCAAATCCCTCCCAACCTTTCATTACAACAATTTGTTGTCCTCTTTTGATTTTGCAAAACAATATGATACTTAATGAAACTAGTATAAAAGGTATTAAAATATAGAAAAATGATTTAGGGTAAACTTTTTTACAAATCATTTATTTATTATATCTATATATTTAATAGATTAATATCAAAATTACGAATTTCACCACCATGATCCTGATAAATTTTTCTTCTAGTGTTAAAGTGTTTAGTTAAAAGACTATAATCATCGACCAAATCAATTATGATAGGTTTTACTTCTTTTGTTCTAAAAACTCGTCCAAGATATTGTACAAAATACTGTTCAACATCTCCTGCTAACAACAATGCATCTAACTTTGGATGATCAAACCCAACACCGATCTTACTACTTGTACCCACTAAGATACGACTAGATACTTTATATTCTTGATTGCTTCCCAATAAAGAGGTAACGTCTTCACCTTCTTCTTCTAACCTCTTAACTAGGTATTCTCCTTGAACAACTCTCTTCGTCAAAACTAGAAAATTACGTTTTGAATGATATTTTAAAAGACTAATAATCAATTCATTTCGATTCTCATTATTTGCCTGAGAGTCTAAAACAACCCCCCAGTTAACTCTGCCATTAGCTGTTTGTTCAATAGTTGGTTTAAATCCGGTAGACACTTTATATGCAATATGTTCTCTCCATAAAGTACGTATAATTTTGTACTTTCCAAAGTACATATCAAGGAGAGAGTTCAATCCATCCATTCTATATGGAGTTGCTGTTAAACCTATAAGATATCTAGGATGAACCCACTGAAGACATCTAGATAAAGTTTCAGCCATAATTAAGTGAGCCTCATCAACTATAACGGTACCTATATCTGAAAAGAAAGTTTTTCCCATTTTTTCAACATTTTGGGCGTTTATAATGTAAAAATCGCAATCTTCTTTTTTCGAACGCGTACTTACTTTTTGAATAGAAGCTATTGGACAGAATGTTTTAATACCTTCTTCCCATTGTTTTATTAATATTAATTTGTTCACAATAATAAGAGTTTTAAGTCCTATATCACATGCTAGTTTCATACTAGTAGAACTTTTGCCAAATCCACAATACATTGATAATAAAATACTACCAGAACTACTAAGTTGCTTTATAGCTTCTTTACGGACTTCTGTTTGTTCTGATCTCAAAATTCCCTCGAAAGTAGCATTTGAGGCTACTAAATTTTCTCGAGTAGGTCTTTTCATTTTTTTTGAAACTCCATAAGCAAATGGCAATGTAATATTCTCTCCTTCAATTTCGAAGGGGTATATATATCGTGCTGGTCCACCACCAAACTTATTCTCTATTTTTATTTCGAGATCAGTGTTAATATTGGTTCTAACTTCCCATGGAATTGATTCTATTGCTAAGGAAATAGACATTTATTTTACATATTTCCTTCTTTAGACAAAAACTCATTTTTACTATTCTACTTTTTATTTCCCTTTAAAAAATTGGTAATTAGTTGCTCATCTGGTGTGTTAGTAGGAGGCGGTGGAATGATTGTTTTTGGTTGTATAAGGGTAGTGGGTAACGGAACTTGTGGTTGTATAAGGGTAGTGGGTAACGGAACTTGTGGTTGTATAAGTGTAGTGGGTAACGGAACTTGTGGTTGTATAAGTGTAGTGGGTAACGGAACTTGTGATTTTGGAGAGTCGTTAGATAGAAACTTTTTAATTAATAAAATACTGATACCTATAATTGTAATGAATAGTAAAATACCAATTCCTATAAATATGTAAGGTCTTAATGTGCTATTATTTTGTATCGGTGGAGGCTGAGGATTAGGCTGAGGATTAGGCGGAGGATTAGGTGGAGGATTAGGCGGAGGATTAGGCGGAGGATTAGGCGGAGGATTAGGTGGCGGTTTTGGAGTTGCTTTATCTTCAGATGAATAATATATATCAGGCATGCTTTTTTTATCAATATATTTTTCAGATATTTGTGGTAGAGTTTTTAAGACAGGTTTTTTTATCGCCTTAATCATTATAATACCACCTCCTCGTGCAGCCCCTTTTAATGTAATAATAGTCACTATATTGTCAAATTGAGACATTTTGTTATATGGGTACATCGCCATTTTGAAATAACCTCCATCTCCCCATTTTTCAGTCCATGAATTACGACAGTACCAATAAGGTATATTTTTTTTTGTTGTGCCTGAATTATCAACAATTACTCCTTTTTGAACTCCCCATCCAATAATAGCCACCGCATGTGATCCCGCATAATTAGATGGATCAACTTGGTCTTTATCAAATTTAATTTCACCACTTTCATAGTCGCAAGTTTCTAAATAAACACCACCGTTTATTTTGGTAAATGCACCTTTCATAAAATTTTTAAAAACTAAAAACCCTCCTTGTACTGGACCATTATAATAAATATGCTTTTTAACTGTATTTATAAAAGTATCATAGCTCATTCCGCTATCTTCAAGAGAAATAGTTTCTGGTGAATCTATATAATACATATAATGTGGCACTTTTGAATCGTAACAACCTTGGTCTGGAATTAGTTCAGAAAGGTTAATATCTTTTTGTTCAAAATGGGCGGTTGCTTTTCCATTACAATCATTGCTTTCTGAACACCATGAATAATCAACACAATGATTGGTTGCTATCCCATTTTCAGAAATATCCTGTAAAAGTTTTGCTGGGTTTCCACCCTTACATTGTGATTGTGGATAGTTTGACAGAGACCAGGTAGTTGAAAGATTAGGTTTCCAATTTACGGTACCTGCTACTACATGGTTATCAGCGACGATTCCAGCAGCTGATATTGCCCAACAACTTCCACACAACATTTGGTTTCCTGGTTGTGATATAAGAGCTGATTTTTCACCACCGTCTTCTCGCCAATTAAATTTTTCAGGTAATAAAGTATGGTCAAGTGCGGCGAGTCCGGGATGTCTAGATAATTGATATCTAGGTAGTGCAGTACTAAATTGAATATTTGTATTTAGAGGTGGTATTAGAAATGAAGGAAATTTAGGATTAATACCAAGAGCACCGAGAGCACCTTTAGGCGGCCCGACAACATGTTCTAGAACTATATGTTTTGCATTTTGTGTATGCGTATTATAATCATCAATGGGCAGTCGAATACTCATTTATATTATAAAAATATAAATGATACAAATCTTTTTGAAAATCAATCAATATCTTCTCCTGAAGCTATAGGTTCAGAACCATCTAAAATACATGAATAAATATGCCATCCCATTACGATAAATTTTATTAACTCAGCTTTACTAAACTTTCTATCAACAGAACTATTTTCATTGGAAATATCACCATCTTTAATGGCTTGTTCCTGAAATTGGTATGCCATAAAAAATTCTCCGACACGTTGAAGTTGTCGGGGTAAAAGTCGTCCACCTTCTATAGAATCAGCTAAGTTTCGCAAAAAAGGAGCTAAACTCGCATCTGGATTATTTTCTTCATCACCTTGCATTTTTAATTATCAAGAGATTTCTTTAAGTGATCAAGATACATATAATTTAAAATCCCGATTGGCTACGTGTGTAAGCGGAACTGTTGTAAACTCCTCCCGCATGTGTCTGTCGGCCATTTTGATGTGTATGTGCGTGATCAGAACTATTATAAACACCACCCTTTTGATGAGAGTGAACAGAACTGTTATACACACCACCCTTTGGATGAGAGTGAACAGAGCTGTTATACACACCACCCTTTGGATGAGAGTGAACAGAACTGTTATACACACCACCTCGCGTGTGATTGTGATGATTATCATGCTTGTTGTATGCATCATAACCACAACGGGACTGAATAGTCGAACCATATTGAAGACCAAAGTTACCAGTGATGTTATTTACACCGTCAAGCTGTGCACGACGGTTTATCGATTCGTGCGAATGTTCGTTACTACCGTAAATATTACCGGCAATGCCATTTGCCGAAAGAGTTAGATATTCCATGTATTGTGGTCGAGAGACATTGTTCTCGACATCTACACGATCAGTTGCGCTGTTGCAACCACCGCGTTTTGTATAGAAAGAGTCCTGGCAAACAGAACGACCTGTGGTATCCATACCATTCCAAATTGGGCAAACCATATGATTGGGGTTAAAAAATCTATCGGACTCAACTCGTGACGCCCAAGCTGTGTCGACCTTGCAGGTCCTAAGTGCAGATTCAAGTGATACGCTTCCTGCTGACATTTATTAGTTAACAAGAGAAAAAAGAGAAATAATTTTTTACATTTTCCGAAAATATAAAATATTTCTTTTTTTTGAATAGATTAGTAGAAATGCAATCTAACTTTTTAAAAAATTCTAGTCATTATGGAGATATTTTAGCTATACCATTCTTCGCGTTATCGATGGTTTATTTTTATAATATCGAACATAAATCATCAATCGAATATCTATTATTATTTTTTTCTGTAGCTGGATTTATATTAGATATTTTATATACCTATCTATTTTTAATGGTTTAAAGACATGCTTTTATATAGTAAGAAGCACGTGTGGCCGAGTTGGTCTAAGGCGAACGACTTAAGATCGTTTTATCTGATGATATCGCGGGTTCGAATCCCGTCGCGTGCATAATTTATTATTTACATAAATTATGCAAATTGATTAGAGATATTTTCTACGTTCAGGTTCTGTTGTTAGAACTTCCCAATTTTCAACTTCTTCATCTCGTTTGATAATCACATTTATTTGATCATCAATAACTATGTTATTTTTCGATTCTGCAAAACAAGAAAATAACGAATTTATGGTTTTCAAAATTATCATATTACAATTACACAAATAAGACACACTCATTTGCAAATAGAAATTATTTATATAAATTATGATAATGTTTCGGTGTCTGAATCTGGTTCTGGTTCTGGCTCGTTGTCAGTAAAATTCAATACTCTTAAAACTGTCCAATGTTCTGTTAACTCAAGAAGTAGAGGTACGTCTATATTATTACTCGATACATCTAGAGATGTCAAAAATCGTAGATTTCGAAGGTGTTGAATAAAAATACGCATATCATCTATATTAATATCATTGTTACTCATATTCAGTTCTACAAGATTTGGTAAAGACTGCAATAATGGAACTAATGCATGTGCATTATCTTCCGGCATACCTATATTATTATGACAAAGATTTAGTGATGTAAGATTAGATACATGTCCGCTTAAAGCTGGTACTACACCATACTGAAAATCTGTCATATTCAAATCATTATACGATAGATCCAAAAACGAGAGGTTTGATAGTAAGTTTCTTATATAAGGCAACATTTCGTGTATTTTAGACATTTCTACCCAACTATTTGATAGTCTAAGAGATGAAACTTGTGGAAGAGCATTTTGAAATAATTTACAAAATTGTTGGAAATTATCTATTCCAACAATTTTTACATCAAATATGCTAAAAGAAGTAAGTTCTGTCAAATGATATAAACAGTTTAATAATTGTATTCCTTCTATAGTATGATTCTCAATGGTAAGAGATGTAAGTTGTGGCATGAGAACAAGACAGTCTGTAAATTGATTTCCTTCTGGTATACTCTCTCCAGATACTTTTAACTTTCTAAGTTGTTTTAAAGAAGGTAGACAGTTTAGAGACATAATATGCCTCCAAGGTGCTCTGCCTGAAATTCCTAGTGAAGAAAGATTTTCTAACTTAATGAGTTCGGCTGAAATACCGGTGAACCAGTTGGGTGCAATCATTCCATCAAGAATCTCACATCTTGAAAAATTCAAATCGATTGATTCTGTTAATTGTAACGTTTTAAGAATTTGTTGTAAAACAACAATATAAGAAGAGCATGAATCTCGAAAAAGACGTTCATCTTTAACTTCAAAATTTATATCCAATAATATTGTAATACCTGTTTGGCTAATAACTTTCAAAGCTCCCAAAGATGGTTTACTCACAACAAGCGGTTCTGTTTCTGAAAGAGCAATAGTACAAGGAACGACCATTCTACATTCAGAAGGCGGTTTTCTAAAATAGGAACAAGCTTTTTCTATATTCCGACCAAGATTTCCCACGTTCCTTGCTATACATTTCATTTCAGAAGGAAAACGAAGTAATGGTTGCCGATTTCTAGATATGTATGTTTTTACAATCTCATTTATTGTTTGTGAAGTCCTTCCTAGTTGTAAGAGTTCATACGTTGTCAAATACGGAAAGATTGATAAATACACATCGTTTATGAATTTCAAAATTGCATCATTTTTCTCTTTATCCATATTTATTTATATTATGAAAATAATAAATATAGTTTATATTTATTTTTGGTTCCATTTGTTGTTTAAAAAACATATTATATATAACAACTATGATTCGTATACATGAAGATTATCTCCAAGGATATACTTACTATGACACACCTATCTTTCGCAATGGTAGAAGTATACCTTATACCGAAGATGCGGGTACTACATTTGAAGTTTCATTTCAAGAAAGAAAAATGCTAGTATCTGTTGTATGTGATGGACATTCAGGATATTTAACAGCATTCTTGGTTGTAGAATTTATACCAACTGCATTGCAAGAGTGTGTTGATAATGCATCGGGAGATATTAAGATAGCTTTATTATCTTTATTTGAAAAGACTGCATCTCACGTTAGAAAAAACTCAAATATTATTGGAATAAGTGGAAGTACGTGTAATGTTACTATATTTGACATTTCTAAAGAAGAAGTATTTGTTGCAAGTTTAGGTGATAGTCCAACTCTTAGATACAGAAAAGATTCTGATGGAAAATATTCTCTCGTATGGAGGTCTGTAGATCAAGATTGTTCAGATCCGGATGAGATAGAAAGAATGGTGCAAATACATAGAAAGAATGGTTGTACAAAAGCTACAAAGGAAAATGTTGTATTTGAAGTAACATTTGCTGGAGTCCCTTCAGGTGTATGGAGAAATAGACATACGCAATCTATGTTACATTCTAGCTTTGGTGATTTTCATTCTGAATATTATACTGGAATTTTTAATACAATACCACGTATTTATTCTCATAAATGGACTAGACAAGAACAATCTGATATCTGGATTCAATGCACTGATGGATTATTAGAGTGGTTATCAAAAGAGAATCTAGGTATTCAACCATGCGGAGATTTTCGTGTTAAAGAAATAGCTACACATCTAAATTCTTGTGATCAGAGCGATAACATTGCTAGAGATTTACATTCTGCACAGGTAGATTCTATGCTAAGAGAACGAACAAAAGCTCATCCAAAACGTAAAGACAACACACGAGAATGGATAGAGAAAAATTTTGATAATCATCACACCAAAGTTTTCATGTGGTAATAATTTTATCTCAAAATACGCAAAAATAAAATTGGGGTTTAAAGAAATCTTCTTTAAGTAATAAAAAATGATCTCAACTAAGACAGGAGCATCCCTTGTGTTTCCGGACTTTGATGATATTAAAGTATCTACTAAAACGTTTACTGCGACAACGAACTTGCATATTAAAATCGATTTGTTGTACGAAAAATTACCAATCACTTCTTATGTTGTTACACCAAAGAAAAGAGGTAGGAAGAAGAAGTGTGAACAAATAGATCATAATAAGTCTATCAAACCAGGATCAATAGTTACTGTAAAATATGAAGGTGGTATACGTGGTGTTGAGTTAAAGCCTAAAAAGTCAAAGACCGGAAAAAAGAAGAAGTGGTTTCGTAACTCTATAACAGTTGTAATTATTCTTGATAAACCCATTAATTTCAAAGTTTGTCGAAACGGAACATTTCAAATGACAGGATGTAAATCACATGATCATGCTGATCAGTGTATTAAATACATCTGGAAATATATAAAAGAGTTTGAAGATATTTACACTTTCACAAGAGGTACGAATTTAGAGGCTATATTAATTCCGTCGATGCGTAATATAGACTTTTCTCTCGGTTTTATAGTAGACAGAGAAAAATTAAATCGTTATATGTGCACCCAGAAAGAATTTCACTGCCTGTTGGAAACATCATTTGGGTATACAGGTGTAAATATCAAAGTTCCTCTTGATAAAGATATCAATACGATGAAAGTTAAAAAGATTTGTGAGAAAAATGATGAATGGTGTGAAAATTGGACAACATATAAAGAATATCTAGAAATTTTATCTCCAAAAGAGAAAGATGTTAAACTACAATCAGATAGGCATAATACTTTCTTAGTTTTTCACAGTGGAAAGGTTATTATGTCCGGGTTGACTGCTGAATTTATGAAAGATGTATATTATTATTTCCTTAATATAATTAGAGCTTGTTTTGATAAGATTGAAGAGCGATTAAGTCTAGAAGAAGATGATAACGATAGTATCTTGTCACTTGATGAAGAATTAGCTTTATTGGAAATAGAATGAAACAAGTATTTTTTTTCTTAACACATAATAAAATGGAAAAAATTCCTATGAAAATATTTATGGGTATTATCTTGGTTATTGGTTTAGCATTAATTGTATGTTCCTTTTTAATATCTGGATCTGTTACAGAATGCAATGTGAAAGTTCAAAATGCACTTAGAGGTCTTCTTGTAATGGGAGTTGCTCTATTTACGGTTTCCGCGACAATACTCGCTTTAAATTGCAATGAAAAATTTAAGGGATCTGCATCAGGTATTGCATTAATTGTTATTCTTTTCCTTCTTAGCACAATAACGATTGGTCTTATCTCAACTATCTATCAATGTGACGATACAAAGAAAAATAATGGAACCATATTGAATGTGATGCTGATAATGAGTATCTTTGTGACACTTGGTTCATTTGCTTATATTGTATATCAAATCATCCAACGTGTTAAAAAAGGAAAAAAATCGAGTCAAGACAAAGAATTAGTCAATAAGTTCGATGGTGAATATAATAGTCCTAGCTCAGATTTTGGTGGATGAGGCAGTGGATCAGTAAGTCCAACATCTACTGTTTAATATAGTAATTAAAACTAAATAATGACGATTTCTTTTAAAACCCATTATTAGGAATAATTGAAATTTGAAATTAGTTTCTTGATAAATTACAAATGTTTTTTAGATGTGTTGGTGATGATACGCCTTCTCCTCCATTTTCAGCTGAATTTGAAAGTGCACTTTCTAAGCGTAGTACCTTGCTTTTTTATATAATCAATCTAATTCTCATAGCTTTAATTATAGGATATCTTTTTTATGATGTTAAATAACCAATCTAATACTAGAAAAGTATTAGATTTCTATCTGAATTTTACATTGGACCAATTATTATAAACATCATTCAACTCATCTTTGTCTGGCTTTGGATGGCAGGGCCTGATAGTACTACATGCCGATTGAAAACAATGATTTGGATATGGAGCTTTCCAAATATCAGATATTTTTGAAGGTTTATAATCATTCCTAAACATCCATCCTGCCTCTCTTTCAGCTACTATAGGTTCAGAAGATGTATGTATTCCCCTAAAATATCTTGGATAAGGAAATACGTCATAATCAGTCCAAACTTGATCTACATGTTTAAATGTAGGAATATAAGGTATATCACTGTTTTTTCTTTCAATTTGTTCTCTCACATTTGCTATATTAACATTTCTTCTAGCATAATCATAAGTAGAATACATTTATTTTAATAATTGTCAAGATTAAAAAATGGAATATCTAGTTGATTGTTTTTAATCTTAATAATAATTAAATGTTCATTCACTCATTAATTCTTTTAATGATTTTCGCATTCACCACTATTCTAACTTTTTTTGGTATAAGTTTTTTTAATAATAAAACAAACGTTATACCCTCTTCTGACTATATTTGTAATTCTTACAAAGGACTTGTTCTATTTGATATAGATGGGACACTTAGATCTGGTAATACTGTCGAAACGAACTATTCAATCGTTCAAGCATGTATTGATAATTCGTTTGCAGTTGGTATATGTACTGCAGGTAGTATATATTCTATGGATAATATACTATCATATACTGAATGGATGCCACAAAATTTATATGATTTTATTATAAAACACGACAATGTTACTTTTAATAATGTTGGTAGTAAGATTCTAATGGGAAAACCAGATAATGAATCATACTCAGAACTTCCAGATCAACATCCTGGTTTTTTGAAAGGTTTTGCATTAGAAAAAACGGCAAACGGTCTTGGTATAACCAATCCTAATTGTATGATACTTTGTGATGATGATAGTGACTATATAACCCATTTTCTTTCATACAATCCAAATCTAAATGTTGTCTGTTCTGGTGTGTCGTGTGGAGGTATTCAAGCTAGACTTAATATAGAGGATGTTAAAAATGCAATGTCTAAATGTTCATAATTTATTATTTAGTTGAAAAAGCCATGTTATCAAAATCAACAATACCAACTGATTTATAACCAAGAGAACGCAAAAGTTTAAAAAATCTCTCTGTAGTGACAGAGCATTCACTCATCGCGCTTTCATCTACTGTTAATAATAATTCAGGTTTATCTCTCTTAAGAATTTCAGCACCTCCTTGTAGAATAAAATATTCCGCTCCTTCCGCACTACATCTAATGAAATCAACCTTTCTAACAGCATATAGATTGTCTAATTTCTCTGTAAATACTTCTTCTTCATCATATTCTTTGAATCTAATTGGGCTATCACCAAGTGTCTTAATAGATGGGTTTGTTTTTGAGACTTTTAAAGTTGCTAACCCTTTTATATTAGAAATGGCAAAGTTATATGCAAAGACTTTATCTTTGACATTATTAATAGCAATATTATCAACAAGACACTTATGAGAAGATATATAAGGTTCATACGCATCAACTCTAATATTATCAAAATACTTAGCATATAGAGAATATAATCCTTCTTGTGCACCTATATCAATAAGTCTGGCTTTTCCGTTTGCTTTTATAATCTCTGAAAGTTTCTTATATACATAATCTATAGAGTTTGATTCATGTACCATTTTCTCACGACCAAACCAATGATTTTTGTTTATTTCCATTGTTTCATCAGTGATTTCAATAACAGAGCAGTTTGGATAGATGAATTTATTCATTTATTTATTTGCTACAATTTTAAATAAATATGTAAAACAAAATGATACTATTTTTAGTATCATTTTAAATCAGATTCTGATTCGGAAAACATCTCATGTAGCTCGAGAATCCAGTCAGGAGTAGGACGACCAGCGATTTTACCTTTCCAAGAGTGTATATGAATTTTTCCAAAGAAATAATATGTACGGTACGCGTTAATGGCATCGTCGTCTTTATACATGTTTGGCATCGCTTGCGTAGGAGGAGTAAACTCAATATCTGGTAAATTTGGAACGTGAAGAGCAAGATCTTCTATATAAGTCTGACATTTGTGTATTTTTCCGTATCTGTAAGTGTACTCTTTGCAAAGTTCTTTGCCGAGAGAGCACAACCATTCGTAATTGGCTTTGGATGCACGTGTCCAAATAGAAGACGGATGATTTTTATGAGTCAGCTTATAACAAGGAATATATTCGCTGTCTGACATATGATGAGCGCTGCATAGTAACTGAGCTGTTTCAAGAATCATCTTTATGACGTGCTTGTCGATATGCATTTGAGCACAGATTTCAGGTAATATGTGTAAAAAGAAAATGTTCATAACTTTTTTATTTTGATTGTATTCTTTTTTGAAAAAATCAATTTTCTATTATTTATAAAACTATATATTAAATAAATGACCGAATTGAATTGTTGGAAAGAAACTAAATATAGTGAAGATAAAAAAAGATGGTATTACGTAAATAAAGAATCTAATATTTCGCAATGGGGAACGCCAACTAAAGAGATTCTTCCTGCTGGTTGGGAATATTATGAAAGTAGAAGTGGTAATAAACCTTTTTATTTTAATGTTTTTCAGAAATATACACAGTTGAATAAACCTTTAGAAAGTCAAAAAAGACCAGTTCCAAATGGGTGGAAAGAAATGAGGAGTAAACAGTGCAATAATGTTTATTACAAAAATTTAAGTACAAACGAAACACAATGGGCATATCCAGAAATTGAACAACCATCTACTAGAGGTATGATAGAAGATGAATTTCCATCTACTAGAGGTATGATAGAGGAGGAAAGTGAAGAAGAATTTCCATTTCCTCCTCCACAACCAGCAAAATTACGGAGAGATTCAGCTAATATTATTAAAGCAGCTCTTCGTCGTAAATTTGCTCAAAAGGATTATGATGCTAAACTGGAAGCAACCAAAACGGTTGAAGCAGCTCTTCGTCGTAAATTTGCTCAAAAGGATTATAATGCTAAACTGGAAGCAGCTCATACTATTCAAAGGGCTGTTCAACATAGAAATGATAAATTAATGAAAGAACGTGATATACAGGCAAAACGTAAAAGAATTTTTGGGGAACTTAAGAAATCAATAGAACATGATGATAAAGTGAAAGCAACTCGTAAATTCCAAGCAGCTGTTCGCCGTAAACTTGCAGAAACAACTTATGATGATAAAATGAAAGAAGCTAGTACTAGTGAAGCAGCTAGTACTATTGAAGCAGCTGTTCGCCGTAAACTTGCAAAAAAGGATTATGATGCTAAAATAGGAGCAGCTAGTACTCTTGAAGCAGCTCTTCGTCGTAAATTTGCCGAACAAAGACGAACAGTTGCAAATGATGAAGAAGAAGATCCATATTTGTCTGCTGAGGAAGAAATTGTATCTGATGATGATGATGGATATGTTAGTAGTGATCCTGTTTTACGTGAACGTAAATATGATGAATATGGTATTGGAAAGAATGCAGTTCGTGTTTATGATTATGATGAATAGTAAACTTGGTTATTATGTAAATCCAAAATATTTACTTTTGGATTTTTAGAAATACATTATTTATTTTTAACTTTTTTCCATTCTTTTGCCATTGCAGTCATACGTTCTTGTACTGGTATACCTGCATATTTACTCTTTCGACTTTCTTCTCTTACAAAAATTTGATAAGTATTTAGTTCTTTTTTTGCTACAGGAGATGCTTTTCGACGGTTAGGAACTTCTGGAGATTTTTGTTTTAGTCTTCTTGATCTAGATTTAACTTCAATTTTTTCTTGACGCATCTTTTTTAGACACTCTTCGTAAACAACAGCATATTTTCTGAGCCGATTTGATCTTGTTTGCATTCTCTTTTACTAAAAAGAAAAGATATTTTAGACCAATTCTCTAAAATATACTTAAAGTGGTGCCTTAAAAGTAATAAATGTCGAAAATGTCTCGTTTAAGCTCGGGGTCGGGATATGACGATCTACTCTCTTATTATAAAAAAAATAATGGAAAGCCGTGGCGTGAATGGCTCTCTTTCGACTCGATTTTTGAAAAACCAGGTAAACAAGGGGTTGTTGGTCTACTCAAATCCTCTAATTTATCTGAAAATGGAAAATACGTGTTTAAAATATCTCAATATATTAATTATTTAATACACCATGAGTCCTCTGTAATGAATGGTTTAAATGAAATTTCAGTTTATTGCCCTCATTTTTGTAGATCATATGGAACACAAATTTGTAATATTGATCCACGTGCAAAGAAGAATAAAGGATGTCCATTTGCAGAAGACGGAAAGGTTGATAATCCTATCAAGAAGGAAGTACTTCTTTGTGAGTATGTAGATAAATCATATAAATTTTATAATTACATACGTGCATTAGAAAGAGTACATGAAGATGTGTTGTATTCAGTAATAAAACAAGTACTTATGGCAATATCAATAGCGCAAAGAAAAAAACAATTTACTCACTATGATCTTCACTCATTTAATGTTATGATGCGTAAATGTTCTAGCGATGCCGTATTTTTATATGCTCTAGATAAAGATAATCAATTTGCTATTCCTACTTACGGTCATTACCCAGTAATAATAGATTTTGGTTTCTCTTATATTGATAACATGGAAGATGGACCATTATGGCCTAGTATGGGACACACATGTGTTGGATTTATGAGTGATAGATTTGATTGGGTTGCAGATCCGAAACTTTTTCTAGTTACGGTATCGGGTGAAATTAAAGAAAAGAGAAATACAAAAAAATCTAAAATACTTCGAAGAATTGTTAGAAATTTGTTTGGACCGCTTACTATCGATTGGGGATCTGGATGGGACGATAATGATGATGAATCTGCATCCGATGCTGTTATAAAGATGTTAGATGGAGTTGCGAAAGGTTCCGTTCTTTTTGAAGATTATGATCATTACTGTATGGATATTTTACAAACTCTTGTAATAATACCAATGGAGAAACAAAGTTATGAAAGTATACATACATCTTACAAATCAATGATAAAAGAATTTAGTAAAATAGAGAAACAAATTTCGTCTCCATTCTACAATCTTTATATATTGAAAGGTATAACAGATGCAGTCAGATATGTAAGAGCTGCTTATGCAGATAAACAAACTAGAATCGATGCAATTCGAACATTTAGACATCACGTACATGAAAGAGTGAATGAAGTTGCAGGATTTTGCAGGCTTGACAAAGTTCATTTTGAGAAACTTTTGTGTTCGATGATTGTATTTTCTAAATGTATGGAAGGGGTTATGTACGGACATATAGATGCTAGAATGGCCGAAAAACAAAGAGAATATAATAAACTTCCTCTACAATCTGTTGAGCAGATATATGCTAGCATAGAAGCTAATTTACCTGACGAATACGTGTATTGCAAAAATACAACTATTTTCATCATAGATGCAAATTACAAGGAATCAATCGAATATAAAATTCCAGAAGCGGAACTGGAAAATGTTAACGAATTACATCCTATGGCTAGAGGAACCTATATCTATGATTTGTACAGAGCCGGAATTGATTAAAATTTCAAGCACGTTAAAAGAACATCTGCACAAAGGACATGTTGGAATTTCTCCAGAAGAACATTTATTTGCCCATTCTAGTAGAGCACCTGTATAAAAACGATGTAAGCATTTCAGAGTAATAGTTAGAGGAATTCCATGTTTGTTTTTTCCAGGGCGCAAACGAGAATGAGTAATTCCACATAAAGCATCAGATCCCCATTTATTACTCCACCAAGGTTTCTTTTTCATTTAATTGATAGATTAAACCCTTAAATAGACTCAAAAGCCGAATTGCGATCTTTGTTCTTCTGAAAGATGTTTAATAATATATGCATAGGAAGATTGGGGACACTTCAAGTCTCTAAGTTTAAGAGCAAATCCAAGAGTCATAATGTGTATATTTGGAGTGTCAGTACCAAGTTTTTTAATTAGATTTGGTGTTATTTCTTTGGCCATTCCAAAATCAATTATGTAAATTTTTGTTCCTTTGCACATATAATTAAGCAGATTTGCATCTCCGTGAAAAACTCTTGCGTTGTCTAATTTTTTGTATATTGAAAGAATCTGTTTTTGTTGACTTTTTTTTAATATACCTTCCTGTTTCTTTATCAAATCAACTAAATGTATATCCATTTTTTGCATAACAATATATTTTGATACAGTATCTATTTCAATAATTTCTGGAGAAACTCCAGCCGATGCAGCCATTTTCTGTAGTTCAGACTCTTTGTATAAATTAGCTGAAGATTTTTGCTTTCGAAATGTCTTCATCGCATATTCTGAACCATCTTTTGTTTTTACTAAAAAAGTGGTTCCCTCCTTTCCTTTCTCTCCAAGCTGCTCAAAACGCTCATATTTATCTATCTTTTCTTTCTTATATAGTTCATACTCATTAAATGCATCGCTAATAACCTTTATTAGATCAGATTTTCCTCTATACACATGCAAATCCATTTTTTCGGCCATAACTCTTAGTTCTGAACATGTATACTTTTCTAGTTTAGAATAATCCATCCTTTTCTCTTTTTACCAACTCTTATAAATGGACTATCTCTTTTTTCTTTTCAATCACTAATAAAATCCCAATACATATATTCTATTCAATTTTCATTTATATTCAATAAATATAAATGATATTAGATTCTTCCAAAAAATTTGTGGCTCTTGAATACTCAAATCCGGAAGAAAAGCTAGTCATCGACAAAATTGCTTCTTTCATTTTTAGAAAGAAACAGACATCTGTTGAAAAATGTGGATCTCAAGGAAACATTTCCTTTGCAACCAATTTAAACTATTTATTTTTTTTACTAACACTTAGTCAAGGCTTAGACGATATTCAGATTGATCATTCTGGAAAAGTTATTGACTCTAGATTAGACAAAATATACAAATATATGAAAAAGGTACGTTTTTTGGAATTAATAACAAGTTATTGCTTGTTAAGAGATACTCCATTATGTATTCAAATATGGGATGTCTGCATATTTTCGGAACGAAGAGGAACAGGTATTGGAAATTTATTAATAAGTAATGCTGTTACTTTATCCCCTAAAAATTTTTGGCTTGTTGTATTACCAGATAACACTCCAGCAGCGACATTGTATATAAAAAATGGTTTCTCTATACATAACATTACACAAACTGATACTTCCGGTGCTAAAATTTCAGATAAAGATGTTATAAGTATGATTTATGATAAGAAAGAACCAAGGATGTCTATAGATGATAATATGGAAAAGTTTAAGATATTTTCGGATAGAATATTAGGTTTCGTAAAGATTGAAACGTTAAACATAAAAATAGATAGAGAAATAATCAATTTTTTCGATTCAATAATAAAAAATCCATCCATCTCTTATCAAGTAGGAGGTTGTTTTTTGACAAAACACAATGATAGATTTAATGCTGTAATTGAATATAAAGATTCTGTTCCGTATATAGTTCTTGGAATAAATAAAAATGTCATTAGAGGAGAAGAAACTAGACTGGGCGGTTCGATTATAGAATATAATTTTATGTTTATAAGTAAACCATCGTCATATGACCGTGCTATCCATATGCCTTCTGCTAGTGATATGACAGTTTGTACTCAAACCATGCTATTCAACATAATAAGATTAATAAAAACACAAAAGTTTTTCATTTTTTACTTTGATTGTGTAATATCTATAAACATCTCTCCCGATTTGACAGAATTTATATTAGAAGTTTTAGATAAATCTATATTATCTCTAGACCATTTAGTTGCCTGTTTTAATAACTTAACAACTATAACTATGGCACCCGTTTACGAAAAAAGTTTTCATGATAACAATCAAATTATCACGACATTATTATTACAAGGTTCTTCACCAGAATCATTTCATGATAGCATAAGACATTATACAAGTATCTTAACGTGTTCTTTTCTCAATAGAATATGTGTAAAAGATTTGATTGATTCTGATTCTACAGGTGCTATTTATACGCCTTTATTAGAATTTTTCAAAAGAAAAGGTTGGGACGATCCTTCTTCTATATCCATTTTTTGTACCGAAGATCACAAAATACATGAAAATGCTCGATCAGAAGGTCTTTATATCAGTTGTGAAAATACCGTTGTACCTAGAAATCTTTCTGAACTAAAGTATTCTGATATAGACATGGTTGATTTAAATATATTATCTAGAGACGATCTTTTGAGTAGACTTACTGATTCTCAAGCAGGTACTTTGTTTGTATTGCAATAGTAGTAATCAAGATTTTTTTTTGACATTATATAAAATTAGTTCAAATAATAAATATTATGCCACCAAAGAAAATTAAAACACAAGCTGAGTTGGCAAAGGAAGCTATTCATAAACAAAAGGTAGCTAAAGCTAATAGAGAAAAAAAATCTATTGAGACAGCACCATTAAGAGGACGTATGAAAGAAAAGGTTTTGGATGATACAGTTACAAATGAGTTTCAACAAAAAAGTATAACTAAGAATGAAGATAGTATTCGTGCATTCTTTAAAACACTGAAAGATCTACCAGATGAAGAAGTTGCTAAGAGAATGAATATTTTTTTTAAGGAACGAGTGACTGGTAGATCTAAGCAGTTTGAGAACATAATTAAAGTGCTCCCTTCAAGAATGTATAAGAATCTAGCTGAGGAGCATCTTAAACAGACAGATAAAACATTAAACCTTTTCTGGTCAGATTATAAAGTTCGTAAACATGTAATCGAAGCTATGCAGGAGAAAGAAAGAGAGGATGAACTAGAATCTCAAGCGCTTGAAAAAATATCAGAAACTCAACCAAAAGAGAAAAAGAAAGAGAAAAAGAAAGAGAAATATGTTGCTCCTGTTTTTGCAAAAGCAAAGTTCATTGACGACGACGGTGTAGAAACAGAAATCAAAAAAAGTGACATTAATCCTTCGTTTCATGATCCAAAAAAACGCAAAGAACCTACTATGACAATATCAATCACTCCTTTAGAAAATTGCGTTAAGGCATCTTATCTTAAGGATGTCATTAAAACATTCATTACACCTATAGGTGATGCAGAACAAAAAGCACAGTTAGAAAAATTTATCAGAGCAGATCAGATTGAATCTCGAACGGAACGTGGTGAGAAATGGTATATTATAGATGAGAGATTATCTTTAATTCTATGCAAAAGTTATAGATACTGGAGTGATAATTCGGTAACTGCTATTCTCCATCCTGGTGGACGAAAGATATATTTTAAAATTGGGTACTTATTAAAAAATGGTACATTTGAGACACAAACTATTGAAAAGTTCAAGGAAGAAAAATACAATATAGATAATATTAGAAGATCAAGAGGAAGAGATATTGCCAATATATTAAAGTCTCCTAAAACATCAGAAATAGAAAGATTTGTTAGAAGCGTTCTATCTGATTGGCTCACAACTATAGCCCCCGATGTTAAAGAATACAAAGATGCTGATGATACAGAAGGTTATGTTTATGAAGCAGTTCAAAGGATGTCTAAAGAATCAAGAGATACAAGAGACCTTTTTGTTCGTTTAGCAAACATTACATTGTTTTTACAAAATAAGGATAGTTTATTTGCAGATAGAGTTAGAGATGGTGTATATATTCCTGCTATTCTTGTTAGTCTAAGCATAGAAGATAAATTGCCTGAAATTTTTGATGATCCTACTAGTGATAAATTATCGGCTAAACGTTTTATAGAAAAGCAGATAGAATCTATCGTTAAACAATTTGGTGAGTTATTATATAAGAGAGAGAATGCATCAGATAGTGTTCCAACAGCACCAAAGGCTGCAATCCTTCCATCATTTAATGCGACAGCTAGACCTTGGAAATCAGCGTGTGAGAATAAACTTGATGACAATGTAAAAAATTCTGAAGTTGTTTATTATCAAGAAGATGGTAAAGTATACTGCCTTCTTATAAGAGACGTGTATAAACAAATAAAAAACGGTGAAGAACCAATAAATCCAATGACACAAAATCCTCTTGATAATACATTTTTAGAAAAATTTAAAGAATTATATGATCATAAATTTGGTGGCGATGAAGATATAGTTGAGGAAGTTTCTATTAAGACTGTTTCAAGGCGTCCTCCTATTGTCACTAAAAAAGGTCCTCCTATCGCTCCCTGGTTACTAGATACTATTATCAAAAATATAAAAGGCTGCGAAGATGAATTAAAGTCTGGTAAAAATACATGTGAATCAATAGAAAAAGATCCAGAGTCTGATTCTGACGACTCATCCGAATCAGATGAATCTATACGTGAAGTTAAGAGTGGTAAAAAATCATCATTGTTTGACAGTAGTAGTTCGGATGATGGAAGAGAAATTAAAGAAGAAGATGGAAGTGAAATTAGAAGTGAAGATGGCGATGAAGAAGAAGAAGATGGAAGTGAAGTTAGAAGTGAAGAAGAAGATGAAGATGAAGAAGAAGAAGATGGAAGTGAAGATGGAAGTGAACATTCACCTAGATCATGTACTCAAATTGATGTAATAGAAGGTGATATATGTCAGCATTGTAAAAAGAAACTTACTAAAAGGAAAAAGCTTTCTTCTCCTAAAACGATGGTTAGGAACAAAAATGGAAATGACACACTTATCTGGTTATGTGATTTGGACTGTTTTGAAAAATACACTTGTCCAAGATTTAAAACGAAAAGGAAAGGAGGTCGTAATGCCAGTCAGGATAGGAAGAAGAAAAAAAAATGAAATAATTGTAAACGTTTCATAGTAACTCAAATGAACCTACTAAATTTTTCTGAAGATTTGATATTGAAGATATGGAAAATGATAAAAAATGATAAAAGCATGTGTTCATTGGTTCTAGTATGCAAAGAATTTAGAGACATTGGGTTTAAATTTGGTTGGCTTCACTCGATACATTTCAAACATAATGATAATTTGAATGAATTTATTAAATTCTACTCTCGTCCTAACATTTTTCTAACTAGATTCAAGATTACGGGTATTATTGATCCATACTTGACCTTTCTATATTATAATAAAATATTACCAAAAGAACTTGAATTTGAAAGATGTTCTATTAACAGTATTGATAATATACCTGTATCTCCTACTGAAAGACTTGTAATACGAGATCTACAACGTCGCAGAACAGGAGGTCCTACTATTACAGTTGACTGGAGTTCTCTTCCAGATTTGAAAGTTTTAGATATATATGCTCCTGATATAGATTTTAAAGGTATGGAACTATGTAAAAATCTAGAAATTATTAGAATTGATTTAGACAGAATACGTCTTTTACCGCTTTTTTTTTCTAATTTTCCTAATCTACAAGTGATCGCAACAACATGTGTAGCTATGGAACCATTTCACTTTTTATCGAAAAAGTTGAGAATATGTATTGTACCTAAGAAGCATGTTTTTATATCAGACTCTTTATTAGTTCCAAAATCACATCTTGAGATTAACTATTCTATGAATATTCAATCTCTTGATATTTGATCTCTTGATCTCTTGATCTCTTGATCTTTAATCTCTTGATCTTTAATCTCTTGATCTTTAATCTCTTGATTAAAGATATTTCCAGAATGAACCTAAAAATCAAAATTGCAAATGAATTATTTAATAATAAATTATCTAATTGTATAAAATGCCAAAGCTTTATTTTAGGTATGGTGTTATGAACAGTTCAAAGACAGCAAATCTTCTCATGGTGGCATGGAATTATCGTTTGCAGTGCAGAAAGGTTCTTTTAGTAAAACCTATTATTGACGAACGCTATGGAATGAATATAATAAGATCTCGTGCAATGGGAAGTGGCGTTGAAGCAGATCTAGTAATAGATAAAGATTGGAATAAGGAGGATGAGGTAGAAACAAAGGATTTAGCATGTGTTCTTGTTGATGAGGCACAATTTCTTTCTGAGAAGAACGTAGATGCTTTAAGAGAATTAGCAAAGAGAGTCCCTGTTATTTGTTACGGATTACGAACAGATTATAGAACTAGATTGTTTGAAGGTTCCAAGCGGCTTCTTGAAGTAGCGGATGTTATAGAAGAGATCAAAAATGTGTGTGTGAATTGTGATAGAAAGGCTATCATAAACGCAAAATTTTATATTCAAGAAAATGAAGAAAAAATCATAATGAGAGATGGACCTGGAGAATTAGATTTGGGTTCTGAAGAAAAGTATCAACCTATGTGTTGGAATTGTTTCTCTTGCTAAATATTGGTAAGAATAATTTATCCATTTTATTCTTGTATAAAATAAAATGGAAACGGAACTAATAACAGAACATATGTTTAAAAAATTTGGGGATGATTATGATAAAAAAGTGGAACGAGAGTTAAAAATTTTTCTAGGATTCCTAATTCTAAAGAAGTATGATGATGACGAAGATGTAGAGCGTGAAAGAAATATTTACGACAAGTTTTGTGAAATACTCCAAGAAACCAAATCTGTAATATATGGTAATTTTATTTTGAATGCAGTATCTCCAATTAATGAGCCTAATGGGAATCCATATGTTGCTGGTGTATTAGATATAGTTGCAACATATTCAGGTGCTGTTGCGATTAATGATTTTATAAAGACTGAGATGAATCATATCTTCATTGGGTCAGATCAGGATATAGTGATCTTTCAACCTTATAAAGATTCTATAGAACGAAATAACAAGATTCAATCACAAATTATGTATCATAAGATAACTGATCTTCCTGGGTTGTTTATTAACATTGTTGATGATGATCCTAGCCGTTTTGTTTCAAGACAACACTTATCTTTTCTACAGATACTATTCGATGGTGAACATGTCAAAGCTACTCATATTGAAGATGTAAAAAATAAAAAAGGAACTTTAAAACGTGAATATCTACCTTTAATTGGGTCAGAAGATCCTGTCGATATTTTTGAAGATGAAAATTATTCAGAAAACTCTATACCATTAAATATAAAAGATAGTATAGATGAATATAGAACACTTGGGTTTGAAATAAATTATGATAGAGACTCTAAATTTGTTGGTCATCCATATTTATATGGTACTGATGTTAGCGAAGAAGAACATTTTGTTTCATATTTATATTATAATTTGGTAAATAATTTGGTAAATAATGTATTTAGAAATATGTTAAATATTGGTATTCATAATGAAGATATCACATGTGCTGATATATATTTGAGGTGGTTCTATCTTGAAAAACCTACTATGAAAGAATTTATAAAAATTATTCAGAAAATAATTAGAAAAGGTACATTTCTTTTACCTTTGTGGATACAAGATACATATAAAAAAGAAGATGATATACTGGTTGCATTATTGTTAGATTCATGTTCATTATACATATACTTTTCAAATTTTAGGTATTATCGTGAAAAGGATCCTAAAAGTGCTCAATATTTTGCTAATGTAGTTATTAAAGATCATATAAAACCAAATAGTAGCGATGTAAAGATACTTAAAAAACGTCCTAAAAGCGAATCGGAAATCCGTACTATTAAAATGATCACAAAAAAATATTTTAAAGATCATCCTCAAATCTACGCATTGGTAATACTTATTAAGAAAATAATGATAAAAAAATATCTAGTTTTACCAGAGTCTTACAAATACGATTATGAAAAAGATTATGATATACTGAATATATTATTAAGATATCCAAATTTATTTCTGCATTATTTTTCGGACGATAAGTATTCTGAAAATGAATCTGAAACGTTTAAAGAATTTGCTCTGATATTTATTCAAACTATTCGGTTCGAAAATGAGGAAGACCTATTAAAAGCTAATATAGCACGAAAAACTCTTATGGAAATGTATAATGATAAATTTTCTATAGACGAAATTAACACGAAAACATTCAAAAACTATGAAACAATTGCGACTTATGAAAAGTATAAATCAGAAAAAGAAGATAAAGAAAAATCAAAGCCTAATACCCGTAATATACCAGCTCTTAATATAGTAAGACCTTCTAGAACTAAATTAGTTGATTATGATGAAAAAAATAGAATGGTTGGAAAGAAATGTATAAATGCGTCAACCCATTCTCTTTATAATATTAATGCATTCCTAAAAGGAAAATATGTGAGCAATTATACAACAGATGGGAAAAGGAATAGAGAGTACGATTTACCACCTGCTAACCCCAGAGATGCAATGAAAAGAGTAATATTTTTTTTGGCAACTTCTGATAAACTAGATGATTTGACTCCGTTTTGTTATAATTTAGATCTATTAACGAAAGATATTGGTAATCAATTATATGTTGAATGCAAAGACTTTAATGATATGCAAGGTCTTAATTATCTATTTGGTCAAAACCCAGTTGTTAAACTGGATTTAGAATTTGCAATTTACGTTCCTTTAAGTGAAATATTAGATGCTATTTATAATACAAAAAAGCAAGTATTTGTTTTGGTTCCAACTGAAAAAGTATTAAAATATACAGCTTCTATGGCAGTACAATTTGGGACTATAGGATCAATGGTTAGCGGTCATCATTGCCAAGAAGGTTCATACAAACAATTACATACCATTAAAGTGTGTAAAGGAAGCGAAGAAAATGCATGCTGGCCTGTGAATGAAGCAATAGAACTTAATGAAGTTTATCCAAATAGCTATTTCATGAAACAAAAATTTTATATATGGTCTAAGTCAGAAAAAAGTTTGGGTGTACAATGGTCTAGAGCAAACCAAAAATTGATAGACAGAATTCGTCTTGCAAGAGAATATGAGATGCATCGTCGTCGCGTTGCACGAGGTGAGAGTCCGGATAGTCAATTAGAAGAATCACCGATAGAACCACCTGATGATGTACGGAGAGAATTAGACTTTGATGAAGAAGAAGAAGAAGAGTATGAATAAATAATATAAGTAAATTAGATTTAGTATAATTACGCCAATATTGCTTTCCATTTTTTAGTTGCTTCCTGATATTGTTTTTCTTGTTCAGGAGAACATTCGGAGTAAGATTCAGAATAGAAATCAGCACATGGATTGAAAGTCAAATGATACTTGTAATTTTGAAGAGCTTTTAGCTGATCCCATGTAAGTTCACGCTTATAGTTCTTTGAGTGTAAGTGTTCCGGATAAGTTTGATCTCCACCTAGGTCCGTTCTTTTGACTGAAAGACCAAAATCAATCAAAACAAGTTTACCTTCACTTGTAACCATAACATTAGTTATAGAAGTATCTATGTGCAACCATCCAAATGATTCTATTGTATTTAGCATTTGTCCAACTTCTTCCCATATTTTAGTTGCACTCATTTTCGGAAGATAACTATTGGTTGATATTAATTTTTCCATTACAATATAACCTAAATTTTCACATGTCCATACATCAAATAGTTTTGGTACAATATTCGTACTTTGTAGTTCTTGTAAAGCCATCACTTCTTGAAAAAATGGTTGATCCACGTTTTGAATTTTAACAACGTATTCGGAACTTTCATAAACCTCACCACATGAACCTTTTCCAATCATTTTATCCATTTTCCATATACTATTTTTGTTGCAATCTTCTTGTATATCTGGATAATCTATACTGATAGGAGCATATATTGAAGATAGAGTAGGAATTTCCCAAATAACAACACCTAATAGTTTATTATAATAATAAAATGCTCTTGGTAATTTTTTATAACTCATTACTCTTTCCCACCCTACAGGTAACAGTGTTTTTCCGTTTTTATATGTTGGTAAACCCCATCGAGTTTCTCCAGTTAGAGTATTTAAATAATATGTTTTGCCACTTTTACTATTCCTTTCTTCAAAAAAGTTATGCATTTTATACCATATCGGTATAAAATTTTATTTAAATAATATAAAATCATATATTCATCATTCTCTTTAACATTAATTCTTTTACCGGAAAAGATTCAGTTTCTTCGTACGTTCTTTCAGTACCGTCACTAAGTTCAAAAGTCAGAGATTTGTAACCAAAAAAACTAGGTGAAAACTCTCTATAATGCCAATCATATTGAGGTCCCATATATGGAAGAACAATATCTGTTACATCTTCTCCATCATCATTGCTTATTTGCAAGATCGGAACAGGACCTCGAATAGGATTTGTTATCATCTTGTACAATCTTCCATTTATAACATAGGTAAGTTCATACGCTTTTCCTTCTTTTACACGTTTTACTGAATTATTCATGTATTGAATAAAAGAAATATAAGAGGCTTTAGCGACAAGTTTCAAACTTACATACGCAATCTTAAAATATCCAGTTTCAGTAGTTGCAACAAGAGAATTTAGACGCCTAAAATTATTAACTTTTTTTACTATAGTATCCTTAAAAACAAGGTGAGTTTTAGAACGCCATGTGTAAAAAACTACTATGCATAGAAAAATCTCTGTGTACATTTACTTTCTAGTTATAATTGTTTAAATTTCAAATTTACAAAAGAAATCTTGTCTACTTCTTTTTTACTAGATGAAGTAAACATTTTGTGATTCGAAGATGCGAATCAAGAAGCTTTTGAAGAGCTATCCACTCCTCCTCATCATCATCGCTATCTTCCTCATCACTATCTTCCTCTGCCTCATCATCATCATCATCGCTATCTTCATCCTCATCCTTCTGAATCGATTTTGATTCTTGTTGTAGATTTCTTGACATAAGAGAATTTAGCATGTTAGCTATCATATTATTATCCATTGTATCATTTTGAGTTGCCGTATCATTAATTTGATCTTCGGTATCCATTTTATATTATAATTGAATATCTTTAAATCTATAGATGATATGATCTAAAAAGTCAAATGGTTAGAAAAAAATGAACAATAATTGCCTGTATCATCAACTAAGACGTGTGCAAAAAAAGCGAGATAAGCTCATTGATGACCTGAAAGCAGAAAAACTTGAAAGAGAATTAGATCATTTCTTCCATAAAGAGAATACATCGTATTTAAAAAAAATAATTATATTTCAATATGTAGGAATGACTGTCTTCGCTATTTCATTTATACCCAAGTTATTGGGATATTATTAATAAGAATGAAATAATGAAAAAAAGAAATATATTTAATATAACTAAATGCCGCATTTAGAACCAAAAAAAATGAAATTGTTTGTAATAGGATTATCTTTCTTATTCTTTATTACTATGATTATGAATATCTTTATTATTAATATGTCTGGTTGTAATAAGAAGAAGACAAAAAAACCTGTCATTGGTTGTTTAGATAAAAATGGAAATGCAAGATGGATCGATGCTCTCTCAAAAGCAAGTGGTGGTAAGACAATCAACCCAGACCCCAATATCAATGGATATAAAAAGTTCTGTAAAAATCCAAGTAATGGTAAATGGGTAAAAGCTCTATCCAAAGCAAATGACAATAATTTAGTTCCTTCGGATCCCAAAGTAAATGGATATAATGATTTTAAATCATCTTGCGCTCCTTGTAAACCGGGTGTTTAAACTATTTAGAAAGATATATCTTAATATAAAATGATAGAAGTTCATTTAAGATGGATATCATCACATAATCCAGATTTTCCATTCCGTTACAAAGTTCCAGAAGAAACTACAGTTGGAGAGATTTGCCAAATGGTAAAAGATCAAAATAATCGGTGGCCTACTAATCCTACTTTTTCTGTCGTTAAATTGCGTGATCAGGGTGTAATTTTAGATGACAAAAATCTATTAACTGATAAGAATATGAACGGACATATATTATATTTGAATTTTTTGGCTGGATAATAAACTATATTTTATTTCTTCATTTTTAATAAAAATGAAGACTTGGAAAATAATACTTTGTGTTTTTATTTCTATTTGCGTCCTTACAACTATAATAACAGTATTTGTTTTAGAAAATAGTTCTGTATCTGGTGTTATAACTAATAATAATAACGTGTCTACTGATTTAAGTTCTCAGATAGAAGGTTCTATTAATATTGTAAATAATACTAGTGAAAATCCTCTACATGTGTTTTTACAGCTTAATGTATTCGAAGATCCAACTGAACAATGGAAAAAAATCGGTGGAAGTGAAAATGCATTGCGTTTTGATGCAATGAATTGGGGAATGAATGAATACAAAAAGATACATCCAATTGGTTTGGCGTGGGATCCGTTGGGTTCCAAAGTTGCTGTAGAAGTAGTTATACCAAAGGGAGGTAATATTTTACTCAAAATACCTGAAAAAGTGGCGCCAAACAATGTAGCATGGATAATTATGCCTATAAAAATGTTAAAAGATTCTTGGGAAAAAACAGTTCCAAGACCTCATAAGCCAGGAGAGTCAGATAGACCCGTTAACGTTGCTTATCAACAATCAATTCTTATAGAAGGAGGAAGAGATATGGTTGCTGATTCAAGTGCAGTCGATGGAATTAATTATCGAATGGAATATCTATTAACTGCAGAAAATCAAAAAACGAAAAGAATGATCATTAATCAAAATCCGTGTACAAATTTAGATTTATCTAAATATGCAAAAGGTCTTACTTTAGGATGCTTTAATCCCGCTAAAATAGATTGCGCGGGTGCTTGTAATAAAAGGGCTAATTGCAATATTGACTCTGCTGATTGTAAATCATACTGCACATCTGGTAATCAATCATGTGCATTTAATGAATGTTCAAAAATTCTATTTGATTTTAGTTCTCCAGAAAGTAAAGTTTTGTTTAAGAAGTATAACACATCAGTAAGTGGACCTAAAGGTTCTGGATGCGATAAAGGTAACGCCTCTGTTCCGGAGAATAAGCCTCCGGTAAAAACGTTTGTCAATAATTCGGCAAATCTAATAAAAGGATCACCACTTGATAATTTTTGCAGACAGATTCAAAAAGATGGAGGTGACTTTACACCTTATTGTTATGATTACAACGATACATCTTCTTCTCCTATTCTTTCAGCTCCTTATAAAATAAGATTGACTTATATGGATCTCTAGATAAGTATCTTAATTCCGGTTTTGTAATCATTGATAGGTGAAAGAAGAGACCCCATATTACAATTCATTCTAGAGCCATCTAACTGAGAACACCCTACAAGCGAAATAATTCGTTCTATAGAAACTCCTGATTCACCCCATAACTTTTGTCTAGTTTTACGCAAATTTTCTATCCATTCCAACCTAACGCTGTGTGTCCTATCCTTACAATATTGCACGTCAAAAAAGAGATCAGAAGGTAATCCAGGTAGAAGAGATGTCATTTGGCGTGGAAGAGGAATAAAAATGGGCGGGTGATAACCGGCTGTTCCAGATTCGATATTAAATGTATATCTTTTTGGAGTGTAAATAATTTTTTTAGAATCATTAACATATGTTCTCCAGATTAAAAACATACGTGTTGTAACAATGCAATCTGGTCCACATAAATACATCATTATCCATACCATGCTTTCTTTGTCAGAAGTAATATTAAATTCAGACATTATAAGTTCCTCATAATTAGAAGCATAAATGTATGGTAAACGGCCTATTAATCTAGCCCACCTAAGTGCGCAATTTCCTATAGGGTTTTGAACGGATGACACATCAGCAAGTCCAAGAAAATATAATAAAAGGACAGCTGATGCTTCTGGACCTAGTTTCATTTTCATCTCATATAGATTCAGAGTTGTCTCATAAATGGGTCCACAATCCTCATCAATTTCTATGTATTTCATATTTCCACTTCTCCAATTTTCATATTCTTTTGTAATTCCAGGTGGAGCAACAGAGAGTTTATATAACATAGCACGTACTATACACAACTGGTTTCGCATATGCATATTCCTCCATTCTTCAATAACTTTATAAAATACGAGACCTACCGTTACAATAACAAGAGGTGCATGAATCCATAGACCAAACATATCGTTATTTGTGAAATCAATATCTAACATTTTTGTTTATTTTCTGTAAAAAAATGAAGTATTTTCAATTTTATTATTAGGTATTTGAAAAACTTATCTTAAAAAGAAATACTCAAATGAAAAATGTTACCTGAAGAAATGAAAACGGTTTGTGTATGTCTTTTTAAGAACATTAAACATAAAGCGCTACGTTCTGCTAAAAGTTGTAAAGCAAGGCATTACATTGGTGTTGAAATGGCTGAATGGAGAGTTTTTCCAGATATGTCAATTGATATTAGTTCGTATGGCTTTTTTGGAAGAGATAGATTTTTAATCAATTACATTAATGATATGAGTGATGAAGAATGGATATTATGTCCTGTACAAATAAAAGATTACAGTTCTACACTTTGGGATATCCAAATAGGCGTTACAGGAAAATGCAAAAATGATCAAGAGCCACATGAGGCTATGATGTTAGAATTAGAAGAAGAACTTGGTTTGCATTTGATAAATACTAATAAAATTCAAGGCACACAAATAGAAGATAGATATGGAAACGAAAGAACTATTTTTAAAATTCACATTAATAATTGTGTCGAAATAGAAAAGGATGATATGCCTATTGCAGGTGGAGGATCAAAAGAGACAAAAATTAAAAAGATTTGCTGTTTGATTCACGGGTCAAGAGATGATTTGGAAAGAGTTGTAAAAAGAATAAATAAAGTCAGATATTACTCATGTAATGATGATAATATCATTGGTCTCGCATTTGTTTCAGTGCAAACTATAAGAAGTAAATTTTGTCACATTCTAGAAAAGTAAGAAAGAATATAAATGACTAATCTCATTTATATTATCATTAAAAATAATTACCAAAGCCATATCTTTTCCAATATGCTCTTTTATAGGGTATATGACATTGAGGTTGTAAATTAGAGTCCAATGATTCCTCTATAGACAAAGGTGGAAATGCTACATAGGATCCTAAATAATGAATCACATACTCTGATGTATAGTGTTCTGCAAAATCAGGCCATTCTCTCAAAGGTTTGTAATAACGTTCCAATGCTCTTTTTGCAAAATCTTTTGTAATCCAATAACAACTTGCACCAAAAATACTAGTTACATAATGATTAAATAAAAGTGGTGTAACTTGTTGGGTTGTATCAAGTGGATGAATGAGATACGGTGCAAGTAAAATACATTGATGTTCACTCGGTTTATTTTGAATAAGTTCATTCAATTTAGATCTAAAATCTTTATGAAGCATAACATCATCTTCCATAATTAAACACTCGTCACATTGAGATTCCTCAATAAAATATTTCATTGCTTTTAAATGACAGAGTAAAGACCCCATTACTCTGATTTGTCTGTTATCGCATTTATCTTCTACTCCTTTAATGAAATTACGAAAATCATCGTTATTATCGTCAGCTGAGATTATATTAACAAAATCGGATAGCTTGTGATAATTCATTCTATCTATCATACTTTCCTTTCTACGTATATTATCTGGACAATTTATAATAACAACTTGATACTTAGATTCCATATTTTACTTTAGTTATGATACATTTTAAATATCAATTCATAAACAAATAATCTAAAAGATTTAGGTAATCTAAAAAATAAAATGCAAAGAGATTACGAAAATCTTGTTTTTGAGGGAGGAGGTGTATGTGGTTTTGCATATTGCGGTGCTATTTCCGAGCTAGAGAATCTAGGAATCCTTCAAAAGTTTAAACGTTTTGCTGGAACTAGTGTAGGCGCAATATTTGCAGCACTTTTAGCCGCTGATTTTACTGCAAGAGAGATATTTGAAATGCAAACTATTATTAGTTTCAGTGGCTTATCTTCAAAATATGATGTTTCTAATGTATTTAACCTGTTTAAAAATCGTGGAGTAAACTCTTCATCAAGTATTAGAAAACAAATACTAGCAGTTCTAAGTACAAGGATCAAAAAAGACGAGACACTTTCTGGTTTGTTTGAAAAAACAGGAAAGGATCTTGTTTTAGTATCTTGTTGTTTAAACAAAGAAAAGGCTGTTTATTTTCATCACGCTACACATGGAAATGTTAAAGTGATAGATGCGATAATAGCTAGTTTATCAGTACCAGTATTCTTTCAACCTTTACAACTTGAAGATGATTCTTTTGTAGATGGTGGTATTGTTGATAATTATCCAATTTGGATTTTTAATGATATTGACGCTCTATATAAGAACAAATTGTTCTCTTTTGATAGAGAACAGATTAATCCGCTCACATTAGGCTTAAAACTTATTGAATACGGACAAAAACCAGATGGTTCTAGAGAACGAAAACCTATCAATAACACATTTGATATTTTTAGTCTTCTAATTAACACTTTAACATCTCATATTGATGTTGCTAATTATTCACCTAAATGTATAGAACAAACTATAAAAATATCTAGTGGCGATATATATTTTTTGGATGTTGAAATTAAGAGAGAACAAATTTCTCAATTAGTAAAAAATGGTATTGATGGTGTAAAAAAATATTTTGATAATAGTTCTTGTTAAAATATAATAAATTTACAAATTTATTACTTCATATAATAAATGTATAATTCAAAATTAAATCGTTATTCCAATCTTCCTAAAGGATGGACAAGACGTCGAACAAAAAAATGTAAACAGTATTTTTTTAATGAAGAAAGACGAGAAACACAATGGAACACTCCAGAAGAACTTTCACAAGAAGAAGGATGGTCTATAAGTACAAAAAATGGTATGCAGTATTTTTTTAATGAAATAACACGAGAAATCCAATTGAACAATCCTAACGTATTTTCTCCTGGAGAAACCAAGGTTGAAAAAATAGTGTCTTTTACCAATAAATTTTTATCGTTACCAACTGATTTAATCATTATGAGTTTAGAAACAGTTTTGACTATAGAACCAAAACATGGTTGGCGTACTATTGATAATATTTTAAATTCACGTAACTTTAGTTTAATAACAGCTGCTTTAGTTGCAGCTGATAAAAAGGAAGTATTTAGTCTAATGAACACTAAACTCTATTTAATAGTTCTCAGTAGCATGGGATATAACTTTAGAACGAATAGATTTGAAAAAGAATTGAATGAATACGAATGGAGTGAATATATCATTAATTCACAAATGACTTTTATTAATGAGTGTAGATACACTACTCGAGTTCATGATCTTTTAGACCTCAAAAAAGATACAGATTATATATATAGTTTTGCGGCAACTAGTTTGCTTGAAAATATGATTGCAAAGTTAGATGATGATCTTGAAATACAATTTTTACGTGGAGAGTTAAATCTACCAATCTGTGACAATGATTCAGTTGAAGATATATTAATAGAGTTGTACGACAGGTATGTAGATAACAGGTATGTAGATAGAAATAAATTGAAGTATTTAGATGTAAGAAAAGTTACTAATATGAATAATTTATTCACAAACGAAATATGGTCAAGAAAACAAATAGATCTTAAATATTGGGATGTACGAAATGTAAATACTATGCTTAATATGTTCAGTTTCGATGCTGAAGATGAAATTCGTGAAATTGTAGAACCATTACATAATATAACCGGAATAGAAAATTGGAATACATCTAAAGTTAGAAATATGTCAAAAATGTTTCGAGGTTGCTTACTTTTCAATTGTGACATATCTCGTTGGAATACATCTAGAGTAACAGATATGTCCTCGATGTTTGAAAATGCACTTTCTTTCGATCAACCAATTGGAGGATGGGATACAAGAAATGTGCAAAAAATGAATGAAATGTTTGATAATGCTACTTCTTTTAATCAACCTATTGGCTTGTGGGAAACAGGTATGGTAGATAATATGTCACATATGTTTTATAATGCAACATCTTTTAATCAAGGTCTTTCACTTTGGAAAACAGGAAAAGTTACAGATATGAAATCTATGTTTCAAAGTGCTGAAAGTTTTAATGGTGATATTTCTTTGTGGGATACTAGTAATGTTATCTTAACTTTTGCAATGTTTGCTGGTGCGACCATTTTTAATTGTAATATTTCTGAATGGAAACTACAAAATGTTATAAATATGTCATATATGTTTGAAGATGCAAGGGATTTTAATCAGCCAATAGGTAAATGGAAAACTGGAAATGTTAAATATATGCATAGTATGTTTAGTTCAGCAAGAAGTTTCAATCATGACATTGGTGAATGGGATACAAGCAGAGTTATCAATATGAGAAACATGTTTGCTTATGCTGAAAAGTTTAACAAATCTATTGAACATTGGATCACTGGAAGGGTTGAATCTATGAAAAAGATGTTTTATAAAGCATTGGAATTTAATAAACCTATCGGTATATGGGATACTAGGAGTGTTAATGACATGTCAAATATGTTTGAAGGAGCTACAAAATTTAATCAACCGATTGGTCAATGGGAAACTAGTATGGTTAACGACATGTCACACATGTTTGACGGAGCTATAAATTTCAATCAACCAATTGGAGAATGGAATACTGGTATGGTTAAAGATATGTCATATATGTTCGCTAATACTGATTCATTTAACCAAGATCTTTCTGGTTGGCAGACAATAACGACTGTTCCCGATGAATACGGTGATGTTGATATGGTCAGAGGTGTTTTTAGAGTTGAGAACATGAAAGGAATGTTTAAGAATGCAAAACGTTTCAATGAATCAATTGGAAATTGGAATACTAGGAGTGTTAAGGACATGTCAAATATGTTTGATGGAGCTTTAAATTTTAACCAAAGAATTAAAAAATGGAATACAAGAAATGTTCTTAATATGACTGAAATGTTTAAGAATGCAAGACATTTTAATAAATCTATCGCCGATTGGAATGTTAGAAATGTAAATAGAAACTGGACGAATATGTTCCGTCATAATCAACCTCAATTGTGGAGACTACCAGCAGTATGGAGACCACAAGGATTAAACCTCTGGGAATTATTACCTGCTTAATTATGATCTTATTATAATTATTATAATAAGATTTTTAGTCTATATCGACTGGACTATAATAAAATTGAGTACCGTGAGTTAGTGGATTATTTATAGTTCCTCTTGAGTTTTTTGATGCAGTAACAAATTCATCAAATGTGTTGAACTTTCTCAACTTTTTTGTACGTGAGTATTCTTGGTCATCATAGTACCACCAAAAGTTATTATATTTAGCAACTGCTACATAATGACAAGATCCTGTGTTAATAACAACACCTGTGAGAGTAAACATTTGTCCTTGACCATCATCATCTCCAATTTTTATGTATTTATCTGGATTAACAATATTTGTAGTAATTTTTGAATCTCTTTTTGGTAATCGTTTCAAACTAAAAATTAAGTATGGAGAGAAATCGATCGTTCTAAATTGTATCCTACGGTAATACAATGTACCATCTCCATTAAATGGATCACGTAGTTTACTATCAAATTTCTCTACCAAAAAATCTGATAAATAAACATCCTTTCGTTTACCAATATCTAGTATGTCTTGAACTTGTATCACATGAACTAGTGATGCAATCTCATCTAATGAATCATTCATATATGTATTTGGATCTTCTTCGAGAACCTGACTTAAATTTATTCCTTGTCTATTTGTTCCATATGTAATAGTTTTCTTAATGGATTTATCAGTTGGAAAAATATTATTTATATATGTGATAAATTCTCCAGCATCTGCTATAGCACCTGTATGATAATTTTCAGCATCAGGACAATTTACCAAAGTTCTTCTAAGATTGGTGCAATATTCAACTTCCTTTCCATTCCTTGTAATTGAATTATATATATTCTTTAATTCTTGTTGTATTGCCTTTCTGCTTAATATATTTGTTTTCCAGTCTTGGCCATTACAAACACCCAATATCATTCTATCTGTTTTATCTTCTAGTTTCATGTTCAGCAGTTGGTCGATAAACTTTTTTGGACCAGCAAAGAATGCAAACAATGCACTATCCAAATAGCAACTATTTTTTGTCCATTTTAAAGCTCTAGGTTCATCAATTATTTTTCTTGGAGCAATAGATATTGGCTCATAATCTGGAATAGTAAATACAAATGGTCGAGGTATTTCCCATTGAGATCGGTTAAGATTATTATTTACGTAATAGACGTTTTTACACCTACTAACTTTTTTCTCCCAACCAGTCGGAAGAGGTTTTTCATCTTCAATAGTTGGAATTTCCCACTGTCTAATATTTTTAGACACATTACCATAATATGTTGCACCCTTTAATACTTTATGACTTATATGTGCTTCCCAACCTAATGGAAGTTCAGATTTTGATTCACCCCACTGAGAAACTCCTTTTTCTATATTTATATAATATTCTCTATTTTTACTTTTACTTTTTGCCGTTTTCCAACACAATTCCATTTATATATTAAAAATAATATACAAAAAAAATAGTTAATTTTCGTACAACCACTTGTAGTACACTGTTTCCAAATCTAATTTTTGATAAGAAAGAAATTGTGGAGGGTTTAAAAAAATCTTGTAATATTCGGAACAAAGGTTCCGTGCCTTATCACGCAAATGTCGTGGAGTCTTACCAATTTTCCAGCAGACAGAACACTTTCCATCTACAAGTTTTCCATTCTTACGTATCTCATTCTCTTTTCTACCGTTTTGTTTTGTTAAATATATATGTCTGCAATTATCATGATAAGCAATCGTTTCTCCAAGCCTTAAACTCTTAAAAAGAGAAACTCTGCTATCTCTAAGTTCACTTTGAGAATATGGACGAGTTTGTTGAATATATTCAGATTCAAGGATAGATGTCATTTTATAAAAGATGACTTTCTTTTTAAACCTACTGCAAAGTTATAATGGTTGAATAAGTTTCCAATGCAGCTACAATATTACCTCTAGATTGGTAATCATTTTCACCCTTTTTGTGAAGTAAAGTGACAACTAATGGAAAAACTTCGCATGAATAAGTACTAGCATCAGCCGTAACTTCTGTTCTATTAATTACTGCACCAAGAGAACAGTCTCTTCTTGGTTGATAACCATGACAAGGTAGATCATACCTTTCTGACAACGATCGTGTTTGAAGAGATAACCATCTCATATTAGATAATTTTTCTTTTGTTCCAATAGGTAAATCATCAATCTCAATAAAGCATACAATGTATCTGCATTCATTACCTAGTAAACAAGCCATTTTACTAATATACATACTATGGTCGTTTATATCTTTAACTTTAGTCATTGTTGGGTGATTGAAATAATCATCAAACGCTTTATACATTATGTCTTTATCAGGATCAAAACTTTCTAAAGGTTCACCATATTGTATCATTTTTTTACTTATCAAGTGTATCTTTTTAGATTAGATGTATTAAAACTAAATATTTCCATATTATAAAATGAATAGATTTTATAATACTGGTTTCTTGAAAGCAGAAGAAACAGATTTTCGGCTAAAGCAGGGATTACTACAACAGGATGTAGCAAATGTTTGTTCAGTAGATGGAGTGTCTTGTAATCAAAAATCTCTTTACCCAGCTCAACAAGTTCAATACGAAGTATCTTCTCCACCTGAAGAATGTTTTTACTCAAAGTATGTAATGTCACCTTAATGGTTTATATTATTTTTGGTGTACCTAATACCAATGCAACTTCTTTTGCATTCTTATTGATTGTCAATTCGCTCAAATCTGCTTTTTGAGCAAATTTTTTCAAACTAATATCCATATTCTTCTTGCATATCCAATAATATGTAAGTGCAGCCGCGACGGATTGCGGTCGGGCGCGATTCAATTTTGAAGAACGATTTTTTGTTTTGCGATATAGATCAATAACTTCGTTTTTCTGAGATTGAGTTGCCGAGAACTTGTCCATGACATCGTGAATGTGATGAACAGCAGTTAATGTAGTTGTATGTAAGGGTGAATCTTTTGGGGCATTCACATTGACAATCTTCAAACCTTTAAGACTGCTTTTTTTATTAAGACCAAACGTTTCCATCAAATTCTTTGGCGTTTGACATTTGCCAGCCATCTTGTAGGCATGATAAATGCATGCAAACACAACTGCTTTACGAGAATCTCCTCGATATATTTGTCCCTTTGTAACTTGAGAGTAAATATCATTTGCAGTCGAAACAATCGTTTCAGAAAATCCCATGTTCTCCACGTCCTTATTGATGCTTCTTTCCTCCGATTTGCGCATCTGCACTCTATTAGGGTCAGATGATCTTTTACTGTCTGAGTGACCATAAAATCTCCATTCTTTTTCATGCATAATTGTTCTGTGTATCTGTTCTCCACATTCCAAACAGCTAACTATTCCATTTTCAGCAACCAGATCAGAGTGAATACAAACATCATCATCATCTGACGATTCATTTTCAATTTTTTTAGTTTCATATTCGGCAAGAGCCTGTTCGAAGAGCGCAAAATCTGACATTTCGGAGTAAGTTTACTATTATCAATATAATATTTTCAATTATTCATTTTTAAGTTTCTCCCGACATTGAAAATTCACTTAAACGATTCGTCTCGGACAATAAAATGGAACGTCTTTGCGTGCTTTTATATAGCAAATATTCACCAATGTCTAATAAACTAATGTCTGCACTTTCTTCGTGTCCTGTAGACTTAGGATCGACAGTAGGATTAAATCCTGTTTGTATAGATAATGAAGATGTAAGAAAACGATTGTTGAAGAACGGAAAAATTGAACTGTCAATAGTACCATGTGTTCTAATAGTGTATAGGAGTGGAGGAGTAGAAAAATACGAAGGAAATGCTGCTTTTCAATGGATTGAAGAAGCTGTTAGTAAATATGCTCCTCCTCCACCACCACCTCCACCACCAATGCCTCAGCCTCAGCCTCAACCACCAAATCAAGAGGTTCATCAACCTAAAAAACGAGTATCGATAAGTAAACAAAAACCGGTTATTGAAGAATATGAGGAATATGAGGAAGAGGAAGAACCTGAACCAATTAAAAAGGTTAAACCTGTTCGACATTCTAAAAAAGAAACTACAATGGAAGAACTTGGTTTTGAATCATTAGATGATCAAGATCAAAAAAGTACAGAAAGTAATGATAATGCAAGCGTTAAAACAAGAGATTTAATGACAGCCGCTTCTGCAATGCAAAAAGAGCGCGAGGTTGTTGATTCTACTAAATTGAAGTATGGTACGAATATTGTTACAAACAAAAGGCCTGTCTAAATAATTGAGTTACATCTTTTTGTTTTAAAGTATTTAATCTTGTGAATGAGAAAATGGCGAGAACTAAAAAAGAGATAAACATTTGTTTAGATCTAGATCAAACTCTAATTTGGGCCGGTACTGATAAAGAGTATAATCCAGAAAAAGAACCTGTACTTAAGAAAAAAGCTAAAAAATTTCCAAATATTAATATGGATAACTATTACACTGTGTTTGAACGTCCTGGTTTACAGGACTTTCTAGATTTTCTTTTCAAACATTTCAATGTATCGGTTTGGACTGCTGCAAGTAAAGATTACGCGCTATTTGTAATTAAAAATATTATTTACAAGAAAAATATTAAAAATAGAAAACTCGACTGGATATTCTTTTCTTATCACTGCGATATTTCTAAACGTGACAAAAATGGTACAAAAGATTTAAGATTACTCTGGGAGAACTACAAGTTACCAGGATTTTCTAAAAACAATACATACATCATTGATGATTATGATGAAGTATATGAGACACAACCTGATAATTGTATAGCTGTAATTCCTTTTAATTTTACAGATGATGGTAATGAATCAGACTGTCAACTAAAAAATGTACAAGAAGAATTAGAGATTATGCTTTCTGAAGTTAAGAAAGGGAAAAAATACAATGCTTCTAATATAAACAAAAAATTAAAAGTTATAACTAAGTAAATATATAATCTTAAAAATGTAAATCTTTACACTAAGTAAAATGGAATACGCATCTGAATTATCTGATGAAATTCGAGATGAAAATTATCATAGACACGTAGGGTGGAAAGGTGGTAATGAGATTGTAAAACAATATTTTAGCAAAGATACAGTAAAATTAATTAGTTCAAAAATTACAGATCTTCTTATTGGTGTTGATCCAGATAACCGTCCAATAATTGTAGCAGATAAAACGATTCATAACGTCATGAGTGAAATTTATAAAAACTATAGACCTCCCACTGGAGATTTGCATTCTAGATATATAATTCCTCCAGCATCCGCTTCTAGTGATAATTATATACAGAGTATGATAGATCAAACAATAGAAGTAATTACTTCCGATGTTAAAAATACAATGGGCATGGAAGAGAACAATAAGAAATTAAGTATTTGGACAACAGTATATGGTGATTTTAATCGACACGGACTTCAACAAACTCCTCAAATCAAGATACGAAATAAGCATCCAGCTCACTTTCAATTTCATATGAGATATTGATGAATTACTTAAACTCTTAATACGAGAAACGTATTAAGATAATTAATCTATTTGTAATTTTTTTGTACGATTTTCGTTTTTCTTCAAAGAAAAATGAAATAAATTTCGTGAATACTAATAAAATGGATCCAGAAGAAGGTGGAACACAAGATACTCTTTTCGATCAATTATGGAATTCCGACCATATTGATGAAAACGTATTGACTATGTTTTTTAAAAGATATCGTGAAGGAAATTTTCAAATGAGATTACATGGTCATACTATATTAGTAAATTTTATAAACTCAGGAAATTATAGGCTTATAGTACCTGCTATACGCGCAATACATCCGAAAAATTCAATTAACATTTTTGGTCTAATGACGACAAGTAACTGGATTACAATCATTGGAAGTATGGGTTATCGTCCTGAATCTGATAGTTTTGATAGAACAGCAATGCAATTTCCATGGAATGAAGATATGGTACTATCAGAAGAAACAAATATTAGAGAACGCAGGTATACTTGCAGAGTACACGATCTTTTAGATATCGTAAGAGCAGATCCTGATTTAAATCCAGATCCAGAGGAGAGACTACAACTACAGCTACAAATTATTATAGCAAGACAATTATTATCAAATCTAGAAGAAAATGAGACGGAAGAAGGAATACGTTTCTTAAGAGGTGATATGAGAGGTGTACGAATTTGTGACAATGACTCTTTACCGCATATAATAGACTATTATTTTGATCCCGACCGAGTTCTAAATGACGACCCATATACAGGAACACCAATTAGATATTGGGATGTAAGAGAGGTTACTGATTTGGATAGCATCTTTTCATATTATAGTGTCGCTGATAATACAACTGTCGATTTGACTTACTGGGACACAAGAAATGTAGAAACGATGGAGTCAACATTTGAAGTTCCACAAACCGATCAACGTTTTATTGATGAAGGAATCCCTGTTTATAAAATAAATATTACTGGTATAGAAAACTGGAATACAAGTAATGTACGAATGATGGCCAGTATGTTTAAATCATCTAGTTTTGACGGAGATATATCGCGATGGGATACGAGTAATGTTGGAGTTATGTGTAATATGTTTGAAGGAGCTTTAAGATTTAACGGTGATCTTTCTAGATGGAATGTTGAATTGGTAGACAACATGAGTTTTATGTTTAAGGGAGCGACAAGTTTTACAGGAAATATTTCAGAATGGAAAACGATAAATCTTGTTCGAATGAGATTCATGTTTCAAAATGCTATTATTTTTAATTCTCCTTTGAATTGGGATACAAGTAATGTAATTGATATGGAAGGTGTATTTGAAGGTGCTGAAAAATTTAATCAATCATTAAAATCGTGGAAAACATCTAAAGTTATTACCATGTCTAGTATGTTTAACAAAGCTTTTAGGTTTGAAAATGGTGATATTTCTAAATGGAACGTAAGTAATGTTACACAAATGGACAAAATGTTTAGAGGATGTTTAAGATTTAATTGTGATATTTCTGAATGGATTGTAAATAATGTAACTACAATGGAACGAATGTTTGAAGGAGCTAGGCGATTCAATTGTAATATTTCTAGATGGATCGTGAGCAGAGTAAACGATATGGAATCAATGTTTCATGAAGCTTATATTTTTAATGCTGACATTTCTGGTTGGGACGTGAGTAATGTAACTACAATGAAACAAATGTTTTTTCTAGCTCGAAGATTCAACTGTAATCTTACAAATTGGGATGTAAGACAAGTTACTAGTATGCTAAGTATGTTTACAGCTTCTGGTTTTAACAGCCCACTTAATTGGAATGTTGAAAGCTTAACAAGCATGTCATATATGTTTGAAGAGTGTGTAATTAATAGTCCTCTTGTGTTTACTAATATGGAGAGAGTTAGAAAACTAAAAGGAATGTTTACCAATGCATTACATTTTAATCAACAAGTAGAATTTCATGAAACAACTTCTTTAGAAGATATTTCGGAAATGTTTAAAGGCGCTATTTCTTTTGATAGTCCGATTTTATTTACCGATATGAGTAGAGTAATGTATATGAATGATATGTTTGAAAACGCATATGCATTTAATCAACCAATAAATCATTGGAACGTTGATAATGTACGTAATATGTGTCAATTGTTTTACAATGCACATTCATTTGACCAACCACTAGAAGGATGGAATGTTGACAATGTTAACAACATGTACAGAATGTTTAGTCATGCGTTTAAATTTAACCATCCACTGGAACAGTGGAATGTTAGTAATGTTCGTACAATGTATGAAATGTTTTGTAATGCAAAAGAGTTTAATCAACCTTTACAGAGTTGGTATAATCGTCTACATAATGTCACAAGTATGGAAGGTATGTTTTCAGATGCAAATATGTTTAATCAAGATTTAGATGGTTGGCAAACTTTTAGAGTACGAAACATGAATAGAATGTTTGAACATGCTTGGAGCTTTAATGGTTCTCTAACTGGGTGGATTACAAGTAGTTGTGTTAATATGTCTAAAATGTTTTATGGTGCGATACTTTTCAACCAAAATGTTGGCGCTTTCGACACAAGTAGTGTAGTTAATATGTCAAAAATGTTTTTTGGTGCACACAATTTTGTTGGAAATGGTATACAAGGATGGGATACAAGTAGTTGTGTTAATATGTCTAGGATGTTTTTCCGTGCAACCAATTTTAATCAACTATTGAATAATTGGGATGTCAGACAAGTTTTAAATATGAAAAGTATGTTTGCTTTCGTAGAACACCAACATCCTATAACAGCGTGGGTTCTTAATCCAGATGTTAATACATTAGGAATGTTTCGACAAGACAATGTACATTATATAGAAGATTTTAGCGATTATGAAGAGGAGGAAGAAGATGAAGAGGAGGAGGGAGAAGAGGAGGAAGAAGATGAAGAGGGAGAAGAAGAGGAAGAAGAAGAGGGAGAAGAAGAGGAAGAGGAGGAGGAAGAAGAGGAAGAAGAGGGAGAGGAAGATGGAGAGAGTGGTGAGGAGGGAGAAGGAGAAGAGGAGGGAGAGGAAGATGGAGAGAGTGGTGAGGAGGGAGAAGGAGAAGAGGAGGGAGAGGAAGATGGAGAGAGTGGTGAGGAAGAGGGAGAAGAGGAGGGAGATGGATGGTAATTTAAAATCGATTATTATTATATATACATTTAATTTTATAAATAAACATGAAATACTTTTGTATGTCGCAAATTAAATTGAATAATAATTCAAGAGTAATTCATGGCAAACCTTTCGATAAAGATATTGCTATCTCTTTTGCGGATACAGAACGTAATAATCTTTACATAAATTGCATTATTACACCATCAATTCTAAGAGCTGATATTCCTCATAAGTGTGATGTTGAGCGTTGTCCTTTATTTAGACTATATATAAGAGATATATTTTGGAAAATTAGTGATAAAGCACTGATGTATTATGAATGCGAGAAAATTCTTAAAAAAAAGTTACCCGATGACATTGTGACATACATATTAAAAAAATGTTTTACCTAGTTCTGTCAAAATTTTTACATTTTTATATGTAAAAATTCAATGTGGTAATTTTACATCTCATTCCAACGAACACGTCTGTCTAACAATTTGTTTACATATTCTGACAGCTCAAGATCTTTTTTAAGTTGCATTTCAATTATTTTATCATCTTCTGCTGTCCAAGCAGGTTCTTCAAGCGAATGAGATCTCATTGGATTCCATGCAACAATATTATTGTAAGGTGGGTTAAAAAACAGTGGTTGCATAATTCTTTTCATCTTCTTTCTCTCATTGACGAGATATTCTCGTCTACACTGTTGGCAAGGATAGTGATAAAAATCGAAAGAGCATTCAGTAGAACACTTATCTGCGCACGAGTGAGAGCACGAATGAGTAACCATTGTAGATTCTATTCTTTTTTAGAAAAAATGAATTAAAATATCAATTTTAATTAATAATTGAGTAAGAATCATGTGAAGTCTCATTTAAAAAATAAATTGATTTAAAGATAAGTCTCTATAGAGTAGAAGGTGTAAAGTCCTCAAAGCCGTGTACCAACAGCAATTAAAAATCAAATTGTTTATTGAAAAAAAATGGTACACAGACAAGCTATGTGGTCTTTTATCTAATAAAGATTATTCATAAGTCTCCAAAGCTGTGTACCAACAGCGATTAAAAATCAAATTGTTTATTGAAAAAAAATGGTACACAGACAGGTTTTGGGGTCTTGTAATAACTTTTATTTGTAATCATTCTTTGATTACAAATTAGAATTCATTATTTATTAAATCAGTGGCAAAGGTTCAAATATGAAACGTCGATCTACAATAATTCCTCTATCACCTCCATCAATCTCATATTCTATTTGACCTCTAGTGAATTCATTTGTCGATGGATTAAAAATACCAATCGTTTTTGCATGATGTGGTATAAAAAATATACGACCATCCGGTAAAAGCATTCCACCTGAATATTCACCGCCTGGTGATGAATTAGGATCGGGTTCATATTCTATAGTGTTAAATGTATTTGTTATGAAATTAAAAATACCAATAGATTTAGATCTATTTGGAACAAAAATAACACGTCCGTCTGAAGGAGAGAAGACACCACCAGAGTACGCTCCACCAGAGTACGCTCCCGTAATAGTATTGAATTCGTTAGTATCCGGGTTAAAAACACCAATGTATCGAGAATTATATGGAATAAACAATACCTTTCTATCCGGTAAAAGCACACCTCCAGAGTATGAATAATTCTTATTAAACGGAATTGTTTCAAATGTGTTGTTAGATGGAGTGAAAACACCAATATCCATAGAATTATAGGGAACAAAAACAACACGTCCATCGCAAAGAAGCACTCCACCAGAGTAAGTTCCTAAGCATTTGCTTGAATCGACTTTAAGGGGAATATAGATCATTTCATTCGTATCAGTGTCAAGAACAGCAATATTTCTAGAACCATATGGAACAAAGACAATACGTCTATCTGGAAGAATTACTCCTTGTGAATAATATCTACCACAACAAGGAGTAAGACCGCAATCACATTCTCGGCGAGTTAAGTTTCGTGATATATGCCTCAATGTTGCAATAGAGAAAGGAGAAGGATAATCGTTCATTGATTTGCTTTCATATTTACTTATTTACTTTCGTAAAAACTCAATTTTAAAATACATTTTGTATTTTAAAAACGATCAGATTATCTCAAATTATTCGTAATATAACGATTTATGCATCAACATACATGATGAACACAATGCAAGCTTTTTACAGTCTCTATATGGAAAGAAACTGATTGAAAAGAAACTTATTGAATCAAATGGATCATTGCAACAATCACACCTGTCTTCATCATTCAAAGACTCTCTTTCTCTTCTTTGGCGAGAAGGAATATACTTAAAATCACAACAGATATTTGGTTTGTGAGTTTGGTGATAAAAATAGTCATCTAACGCTAAACCATGAAGAAGAACCTCGCTCCATGTACGTTTTTGAGTACAGTAAGCGATGCGCCCATCAGGTAGCTCCATGAACGATTTAGTATCAGCAAAAAGACCAGTTGATAAATTCCCTGATTGATTGTAACTCATGATCTCTACTTAAATAGAATAGTACTTAACTAAAAAAATCAATTTTATAATCTAACTAAAGGTATTATTTATAATAATTTTGAACATACCATTCATTAAGACCTGAGACTTGGCATAATATATGAAAGATTGCTCCACAGAAAAATGCTGCAATAGCAATCCAAATAACATTATCCTTTGGTATGACAAAAATGCTTAGGTACATCATTATTGATAGGATAGCACCGATGCAAAGTGCTTCTACTAAAACGGTCGTTACGGTTTTCATTTTCTCTTTTTACAAGAAAAAGAGAAATTAATATTAATCACAACTCATTCTATAAAAATGATTTATCATATTGATAAGCTATATAAATTATAAAAAATGTTGTATCTTTGCATGACAGAGTTTAAAGTTGGTAAAAATGTATTTATATGTCATGGAAAAGCCATACCTAAAGATATAGCTGAAAGAGCACCAAGATATAGTTGCACATCCAGAAGTAATAATTGTCGAATGGTTTCGTGGGTAGAAAGAGCGGATCTACCACATAGATGCAATGTAGATTCATGCATATTGCATAGAGTCTACTTGACAGATAGAATATGGAAAATTGGTCTTAAACTTGTCTTTTATGAGGAATGCAAGAGATTTCTCAAAACCAAATTTCCGACTGATATTGTTCAATACATATTGGAAAAATGTTTTGATAGAAAACAAATCAAGATTAATTCTTAAACAACACTACTAAAAATAAAGGAATATTCCTTTATTTTTTTAATAAACAATCAAAGTACTAAATGTAAAGTCGACTCCTTCTGAATATTGTAATCTGTAAGTGTTCTCCCGTCTTCTAGCTGCTTGCCAGCAAAGATAAGCCTTTGCTGATCAGGCGGTATGCCTTCCTTATCTTGAATCTTTGCTTTTACATTTTCAATGGTATCAGAAGATTCTACCTCCAAAGTAATTGTTTTACCGGTCAATGTTTTTACAAAAATTTGCATTTTCTCTAATTAACAAGATATAAATCTTTAAATACAAATTCTATAATAAGAGTGTGTTCGTTATAAATAACTTAAAAATAGAGAGACAAGATAATAAAATGTCAGCAATTGGAATTGATCTGGGTACTACATATAGTTGCGTTGGTGTTTGGCAAAATGAACGTGTTGAGATTATTGCAAATGACCAAGGAAATCGAACAACTCCTTCTTATGTTTCTTTTACAGAAACAGAAAGGCTCATAGGAGATGCCGCTAAAAATCAAGCATCAATGAATCCGACAAATACAATTTTTGATGCAAAGAGACTTATTGGAAGGAAATATAAGGATCAGAGTGTTCAAAATGATATTAAACATTGGCCATTCTCTGTAATTGAAAAAGAGGATGGAAAACCTTTTATTCAAGTGAAGTATAAGGATGAACTAAAAGATTTTCGACCAGAGGAGTTGTCAGCAATGATTCTTGTAAAGATGAAGGAAACAGCAGAGAGTTTCTTAGGAGAGAAAGTAAAGAAGGCTGTAATTACGTGTTTTGATCCAGAAACACGTGTATTATTATCAGATGGAACTGTTAAAATGATTTGCGATATTACAACTTCCGATTCACTTATGGGAGACGATCAAACTCCTCGCAAAGTTTTAAGTAATCGTTCTGGTACAGCCGAAATGTATGTTGTACAACAAAGCAAGGGGATTGATTATATAGTTACAAAAGAACATATTTTAGTTTTAAGAATAACTTCTGTAAAACCAACTATTCGCCATCAAAAAGGTAAAAGGGTTGTTGTATATTATCGGTATAATTCAGATCGCACAAATTTTTCTGTTGATGAAATACCTATTGATGATCAAATAAGTTTAGAGCTTAGCTCCCCTTCGGAGTTAGAAACAGTAATGAATGATATAAATATTGTAAATGAAGGTGATATTATCGAAATGACCGTTGAAAATTTTTTAAAATGTAACAAGAATGAACAACTTTCAAATTTAACAGGATATAAAATTTCAAAACCAATATATCAAGGACAACAAATGGAAGAATATACATCTAGTTCCCTTAAAATATTTCCTGTCAAAGAATATAATGGTAAATTAAGAGATAAATTTACAGCAATTGAAGTTGATGGTAATGGGCGATTTCTTTTAGAAGATTGTACAGTTGTACATAATTGTCCCGCATATTTTTCCGATGCACAACGACAAGCTACCAAGGATGCCGGTATAATCGCAGGATTGGATGTTTTACGTATTATCAATGAACCTACAGCTGCAGCAATTGCTTACGGCTTAGATAATGTAAAAAATGGAGAACAAACCGTTTTGATTTTTGATCTTGGTGGTGGAACTTTTGATGTATCTCTTTTATCGATTGACGATGGTGTATTTGAAGTAAAAGCAACTGCTGGTGATACTCATCTTGGAGGAGAAGATTTTGATTCAAGAATAGTACAACATTTTATTACAGAATTTAAACGAAAACATAAGAAGGATATTTCGAGCAATCCACGATCTTTGCGCCGTCTACGTACTGCTTGTGAGAAAGCCAAGAGAACACTTTCTTCAAGTGCACAAGCGTCTATCGAAATTGATTCATTAATTGATGGTATTGATTTTACATCTAATATTACACGCGCAAAATTTGAAGAGCTCAATCAAGATTTGTTCTTGAGGTGTATGGATCCAGTTGATAAAGTTTTGAAAGATTCACATGTATCAAAGGGAGAAGTTAATCAAATTGTCTTAGTCGGTGGATCTTCTCGAATTCCCAAGATTCAAGAAATGCTCTCAGAAAGATTTAATGGAAAAGAACTCAATCGAAGTATTAATCCAGATGAGGCAGTTGCTTATGGAGCAGCAGTACAGGCCGCATTGTTAAGCGGTGGAAAAAGTAAAACTCTTGATTCTCTTCTATTAATCGATGTAACACCTCTATCTCTTGGAATTGAAACATCCGGAGGAGTTATGACTAAACTAATAGAAAGGAATACAACCATTCCTACTAAAAAGACACAAGTTTTTTCTACTTATTCGGACAATCAACCTGGAGTAAATATCCAAGTATACGAAGGAGAAAGAACTTTAACTAAGGATAATCATAAACTAGGTAATTTTGAATTGTCTGGTATTCCTCCAGCTCCAAGAGGAGTTCCACAAATTGAAGTTACTTTTGATCTGGATGCAAATGGAATTATGAATGTGAGTGCTGTTGAAAAGGGAAGTGGAAAAACAAATAAAATTACTATTACTAATGATGGAAGCCGTTTGTCTAAACAAGACATAGAAAAGATGATAAATGAAGCTGAAAAATTTAAAAAGGATGATGATGAAATGAGAGAACAACTAGAAAATAGAAATTCTCTCGAAAATATGATTTACACTACTAAGAACTCTTATAATGAGAAGATAAAAGATCTGTCTGATAATGTACAAAAGAAAAATTATACGGATAAAATAGATAAACTTGACGAAATATCAAAATGGTTTGAATCGAACCCAAATGCTTCTAAAGAAGAACTAAAGATAAAAATAGATGAAGTTCAGGCTCTTGCCGCTGATTTGTATAATACGGGTGCACCTGATGTAGATTAGAACAGATTATCTAATTTTTAGCACAACTACCTTTTGAATATGGAACAGTACCTCTAACTCGATGATATCCTTCCCAGCATATACCCCTCTTTGGTGACCTCCTCTTTGGTGACCTCCTCTTTGGTGACCTCCTCTTTGGTGATTTCCTCTTTGGTGACCTCCTCTTTGGTGATTTCCTCTTTGGTGATTTCCTCTTTGGTGACCTCCTCTTTGGTGATTTCCTCTTTGGTGACCTCCTCTTTGGTGATCGTGACCTCCTTCTTGGAGATTTCATTTATTTATAAATAAATGAAATTATTTTAATTATTATAACTAAAAATGGAAAATCTTATACAATACTACGATAAAAGGCGTAAAAGATCTTATTTCTTTAATCCAATCACAGAAAAGTCTCAATGGCCTCTTCATACTTATAAAGATAAAAAAACATATTTACCTAAAGGTTGGGTTCGTCTAAGAAATTCAGATGGAACATTTTTCTATAAATTTATTGGTTACAAAAAAGTGTCAAATAGTAGATCTTCCTATTACTCTCCTGAAGATGAAGAAAAAGAAATAATAATGTCAAGTTATAAGAGCCTTTCACAATCATCAGATCCAAGAGCTAGAAAAGAACTACATAGAAGAAATGATCTTTTACTATCTTTAGCTAATCTATTAGGTATAGAATCTTCATCTATTGGAGATGAAAGTCTTGAATATCTCGTAAACAAATTCAAAAAATCTGTCGAAACTATAATGCAAAAAAGACAAGAAGAAGGACAAATACTAGAGTCTGAAGATCCACTCTCTTTTATAATTAAAGAAATTGAAAGATTGGAAAAACAAGAGCTTGGTTCTGATAAATGCAAACTAACCTCTTTTAAAACTATTCAACAAGAGGATCCCGAAAAATATACGAAAGAAAGATCTATCAGAGAACTATTAGGAGTCAACATGAGAGAAAGAGAAGCGGAAGAAGCTCTTAATGAAATTAATAATTTACAGTGTCCTATGACTGTTGATGGAGAAATAATGAAAGACCCTGTAAGATGCAGCTCTGGTATTACTTTTGAGAGAAGCGCAATAGAGAGATGGTTTGATATTACAAGGACATGTCCTATCACGAAAAAACCTATAACAAATGTTTTTGTACCTGATCAATTTGCAAGAAAAATAATCGATGCATTTGCCGAAAAGTATAAAGATCAACAAGGTGATTTATGGAAAAGTATTAGAGAAACATGTAAAGCTCAGATTGCTTTTGTAAATGGAAATCAAAGAAAAAACCCACCAATAAGACAAGCACCTGAATATCAACCACAACAACCACCACCACCACAAATAAGACAAGCACCTTATGAGACTTTGTCTGGTCAAATGAGACGGCTTGCAGAAATAACTGATAGCATTACGATGCAAACTTCAGCTGGAAGACGAGCTCAAAGACGTGAACGAGAAGCATATGATCAAAGACGTTTAGCATTAGGAGAAGGCTCAGGTACGAATGCTCCCGAAACACAAAGTGTCGATCAATATCTAGATCAGTTGTTGCAAAATCCTCATTTTTTTGAGGACCCGCAACGTGTAATGATTACTGTTCCTGGATTTGGAGGCAGGCCAGGTTTTGAAATGCCTATCGAACGACGAGACGAAGATGTGTCCGAACCTGAAATAGTTGATTGAAGAAGAATAATTTTTACTTGAGCATGTAAAAACATAATACGATAGATATTATGTTTTATATCAACACATAATTATTTACGACAAGAGTCAAAAGAATGTATAAACCATTGAACAGTCTCTTTTAGACCTTCTCGTAGAGTACGAAAGTGAACATTTGGATGTATTCTCTTTAATTTATCAATCGAAATTGTTTTCTTTAACTGACCATCACTTTTAGTAGTGTCCCAAACAATATCTTTATCATACTCAAGCTCTTCGCACAAAATGTTAACAACATCAGATATAGTATGTTCGTCTTCACTACTTACAATTAAAGGTTCCTGATCATCATAATTAGTTAGCATCCATATCAGATATCTAGAAAAATCGGACGCATGTGTAAATTGTCTAAGAGCCTTTCCAGAACCACATACAATGATTTTTTCATCTGTATCTTTTGCAATAGTCATTTTGTGCAAGAGGGCAGGAATTACATGAGCATCTTCTATTTTAAAATTATCATAAGGTCCATATAAATTCCCTGGAATAACCGTTACATATTTTGTTCCATACTGCTTATTATAGTTTCTACTAAGCACATCTATCATTCTTTTCGCGTAAGAATATCCCTCATTAGAAGTGTGAGGTGGTCCCATGTGAAGCTTATCTTCAGTAATAGGATATTCAATGTCATCTGGAAAAATACATGTAGACATAACAGATATTAATTTTTCTACATAAACACTTGTCTTCATCACATTCATATTGATTAGAATATTCCTTTCAAAGAACTCAACACCATTTGTCATGTTTTTATATAAACCTCCAACATAAGCGGCCAGATTGATGACATGTGTTGGTTTAAAATTATCAAACAATTTCTCAACTTCACTAAGAATTAACAAATTCGCATCTGAACGTCCTGCAAAAAACCACACATTATCATTATCATCTTTAACTAACTCCTGAAGATTTTTACCAATAAGACCCTGACTTCCTAGAACTAGAATTCGCATTTTAAGTATTGAAAGAAAATCTTTAAATAGTAGCATGCTTATTATCAAATAAAAATTGAAATTATGAGAAAACAATTAGACAAAAAAAATAGTTTCTATGACAAACGCTAATCCAGATCTTTTGCGTCTGATAGACAGAGTTCATTCTCTTGGATCGAATCAATTGGAATATTACATGAATATAGCATTGGAATGGATTTCAAGAATGAAAGATGAAAGTGTTTATCTTACTAATTTTGGATTGTCTATCGACGATTGTCCGAATCTAGATCGCGGTTATCTTTGCGGAGTAGAAGGATTGTCTAACAGTGACATTATTCGATGGATATCTCGATATGCAAGTTCAACAGATCCATTGAGAGAAATAATGGCTCAAGTTATGGACACTGAAGATCATCCTTTTTCTAAACTACGCAACGATTCTCTACAAATTGAAAAGTGCGCTACATATCCTCATCAAGGAAGACAAAATGCGATTCAGAAAGGTGGCTTTTTTATTGGTGTAATTCTTGTTAGATTGAGTTTTCTATTAAGAAATGCAGGTATCTCAAACCCGTTAGAGTGTGTAGACTATGGATTGAGTCTACGTGTCTAAGTGTCTAAGTGTCTAATCAAAAATTCATACTAATTAGTATGAATTTACTATTCTAAGTTATTTGAACGATGGCATATCTTTTATAATAAATGTGGAGATAAAATATCCAAAAACTCCAAATAATATTCCAAAGATAACTCCTGTAATAATTTGAGGAATTGTATGACATGAAGATATAACTCTTTGTGACCATACACCGGCCGCTAATGTCCACATGATTATAGTACTCGCGGTTGCTTTAATTTTTGCTAATCTTTTTGCATCAGGATCAGTCTCTTTCTTATATTTTAACCAGACATAAAGAGTCCAGAAAGTCGCAGCAAATGAAGTTATCTGAGCGTGACCACTTGGCATTCCCCAAGTCTTACTTTCAGTTCCATGCGATGGATATATACCACAACCTGTACAGTCAGTTTTGGATTGTCCATTACCACAACCACTTGGGCGTTGTCCAACACTAGAATCGTCACCCATTATTTTTTTAGCAATTTTTTTCTCAAGAGCATTAAACCCATCACCCATAATAAATGCAAAAACACTAAACAATACATACTTAGGATCACCGGTTACAATTGATGCTAATATTCCAGCCTGATATATAGTATAAGGAGAACTGGTTATTATATTTTTTGAAATGGAGTTAAAACTTCCTTCGGACATCTTTATATGTAATATATAAAATTATTTTATATATAAAAAATCATATAAAATAATAAAAATGGCATATCAAGATATTTGCGATACACTTATAGAAACATATAATGTCAACAAGTTTGATAGTGCAACAAAGGAGTTAAAAGATGCTCTATATGAAGAAGCCAAAAAATGTTGCAATGCACATCGTATGGAAATATATGCTAAAAAAGGGGATACTATACCAATAAAAAGAAATAAAAGAAATAAAAGAAATAAAAGAAATAAAAGAAATGTACTTATGAAACTCATAGAGAATCATTTTGATTCTAGTATTCAACAACCAATGCCAAAATTTATTGCTGGACCAACAACTCTCACGGTTCATAAATCACCAGATGAAAAGAGAATGATTTATATATTTGGAGAGTGGCACACTGGTATAAAAGACTGCACTATGTTTCATTATGAAGAGGATGAAAAGTGGAATAATGATAATCCCGATAAGATGACGATAGACCATTTTTTATATGAGCTAATGAAAACAACATCTGCATACCTAGATATCTATTTTGAATTTCCTGCTTTTCCAAAAGAAAACTATGGTTATTATAAAGATTTAAGGTATACTCATCCAAACTATCATTTGGATAATTTATTTGAAAAATTTAAAAAATGTGTAAACAAAGTAAACAGTAGTCGATCGACTGGTGATTGTTCTCTAGCGAGAATTCATTATTTTGACTCTAGACGTATAAATCGTGGAACATATCTATTCGGTCTTACTGATATAACCTATTTGATAGGGACAGTTCAAATTTTAAAAATACAATATGGTAAAAACTTTAATAAAAGATTGGTCAACGAATATTTAGAACTTTTAAAAACAGATGATACAGTTATTGAAGTTCTTAATGCCTTGGGTAGTAGTAGTGAACAAGAGTTTAAAGACTTTTGGATAGAACAGCTTGATAACGAATTAAACATTAAAGAGACAAAATCAGGAAAATATCAAAATAGAGCAACTATAGAAGAAATAACAATAATGAAGTCAATAAAAGATTTTATGGAAAAAGAAATTGTGAGAAAAGCTATGAAATACAGAGATCTATATATAAGATTAGTAAATAGTATTTTTAAAGAATCGAAAAAAGGAGGACGCGTGAAAACTTTTTATTCTGTATTTGAAGTTCTTATTGAATATATAATAAACACAGCTTCAACTATAGCAGATGTTTATCTCTTGGCCCGTGTGTTTAAAGATTTTGACATGACTAAAATGAAAACACATGCTAATCGATATATTACTGATCAACCTAATAGAGCGTATAATGTAATCATATATGCAGGAGATTTACATTCTCAAGTATACAGACGCTATTTAAAAGAGGTAGCAGGTTTTGAAGAGATTGCAAGCACAGGAATCAATAACAACGGACAAAAAGTAAACTGTATAGATATGAGAACAATACCACAACCATTCTTTTCTACCTGGACGCAGACGTGGACAGACTTATGGGCTAAATATATCACTGAACAGTCTAGTAAACCTATATAAGAATAATGAAAATCTTATAAAATGGAAGGACAAGATATTTGTGATATACTTATAGAACAGTTACAGAAGAATAACGATATTTTATAAATATATGGTTATTGCTAAAATCACATTATTTAGTGTGATTTTAAGAATTACTTTTAAAAATATACATATTACCGTTAAAAGGCAATTCAAGACCTGGAAAAGGAGCAATCGACGCAAAAAGGCCATAATACCTACGAACAATATATAACAATTGGGTTTTTGGATCCCAATCACTCTTATAATCTTTGTATGCATTTAAAGCTCTAAGATGAGGATTACATTTTCCGTAATAATCACATGCGTCTTTTTTTGTATTAAATTTCACATTCATATAACCAACATGAACCGAATTCATATTTTCACCATCCTCCTTTGGAACGAACCTTACTACCTCTAATACATAAGATTTGTCCATTCTTGTCTTTAATAACAGATAGTTAATCTTTAAAAAGAATTAATAGTATAAAATCAATTTTTTTTTTAAAATAAATCATTGTTTATTATAAATTAGAAGTTTAATATTAAGATTATTTTAAATAATCTTAATTAAATAAATGGGTGATCGCATGGATACGGATATCAAGCCAGATCCGTGTTTAGAAGCTTATACCAAATTAATAAAGACATATAATGCATCCGTTATAAAAAAATTTCCATCCCAACTAAAAAATGCTCTAGGAAAACTTTGCTTTGAACAAGCACAATTGACAGAAGATATACCAGAATGGCGTGGAGGAAAAAGAACAGTATTAGCCAAACTTATAGAAAATCACCAAAAAAAACCTGATGAAAGACCTATCGCAAATTATATCATAGGTCCTATGAATATTTCATGTCACTGGAGTAAACATTACGAAAAGATGATATATATATTCGGAGAATACCATCAAAACTCTAATGAATGTTATGAAAAAACATATTCGGAAGGACCTCAACATATTATAGATTATCTAAAACAATATTTTCTACACACACATGCTTTTATAGATTTTTATCTTGAAATGTGTGGTTTTGTAAGTCCTGGATATTCATTTAGATTCGACAATTTAGTTAATCGCCTAAATATTATGAGATCCATTTTTCAAAAATGTGTAGATCCACAAACAAGGAACACAGACCAAGACTGTTACCTTTCTCGTATGCATTATTTTGATATCAGAGAAGGTACAGTTAAAGGTGGTGTAAATCCAATTTCTATTTTTGTACAACAAGCAAACTTGGTATGGATAATGTTAGGTCGTGATCATATTCAAGAATGGGAAGGTAATGAAGAATGGAAAAGATATGATATGATAACAGCTTTTGTAAGGAATAATAGTAGCATTTTAAAAGTTTTTAGCAAGGCTACTGAAGAACAAAAAGCTTATGAAGAGTTTTGGCATAGTCAAATTAAAAACTTTCCATTAATTCAAAAAGAACTAGGTAGAGTTCACCCACCAGAAATAAAAAAGGTAATAGAAGATTTTATCAAAAAAGAATTGGATGGATATATACAAAATAGGGTTGAAAGAAAAGATTTGTCCGAATCATCAAAATACATATTAGATTTGTGTACAGTTGATGTTAAAAAAAGCAAAGACGACATGGAAAAGCATATACGTGATGTTAATGAAAAGACAACGTTATTGTTATTAAGAGGTCATTTGGAAAAAATTATTACTATTTGTATTAAATCTAATGCACTCGTAGTAGATGGATACCTATTAGCTCGTTTATTTAAAAAGTTTAATATTAATACCGAAAAAGAAGAAAAAAGACGATCAACTGATGAACCAGAAGAAGCTCATAATATTATTATATATGCAGGAAATTTACATTCTCAAATATACAGAAAGTTTCTAAAAGAGCTCAAAATTGAAGACCCGACCGATAAATCAAAGTTTATTTCTGCATTTCAAGATTCAGGCCACGCTGGTCCAATTGATGATCCTAAACAACCTAAATTTTGTATAGATATGACACATTTTAAACAGCCATTATTTTCCATCTGGGATCCCCCGAGTCGCCTGATAGCACAACCGACTCAGAAACCTTATATAAAAGATCAAACATTGACATTTCCACTTCATAACAAAATTCTAGAGCTTGGTGAATTTCCAATTGTAAAAATAAGTAATAAACGTAAATCTGATTCTGGTTCCGATTCTTCCTCTGGTTCTCGTTCTCGTTCCGATTCTTCCTCTGGTTCTTCATCTCGTTCTCGTTCTCGTTCTCGTTCTCGTTCTCGTTCCGATTCTGGTTCTCGTTCCGATTCTTCCTCTGGTTCTTCATCTCGTTCTCGTTCTCGTTCCGATTCTGATTCTGATTCTTCCCCTAAGAGAACAAAAAGTGCATCTTAATAATTCTGTTTATTGGTATAATTTTCAAACTCTCGAAAATTATACTATTTCTATCTACATTATGATATTTAAAATAAAATATTAAATAAAGCTAATTAAATAAATGGGTGATGACATGGATACGGATACGTATATCAGATCTGAGCAGACAGATTCGTGTTTAGAAGCTTATACCAAATTAATAAAGACATATAATGCATCCGTTATAGACAAATTTCCAATCGAACTAAAAAATGCTCTAGGAAAACTTTGCTTTGAACAAGCACAAATCACAGAAGATATACCAGAATGGCGTGGAGGAAAAAGAACAGTATTAGCCAAACTTATAGAAAATCACCAAAAACCTGATCGAAGACCTATTGCTCATTATATCATAGGTCCTATGAATATTTCATGTCACTGGAGTAAACATTACGAAAAGATGATATATATATTCGGAGAATACCATGAAAATTTCGATGAATGTTATGAAAAAACATATTCGGAAGGACCTCAACATATTATAGATTATCTAAAACAATATTTTCTACACACACATGCTTTTATAGATTTTTATCTTGAAATGCATAGTTTTGTAAGTCCTGGTTATTCAATTAAATTCAATCGTTTCGTTGATCGCCTAAATAGTATGAGAGCACTTTTTCAAAAATGTGTAGATCCACAAACAAGGAATATAGTACCAGCTTGCAATCTTTCTCGTATGCATTATTTTGATATAAGACAAGGTGAAGTTAGGGGTGGTAGGATTCCAATTTCTATCTTTATAGAAGAGTTAGGTGATAAACTGGAAATGTTAGAGGATGAAGAAGATATCACATATTCTGAAATAAAGGATTTTGTAGAAAAACATAGTAGCATTTTAAATGTTTTTAGCAAGGCTACTGAAGAACAAACAGCTTATGAAGAGCTTTGGCATAGTCAAATTAAAAACTTTCCATTACTTAAACAAGAACTAGATAGAGTTCACCCACCAGAAATAAAAAATGCAATAGAAAATTTTATCAAAGACGAATTGGATATAGTAATCAAAAACGAGGTTGAAAGAAAAATTTTGGCCGAATCATCAAAATATCTACTAGATCTAAAAATAAAGAAAAAACGAAAAATAGAGGGAGAACTGAAAATTAAGTCTGATTTGGAAAAAATTATAGAGATTTGTATTGTATATAATGCACTCGTAATAGATGGATACCTATTAGCTCGTTTATTTAAAAAGTTTAATATTAATACCGAAAAAGAAGAAAAAAGACGACCAACGGATGAACCAGAAGAAGCTCATAATATTATTATATACGCAGGAAATGGACATTCTAATAGATACAGAAAGTTTCTAAAACAACTCAAAATTGAAGACCCGACCGATAAATCGAAGTTTTCTGCATTTGAAGATTTAGGCAATGCTGGTCCAAATAATTATGATGTCAAAGAAAAACCTAAATATTGTATAGATATGAGACTTTTTAAGCAGCCATTGTTTTCTATATGGGACCCACCTCAAACAATTCCAACTCCTAGAATAGAATACCATCAGCCTCAAACAATTCCAACTCCTAGAATAGAATACTATCCGCCTCATCTAGGTTTTGACCCCCCTTTACCTCTCACACCACCTGAGTCTAGTTTTGATTTCAACCCTCTCTCTCCTTCTGGTTATGAGTCTCCACTTCCTTCTCGATCTCTATCTGGTTATAAGTCTCCACTTCCTTCTCGATCTCTATCTGATTATGAGTCTCCACTTCCTTCTCGATCTCTATCTGATTATGAGTCTCCACTTCCTTCTCGATCTCTATCTGATTATAAGTATCCACTTCCTTCTCAAAAAGGAAATGCGGGTTCACATCTCGATAAAAGACTCAAAAAATAAAAAATAATAATTCTGTTTATTAGTATAATTTTCGAGACTTTGAAAATTATACTATTCAAAATTCATTTCATTTCCAGAAATTTATGACAACCAGTTGCATGCCGTAGAGTAGGAATTACTTGTCTCTTCCAATCAGTTCCAACAGCTTTTTCCGACATGACATACATATCACCTGGTTCGAGTGGAATAGTTATTCTCTTACCAATAGGTTTGCGTTTGTAGAACCATTGAAAGTGTATAGGCATCGAAACATAACCTAGACGCATAGCAATGACTTTTACTCTTTCCGAATCACCATGCCAACCTATACCGCATTTTGTAGTATCATAATAGTAGTTTGCCTCAACTTTTAAATCAGCCGCTTTCGGTCCAAAAAACTCTTCAAATTGATCTCGGACTGCTTGCATAAGAGGAACTTTCTTATATGCAACTATTGTACCTTTACCTTCTTCGTAATTAGCATCTGAACTTTCATCGTCAAAACACAAATTCCATCTTGCATGTTTGTTTACGACTCTTCCGCGCATAAGTGCGCGTGTATCATATTTGAGTCTTGTCGTCTGTTCATTAAACATATCAAGTTGTGTTACTGTTGGAGCTATCTTTCTTTGAAGCAATCTTGTCGCAGCTCCTTTCATCACAAGAACATATGCTTTTTCAGCGACAGGTATACTTTCATCATCATTTTGTTCTAGAAATTTTGTTAGATCAATTATTTTAGTATCTACGCATATAGTTTTCATAGACTTTTGCATCGCTAGAAGATCATTAAGATTAAAACCTTGACCCGGCCCAAGTTTTTTACCTATCTGTTTCATTCCATAATTATTTTCGGCAGCATCTCCAAACGTAAGAGTTATGAACGAATCAGGTAATTTTTCGTCTACATGTTCAGCCTTCTTTTTTCTTATCATTTCCTCTATATGATGATAGCACTTATTAAGTAAATCAACAAGTACCTGATTATGACACTTAGGCTCACTCCACACTTTACGTGGTTCATGACAAAAGCATCCTAAATTTTTACCTCTCAATTCATCGATATCATAAATAAGATCAGAACGAAAAAGGTGTTTTACATATAATAACATAGACGATCTCACATCTGGATTGGGTGCAATCGGGTTTTTCCATTTGCTTGCTTGAATATCATACCATTTTAATACAGCAATGTCATCTGGATCCTGACAAAAACGTCCAGTTGCAACTCCGGTGTATACATTTCCTGGTGTCTCTATCCAGTCTTTAATGCTAAAATAACCTTTTTTTTTTAGAAATTCTGGTTGAAGACAAACTTCTGTAGCCATTTTTATTAATATTATGAAAATTATAATATTAATTCAAAATTTATTTTATTCTTAAAACTTTATTTTCTCCTCAAAGAGAGTTCCAATAGGGAGAAACTTTGGAATAAATTTAGTGTTCCCATGACATTCATAATCTATTTTATTAAATCCATCTCTAAATTTTATAATATTCAAATGTCCTCCATACTGTTCTAGAAGACGCCAGTGTGGAGCAGGGCCAATCACTACCGTCTTAGTCCCCATCATATTGTTATACATTTTTATTAATAGAGTACTTGATAAATCATATGTCCTATCATGCTTATTATCATTAATCCATGACTGACAACAGTTAAAAGAACAAAAAACGCCATCAGTCTCGTAATATTCACCTACTTTCAAAGAAATTTGATCATTGTTTCGAGTCAATAAACGTCGTTTTTCTGTAATATTCTCTTTTATAGTATAACTATCTCTGCTTATATGTGAGTGATACTTTTTCTCTGCCTGGCTTGGAACATATTTAATAGGACAGCCTATTGGACGTGTTTCAAATGGATGACTACACCAAAAGCAGTGATACCTAAGTAGATTCACATCCATTCTAGATTGAAAATCTATCATAGATACATGACATACATGCAATTTTTTTGACTCATCCAGAAAAGATATTACTTCAGGCGTACCTTTATCTGTATTTAACTCGGTAAGTTTCGTTGTATTTGTAAATTGGGTGTCATCAACCTGGGGTAAAGATACGTTTTCAATACCATAAGTGCTATTTACACGTGCGACATTTACACACAAAAGAGTAAAAGAATATTTACTCTTTTTACTATTTCGATTGTCTGTCATGTGATTTTAACATTTTAGGGAGTTTACTTTTAAATTTTCACTTTTATTTTTGTGGATTTACAATAATTTGCTCATAATAACTAAAAATGTTTAAGTGTCTGAAAAATAAGATTTGGCTTGAAAATATACCAAGTCTTTTTTGTTCACCAAGTCTTGTTCCTCTAGATGGAATGAGCCTTGCAGAACAAATGAATTCTCTTACTAGATTAGTAATAGTCATTTTTATCATTTTACTTATAATAGATTATCGATTTAGTGGACTTTTTTTACTTATTTCTCTTCTATTTATAATTATTCTTTACTACATACAAAAGAACAACATGGAAAGATTTGGAACTGAAAATTATAGTCCTCCTCACAAAGCAAAAATAAATGTTTGCCCTGCTAATTCGATAAATGATTTGGGTAATTCTCAAAGATTTGCAAACGATGATATGCCTTTGGATAGTGTAAATGGCGTAGGTGGGGTTTTTAACAATCCTGAATGGATTTCATCAAATCAAAGACTTGTGGGACCTGCAAATCCTAAGACACTGATACCACCAGTTATAGTACCTCCAATTGCAGATCTTGGTTACTGGCGTGGTACAAACTTGACTAATTTCTCTCAGATAAATCAACAAGGTAACACAGACTTATATCGATCAGGATATATAGTATCTGATAATGATCAAATTACAGAAGAATATAGTGGCAGGAATAGAAATCGGCATGGAGGGTCAAATGTTCACATGAATCAACGTTATGATGATAAACATACTCGAGGTTTTAAGGTTTATTCAGATAACAGATTAGGAGTTTCAAATAATGAAGATTATGATCATACATATATTGGAGGCTTTAATGTTCATCCAGATGACGGAATTGGAGGGGATATAGAAACTTCATGGGGATACAATCCTCAACAACTATTTACATCGAGTCTTCCTTCTAACTTAGCAGGTGGAGGAATATCTAGAAATCCCGATCTAAAAAGGTATAATGAAGATTTATTTACACAGACAATTCAACCAGGTGTTTATACAAAGAGTGAAATTGTAGAACCTGTAAACTCTAACATAGGAATTTCTTTCACACAACAGTTTCCTCCTGCATCTTCTCGAATAGATCCTAGAACAGGAGCATTATTGCGAACAGAGCACGATCCTCGTCTGCTAGAACCTAATTGGGAGAATAAAACTATAATTCACAGGCCTACCGAAGCAGATGTATACGATCCTAGATTCACCGGTTACGGCACATCTTACCGTTCATATGTAGATGATTTGTTAGGACAACCTCGATTCTATTATGATGACATTAACGCAATTCGTATGCCTAATTACATATCTCGTAGTGAAATTGATAATCAGCCATTTGCAGATAGCTATGGCCCAATTCCAACAGGTTTTGAGAATGGTAATCCCTATACTGGTAATATTCACCAAATGGCAGAAAAAGCATTTGTGGAAGGAGCACTTCAGCATCGAACTGAGATGTCAGAAAGATTAATGAGAAAAGTAAACTCTGAACATTGGCAACGTCGCGCAGCTCCTAGTAGAAAGAGTGGTGGTCGCATGATGGGTGGCTATCGTTGATATCTTATATTTAACAAATATAAGATCTATAAAAAGGTATTAAGCCCATCTTGGTTCCCATCTTTGTTGATTGTTCTTACGCATTTGTTTAGAGAACATATCTTCGCGGTGTTCTTGAGTATCTTCCATCCATGAAAATTCTCCTTTACAGAAATATTTACTGTTGTTTATCGGATCGCTTTTATTTATAACGTGTCTTTCATACTGTGTTTTTAAAGATCCCATTGGATCTCTGTAAAGTTCTCTTGTAGAAAGAGCTTTGATTGAGAAAATAGGTTCAAATAAAGGATCTTTAATAGATTTATCAATATAATATGTGATATGACCAGCATTTATATCAGAATATGTACGATAATTTTTGCCATAACCATTAAGACTTTTATCTGTGGAAATTTTTTCAAGAGGTATGCTACCATCAACAGGTGGGCGGTCAAAAGTTAGAACTTGTGCATTACGAGATGATGAAAATAATCTGGGATCTTTACTTCCCCACTGATTACCAGAGTCAATAGGATAAAAATCGGTAGCGTATTTACTTAAACGGGCAGATGGATTCAAAATCTTAAATCCATCTTCTTTTTTTGGCTCAATTTGAGAACTTAAAGGCAATCGATCCCAGAAATCTAATTCTATTGGAATTTTACAGTTTTTAATTGACATGTTAGATACCATTTTCTCTAACAACAAGATTAAAAAACGAAAAGCTTATAAATCGAACACACCTTTTTGCAAAAGTTTTTAATAATAATTAAATCATTAAAAACAAAAAAATACATTTACTTCTTTACACAACGACCGCTCTTGCGACTGCGCTTCTGGCTCTTCTTGCACTTCTTGCGGCAAAGGCCAGTCTTGGTGTTAAGGGACTGGCTCTTCTTGCACTTCTTGCGGCTACGCGACTTGCTCTTCGACGACTTGCGGCTACGCGACCTACGCTTCGACGACTTGCGGCTACGCGACCTACGCTTAGACGACTTGCGGCTACGCGACCTACGCTTAGACGACTTGCGGCTACGCGACTTGCGCTTCGACGACTTGCGGCTACGCGACCTACGCTTAGACGACTTGCGGCTAGACGAAGACGAAGAGGACGAAGACGGACGCGAACGCGACTTCTTCTTACGGCAACGACGGCTAACTAGATCGCGAGTCCTACCAGGACCACACTTCTTCTTACGGCAACGACGGCTAACTAGATCGCGAGTCCTACCAGGACCACACTTCTTCTTGCGAGACTTTCGCAGGGGGGACTTTCGGCGGCTGCGCTTGCTGCTGGACGGCGTACCCGAATGCATCATGACCTTGTGCGATCGGAGCTTTGCTTTGAGACTCGACTTCTTTAGTCCAGAATAGCTAATTTGGTGGGATTTTGCCAACTTTTGAAGTTGTGCTAGTGTAGCTCCCTTTCGAGACCGAGACTTTCGCGACGGGCTTTTACGTGATTTCGGCATTTCTTTATTATACCCGGAGAAAATTAAAATAACAGAAAAATAAATTTCAAATTTAAACAATTAAAAATTTACATAGCGTAAATATACTTTATTATTTTTTCTTTAACTTGTAATTCATAATTTTTTAATTATGAATCAATACAATATTCAATTAGTTTGAGAATATTTCAAAAGGCTATCTATTAACTCGACATGTCCCATGATCATCCTTCGGCAGCATATTTTTTTTAATTCAATCTTATCAAGAGCTTCTTTCATAGAAAGACCATCGCTCAAATGTTTTTGGTATGGTACCCACTTACCACCTATTACTTTTCCACACGTATAACATCTAACTGGTAGAATGCACATTTTTTTATTATTATTTAATAATTAACCGTAAAATTCGCTTTTATTTATCCGATAGAACTTTTAGAGAGTATAAGGAGCTTGTTTACTCCATGTTTGACATAACATTACATAACCACAACGATTATTATAACGTACATCTAATGTTGACGGATCAGGCTTCTTATTACTTTGAACAAATTTTAGTTCAATGAAAAGTCTATATTTGTTTCCAACCCACCCAGATTTTGACATATGATTTTCTGTATTAATAAAGTGTGGGAATCCTTTCACACCTGGAGGCGCATCTTTGGCTTGTTTTAATTGAACTTCTCCAGATTCAATTTCGTATTTGAGTGCTTCTTTAGCATTGACACAATGTCTACATCCTTCCATAAAGTACAAGTATATCATTTTACCCTTAGTGAAGAAAAAGAAAATAAATTGTAAATTCTTTATTTAGCTGTGATCTTTGTTTTTAGCATCATAGCATTCAATTCTTGTAGAACTAGCTTTCCAACGTATGGCAATTTAACAGGCACCACTTGATCTGTATCACACGCTCTACACTCTGTTTTACTAGTCGCAAAATTACCACACTTTGTACATATTGACACTTGATACTTATCAGACACCAAGAATAAGCGCTCCTGTAGAAATTTGGATACACCATGACCTATCATACAATTATGTGCTACAATTCCATTTGCTAAAAATGTATGTGTTTCATCAACTTGAATATCATATACCGGATGAACTCCTGCAGGTCGAATATCAATTACTCTCAAATTCATTGTTGGTAGCCCTTCAGACTTGCGATCGACACCGTAAGATACATTTAGATTAGTTAGACCTTCTATAAGAGTATCTTCTGTTTCGCATGGTGGGGAATCACCCGTTTCTTCTGACTTTACAGGTTCTTCTTGTAAAAACCAATCTAATGCTCCTATATCTTTCAAATATTCTTCGGCGTTCGGAAAGCCTTTTCCTCTGAAATTTCCAAACTTTGTTCCTTTTACTAAATGGTCGGTAATATCATGAGTGCTAGGAATAGCATATTCGTGTAAAAGTGCTTCTTTTTCAGTCAGTTCTTTTACTGCTTTTTCTATGGCTTTTTTCGTATGTACAATCTTATTCGGAAATTCTTTCTTGATTTTACTAAACTGAGTGATTTCATCAACTCTGTCAACTAGCCAATTGTGCTGTCTAGTTACACCATCCCTTAGACGTTTATACGATGCTCCAGCTTCCAGTCTTTGAGATTTATGACAACAATACCGAAACCCAATTTTTTCGTGGAAACGAGGCAATTCATCGATACACAAGTGAAGAGTAAGTTGATAACTTTTGTTTTCTTGCAACGAATCTACTTTTTTCTTTGATGACGTTGTCTCTTTTGCTTTTTGTATAGTAACATTATGAATATCAAATCGAGCTAATAAAGTTTGAAGTTGTTTCATCATTTCTTCTAACGAATCAAGTTGAGATCCACATTTGCTTTTTGAAAAACTGACAGATGTTAACAAATCACGTTTTCCTCTATGAAGACCAAGAACACATGTATGACCATCTCCACCAAACAACCCACCCAAAAACTCACGAACTATCGGTAATGGGCAAGATGGATCTGTGATAAAGGTAGGTAGTTGTGCAGGTTGATTAATTTTTTTACCAATTACTATTCCTTCTACTTTCATAAGATCTAATACAAAATTTTTCGGAATATCTATACGATAATGGTTTCTATCTATAAAATTTTCTTGTGTTATCATAACAAATTTACCTAAATCTTCCAAAGCAGAATAAACATCTATTTCGTGACCAAGATTTATCATACCTCTATAACCTTTGCCACTACGATAAATACCACCATCGGCGCAAATATACCCAACCAACCGAGCAAATGAAAGAGCGTAAAAATATGATTCTTCATCCTTAACTTTTAGCTTTGTATATCCTGCTTGAAACTTCCAATCTGCACACTTTTCTATTTCTTCTTTTACAATAATCAAAGGATTTGTAATACCTGTTTTGAGTTGCGTAACTCCTTTTACCATTTCACGAATAGGTACCCACACATTCTCATTTGTAAGCATTTTATGCTTATCTGTAAAACGAATAGTACGTCCATCCTGAAAAACAACATCTACACATTCTCGTTCTCCTTTGGATAAGAAATTACTTTGTGTAGAAGGGATTACTTGTTGTTTTTCTTCATGATAACTTAAAATACAATAATTCTTGTTTTCCATAGTTCCGATTTCGACACTCAATCCGCAATTTAGGGGAATTGGGGAGTGATAGTCTGAGCAGTCTCTTTCCATTTCGCCAAACCTCTGTCCTCCATCACGTGAACGACCCTCCAATGGTTGTCGTGTGAGTGTTGTCACAGGTCCAGTCGCGCGCGCGTGCATCTTATCAGAGACAAGGTGCTTCAATCGTTGATAGTAAACAGGCCCGATAAAAAACATACCCATATTTTCACCTGTCATTCCGTTCATTAGCATTTCTTTTCCTGTACTTTCATAACCAAGCATACCTAGCGTTTTGCATGCTTCCTCTGCGATATTTTTACTTTCTTTTGTGAAAGGCGTTGCGTCACCATACTTACCGTTAATTGTGCAAGATTTTCCCATTACTGATTCTATCAGTTGGTTAATAGTCATTCTGGATGGTATGCATTGACCTGTTATAATCGGTCTGGATGCTTCTATAACAATATCGTTACTATCACGTTTTGCTCTACGAGTAATAATAAATCCATGTGGCATTGTTACGCACCAAGTTAAACCAGTATATTGTACTTTCTTTACATCATTATTAGGATATAATATATGATCACATGTATTTGTATAAGATACTTTCCAAAAATCATTCTCAAAATCAAAATGACACGAATATCCACAGTTGATAGCTAGACGCATTATTTTATCTCTTAATAGACTACACTTTGTTAAAATTACATTACAATCGTCTTTTTTGTATATTCCAGATAGAATCAAACGTGCTAAAGAAGAAGGAATGTTCCACACCCACTTAGAAAATAATTTTATATATTTTCTATCCTTTTTTGTTGATAATGTATTTATCCAATTGTTATTGATAATACACCAACGAGACCTCCAGTATTTACTAGTAGTAGAGCAACGAGAAACATCATAGATATAATCAACAGATAAAACAAGACCAAGTATATTAAATCTATCTCTTAACCAATCGTCGTCCAATAATTTTTCAGTGGACATTTCTACGGAGTTCCCAAAAAAACCAATACTACCTCCTTCACCTAACCAATAACCATATAATTCGCAAAATGCCATAAGTTTTTCATATGTATTAATAGATAGTAATTCAAGAAAGGGTATCTTTTTTATACAACCTTCCATACCGGAGTAAGCTTTTCCAGTGAATTTAATTATATCTGAACATAACAGTTCATTCGCTTTAACCTTTTTATAATCAGAATCTAGCTGTTTAACAAACATATCATGATCAGTTGTGACAAGCAATGATACTTTTTCATCTTTTTGTGTAAATTCAATCATTTCCTGTGTTTTTGTTTCATTTAATATGAAAGAGGTTGGCTGCTCATATACAAGACGACCAGTTTGATTATCATACCCAGCCATTCTAAGTGTACCTTTATCATATGCTTGTTTTGCTTCTTTCCAATTCACAAATCCGTGTTCTGTAAGAATCTCATGATCTTCAGCGAGACAATGCGGATTTATTATAATATCCGGAGATATTCCTTCTCTCGTAAAAGGCATGTCCTCCTGTTTATAAACCATTCCAACTGTTCCTTTTTGTGCTGCTCTCGATGCAAACTTATCACCAACTTCGGGAATACGTAGACATCTAATAACAATCTTAACAAGTCTATATCCGTTGGGAGTTATCGTAGAAAAGATTCTGTCTATATATCCTTCCTCTCCTTTTCCAATTACTATAGAACAATCACTAACTATCTCATTTCCAGATTTATCTGACTGTATAGATATTTTTCCTATAATAACATCTCCCTTTTGAACAAAAAGGGATCCACCACCACATATTTTGCCTTTCTTGTCAACATACTTTGGTTTACGTAATCGAACAATTCCGTTTTCATCGAGTAGACCATAGTTTGCATCATGCTTTCTTCTATCGATTGGCGGTATACATATCTTTTCAGAATTATATCCTTGTTTCTTTTCTTCATCACTATGAGTCTTATATGTAGTTGCCCAAAATAACCCGCGTTGAACAGCGCTGTAATTTATCATAACTGAATCTTCTTGGTTAAATCCAGTGTAGCAAGCAATTGCAACAATACAATTTACTCCAGATGGCATATCATTGAACCCCATCATTTCAGCAGCCCTTGTTCCAACTAGAGGACGTTGAGGAGTGTTGAGAACATGAACGACAGTGTCAGACCTTGTCAAATGCGAAAGAGCAAACATACTCATTGCTTGTTTACCCATCGACGAATTATGCACACAAAAAGAATCTCCAGCTATGAAACTATGATTCTCGGATTCTGTTGTAATATCAGCAATCATGTTTCCCTTTACTGATCTTGTCTTGCTTACTATTTTAACAAATATTGCTCTATCTTTTACTTGTCTTTTCCAAGATTCAAAAGAATTGGGGATTCTATTTTGACAAGTTTTTTGATACTCATAAACTCTAATGCTTTCAACATATTTAAATATATTATATCGCCAACCTATTTTTTCAAAATAGTTTATATGATTATCAGGTGTGTTTTTGAAATAAAGATGCACATCATCACTTTGAGAATGTTGTGATTTTTTAATTAAAAAAGGTCCAGAACACTCAATATCAAATTCTTCAAATAACACTTTGATTTCTGTCATAAATTCAACTAAACTATTTACATAATCAACTCGTGATGGTAAACTTGTATGATTGAATAGAAATTTTGTAGATGTTACACCTGTTAATTTATTACCCCCTTGAAATCCAGATAAAAATTCTCTTTTGACTAACATGGAACCATTTTTAATCCAGTTCATCAATGGAGGATGAGATTGAGTTGTTCTTTTTCCTACATATCCATCTACAAGGCCGATAAGAAGACTTGCGAATGCATTGTTATAAATTATTTGTTTACATTCACCATATTTTTCAAATATAACGTCTATGATTTTATTAACATCTGTGACTTTATTAGCAGAAAATCCCAATTCATGCAAATCTTTTAGAAAGTCTTCGCAATCTTCTATAGAATAAAAATTAAATTGAACTTGAGGACGTTTATCATATAAACCAGCGCTACCATTTGTAATTAAATAGCCAACTATTCTAGCTAGAATAGGTAATGATGTACTTTTAATTGGATAAAGACCAATACTTGTCAAATCATTAATATGTTTTTCTTTCACTGATGTTTCAGGTAAAGTAATATATAAATCTGCATCACCACCAGTATATACAACTTGTTGAGGGATTACACATATATTTTCCGCGTCTATCGCGTGTTTCCACCCATCCGTTGTTAGAACAGGATGATCTACTGTGCAAGTTATTTTTCTTCCAGATTCCGTTTCTATTGTTATTATTTCTTTATCTGTTTCTCTAACATATTGATTTATTACCTTTGTAATACTTTGTACACAAGTGATAGGGTCTACTGAAACAACAGAATCACCAATTTGAATGTCTTTTATAGCTTTTTTCGTATTGTCAGCCATTACAACTAACGTTTCTGGATCTAAACATTGATAACAATTTCTTGGTGAATTATGTACACAAAATGTATCACCACATAAAAAGCTTTGATTTGTTGATTCAGTTGTAATATCTGATATTATCTTTTCTAAACTTTCTATTTTACTTTCAAGTGGTATGAAAAGAGTAGTACTCTTCCATTTCACAAGATTTATCCATTCTTCTGGCGAAAGCAACCATTTTGGCAATTCAATTGTACCACTTTGTAATTTTTTCTCTAAAAATTTAAGATACTCTACGTAAATACCACTCTCAATATTTTTAGAAACGTCGTAACGATATCCAACTATCTCAAAATACTTAATCAAATTAGTACGCGTAGATGAAATACAATAAGACACATTGTTTCTATCGTCGTAATTAGCATTACTTGTCTCAATTGTAAAATATCGTAAAAGTTCAACTATATCATTCATAAATTCTATCAGATTACATACATACTCACTCTTAATACTCTTAATTGTAGGAGACATATAAATGTTTACTTGTTTTGTTGAATCAAACCTGATTTTTGAACCATCTCCACCCTGAAATCCTGCCAAGAATTCTCTTTTAACCAAATCTGACCCATTTTTAATCCAATCTGGTAAAGATTTGTACTCTTGTATACTCTTTTTACACCCAAGTGCTATAAATAGTGCTGAGAATGATCCCGAATATTCGAAAAGATAAGTACAACCATACCCTTCTTTTCTTGAATACTTAAAACCTAACCTTTCAACATCTTCGTTAAATAAAACAGCACTATGTTCATCTACAAAGTATACAGGTACACTTACATCTACTTCATCTGAAACAAAAAGGGTAGATATAAATCCAAAAAGACGACTTATAATATATAAATTAGTATCAGTGCTTTTTATCGGAAAGGATATTTCAGATGCGTATTTTGTTACAAAACTCTCTTTTATTTGAGCGTTCAAACATCTTTCAATAAATTGGTCTTTTGTAAGAATTACATAATAATCAACTAAATTAGATACTGGTTTAGGTTCTGTTGATATACCTACCAATGTTTTTCCAACTTCGATTTCTTCTATGCGTTTCCATCCATCAAAAGTCATAAAACGATGATCAAAAGTTGCTGTTATTTTTCGACCACTTAATGTTGTGATTTCAAATAATTGCTTATCTGTTTTATTTGTATATGTATGTGAAACTTTTGTGATACTTTGTTGTTGTGTTTCAGGGTGAAATGTGATTACTTCATCTCCAACTTGAACGTCACATATTTGTTTTACAGTTCCGTTAGCCATGTATACAGGTTCATTTTTAAAGATGCATTGTGAATGATCTGGGAAAGGAATAATAGAAGCCATTACTCCTAACATCATTGCTGGTGAAATTTCACAATAATCACTCTTAAATTTAGAGAGTTCTTTCTGGTTAAATGCTATCACAGAACCGTTCGCCTCCATGTTATCAATATATTCAATAAAACCTTTTTCAACAAGCTCATCCCAGTTTGTTCCATCCTTTTCTTCCGCTAGAATTTTTTCACCATCAACTTTAAAAACAGGTCTTAAAAGTCTGCCTTCGTCTGAACAAATATGTACCTCGTTATCTACTTTTTCATAAGAAATGGATACATCCCATGGAAGCATCTTGATACGGCGTAGTTCTTTTAGTTCTTCTAGAAGAAATTCAGAACTTTTAGTACTACCGATCAGAATTCCGTTTAGAAATACATTTATTCTGTCTTTTTCAAACTCTTCGATATTAGATATGTTTTCGCATAATTCTACTACTTCTCTAACCAAAACAGTTGGGGTTCTATCCGAAATCCGTGTAAGAAGAGATAAATTTAGAACTATTCCAACAGGTTGACCTTCTGGTGTCTCTACTGGGCATATATACATAATTTGAGAAGGATTGATTTGTCTAATTGCGGCATTCTTAGATTCTTTTCCAACTGGAATGGAAACACGCCGTAAATTAGAAAGAGTCGCGCCATAAGACAATCTTGAAAGGATCTGAGCTACACCTGCTCTCACATAGCTATTTTTAGGTACACCCCAATTTCCTGTACCAAAACAATGATTAAAACCCTTTGTAATATCTGTCAAACGTGGAATAATGCTCATAACATCAGGAAGTTGTTTCTTCTTCTCTATCGTTGCTACGATAGTACCAACATACTTTTTGAAAAGCTGGCGAAAAAGTTCATGACATAAAACACCTGGAGACTCAACACGTTTATTGACATAATTATCTCTGTCATCTGGTTTGCGAAGACCAAGAGAAGTTGCTAATAATTTGTTAACCATGTGACCTAATAGATAAGCTTTATCTTGTGTTGAAGATGTGACACCCATATGAGGAAAAATTTCACAATCTACAACTTGTTCTGCGTAATCTCTTCTCTCTGCTTCTTTTATAGGATGATTAGTGCGTTGTCCTATAAATCTAAGAGCATTATTTCTTGTAGCTTTTACAATCCATTTGGATTGATCTTCTAATGACCACAATTCTTTGAGCTTGTTTAGCATTTTTTTCTTACCTTCTACGGATGATTCATCAACTGAAATGGAGCCATGATTTTCCAACATAAACAGATCAAATGCACTATCATGACCGTCAACAAAAAAAGAATCATTTGATATTAGACGAATATATTTCTCTATATTTGGGGATTGTCCTATCAAATCAGCAAACTGGTCAGATCTATATCCAAGAGCTTTGAAAACAACTCCCATCGGAATAGGTTCCTTAATGTATGGCAATGAAAAACATAGAGTTCGGTCATCCGTTCCAATCATTGCCGATACTAGAACTGAATGACCTGTTTCTTCCGACATACTCCTCATTTCACAGCAAAAGCTATACTTTTCAGAAGCTCTTTGTTCTAAAACAATTGGTATGTTATAGATACCACGCAACTGTGATATTAAAACTCGTTCTTTTCCCTTTACTATAAAATATCCACCTTGATCGTGTTCACATTCTCCTGCCGCAATTCGTTCTTTTGGAGTCATATTCGTAAGATAACATTTGCTGCTTCTTAACATAATTGGAATTCGACCAAGAACAACTCTTGTATGCTCTGTAATCTCAGGTTCCTTTCCTTCAACTTCTAATGTTTCAGTCACTGTTGCATATATCGGTGAATCGTAAGTTAAATCTCGTTGACGAGCTTCTGATGGGAAAAAACTATGAAGAACTCTTGTGTCCTCTGTTACTGTTGGTTTTGGAACATATACATTACTAAAAGATACTTTATAATGATTGTAAGAACCAGTGCCTTTTCCTCCTTTTGTAGTAATAGATATTTCGGGCTCTTCTGTTATTATTTTGTGAATACCTACATTTATAAATTGATCATAAGACTCTGTTTGGTGATGAACAAATCCTTTTCGTTTAAAGTGGTCTGCAAGAATATTCCAAGTATGTTCTTCTGACATCATTTTAAAAAAATATATAAAAATTGAACTTAAAATTCATTTTTGAATTTTGTTATCAACATTGTTTTTAAAAAAAAGTAAAACGGAGAACTTACCTAAAATTTTCACAGATGGCTCTTGTTTAAAAAATCCTGGCGGACCTGGTGGTTGGGCGTTTACGGTTTTAGAGAATGAAGAACAATGGACATTATCCGGAGGAGATCCAAACACAACTAACAACCGTATGGAACTAATGGCTGTAATTGAGGCTCTTAGGTTTGTTCAAGGGAATGAATATGTATTATACACAGATAGCGAGCTAACGATGAAGTGTGCAACCGGAGTTTACAAAAAAAAAGCAAATAAAGATTTGTGGAATGAATATGAAGATGCGTCACGAGACAAAAAAATTCATTGGATTTGGGTTAAGGCACATAATGGTAATAAAATGAATGATTATGTTGATTTTTTAGCTCGTAGAGAAGCAGAATTATTAAAAAAATAAAAATCTTGATCAAATAATAAATGCATCATCATTATCATGAAGCAAATTCGTCAGTTGGCGGTTCCGCTTGCTCTTATGCCCAGTTATCACGATACCACAGTCCAGGTCTACAATTACCAATGGCATCTGCACAGACAGGTAATAACACATACATTGTACCTGTGTTTGGAGCCTCTGGTTATAGCGCTCTTGTTCATAGCCCGCACAGCTTCGGTGGCTACCCAAATATTAATGCCGCTTACAAATCAGATGGAAACTGTTTCCCTGTGTATCACAAGATGAATTGTCAGTAAGTAAGTATTAATTTTATATCATTAATATGATATAAAATGATTTGTAATCACCAACAAACACCCGCTACTTTTCGGCCGGCCTTAATCCAAAGAATAATACAAAGTGTGCTTGATAAACAAAACCCGGCTGATAGACCAAGAGCTGTCATATTTGTTTGTTTTCCGTAAATATATCCAGAGTAAGATGATATAAGAATTATAATAAAGTAAAATATAGCAATCACTGATAGTGATAGAACATTCATTGTAGGCTTTTCCTTTACCTTTTCTTTATCCGTTTTAGTATCCATTTTATGGTATAACAACATTATAAAAAATAAAACAAAAAAGAATACTAATAAAAATTAAATCCGAATTTTTGATATTTTTTTTCACTTCCAACTGATCTACTAAGAAATATCCCGGTTAGCCCAATACAACCGAGTAGAACAAAAAGCGCCCATAAAGGAAATACATCTCTCTTTTTGGGTTGCTTTTTGAGTTTATCATTCATTTTATAATATACAGAGGATAATTTTATAGCGTATTACATGTTTGATAATTTTACAAAATTTTTAAGCACAGCATCGATCATCACAATGTTATCAAATACAATTGTATCTACACTTAATGAAAGATTTTCATGCTTTGCTCTTACCATTAAAATATTACGTATAAGTTCTTGTTTGACAGAGTTAATGCGAGCTAATTCGGTTTCAAATCTAGATATTTGATTAGATCTTTCAATATCAACATGCAAACCCTTCAGACTTGGTTGTCCAGAACACCTTTCTTCCGCATCGATCAATTTTTCCATATTTTTCTTTTCGGCAATTCCCAAATCGTCGAGGAGTTTCTCAAGACGTTCTAAAGCTTTTATATATTTATGTTTCTTTTCATTAACAATTTCTGAAAATGATAATAATTTATTCTTTTGTTCTAACATTCTTTGTATATTTCTAACGTGCTTACTCTGATTCTTATCAAGAATTCGGCAAACACCATCTCTAACCGTTTTGATATCAATAGACACGGTATCTATCTTTTCATACAAAGTTTCTAAATCTATCGTCACCATTAATCTTCTATCTTCACCCAAAGGACGACCTTGTATAGCAAAACATTCATATGTGTCGTCTCGACGAATACAACACATGTAACATCCAAAAACAATAGCTAGTTTGTATTTCAGACTCTGTGTACAAAATTTTAACCTTCTAAGTTGACGAAAAACTTCTCTTAACTGAATAACATCTTTAGTTGCTGATTTTAAAGATACTGGATGATTATATTTTTCCTCTAAATAACCTTGTATATCATTATGACTTTCTCCAGGACTTAGATCAATATCGTCACCGTTGTAATTCTTTCCTAAATCAATTGCATCTGGTTCTCCTGCATAATCACCAGGAATGTAACCATCCTCCGAAACATCTACATATTTAACTTTGAACACATCATCTCCTCCATTTATTTCTATTTCATATTTACTTGGTATGTATAGCATGAAACAATCGGCTGATGATATACTAAGTACTTCAATGTAAACAATAAGACTATGTATAGTGAAATACTTTTTAGGCAATAAACCTCTTCCAGATAATAATTTTTCTAATTTATTAAAAGATAAAGGCATTTACTTATCATTTTTTATTGGCTTAAAACCATATTAAAAGGTCTCTAAAATGACAAGTTCTATACAATACTCCCAGCCTTTAGTCAGTGGAGATCAAATTGCGCACCTACCGGTTGATAAAAATCCACCTCTACCAAATGAAGTACATATAATTGATACTCTATTCAAAAAGCATCGAGGTGCGATGGATTTGATATTTGAAGAAGCAAAAGACTCTGTTATAGTTGCGGCGCTTGTTACGCTCGCTTGTTTGCCACAAATTGATGCAATGATATTTAAATTTGTTCCAATTTCTCAAACTTCTCCCTATTTTTTACTCCTTGCTAAAGGATTGATAGCAGGATTTATATATTGGTTAATAAAGCATTTTTATCTTTCTCGAGCAACACGATAAATATTATTTTTTATCGGAATCAGAATCAGATTCAGAACTTTGTTTGGATGTTAAAACATAAACAATTGCACCAAAAGCAATACCAGCGGCTATAGATGAAAGAGCATAAAGAGCCTCTTTCCTGCATATTCTTCTCATTTATAATATAAAATAATATTATTATTTTTATTTATTACTTTGTGAAGCGACTTTTATTCTTGTAAACAAGAAGTGCTACAACAGATATTGTCTTTACTACTACAGAAGCAACTATAGTTGCAACTATCAATTTTTTATAACTGAGCTTTTTCTCAATTATATTTGTTTTATTGGTAATATCATCCATTATAAATCTAGGCTTCCATGCAAAAAGGAGAATAAGGATTGCGCATGGCAGTATACCATAACTAATAATAGGTGAATTCAGAGCTTCTGTATTGATTTTATAAGGATTACTTTCTTTTTTTATAGTTGTATTTGTGTTTGTTAATTGATTTACTTCGTACTGCAGATTTTTTATTCTGTCATCGATATCATCCATTTGTTTTAAGGACAGAAATACTTTTAGATCGAATGATTTGATAATAATTTTATAACCAATATTATTGGTTATAAAATAAAAATTTATTCTTTCACTTTATTCATCTTCCTCTTCCAGAAGGTCTTCTTCCTCCTCTAGATAGTCATTTGGTTCTTCTTCTTCATCTTCATCTTCTTCATCATCTAGAATGGATGATAACTTTTTCTTACTAATCTGAAGTTCACAAAGTATATCTTCAACATCGGCTGCTTTGATATTGGCCTGTTTAATCGCTGTTGAAATAGATTTCTTCTGGTCCAAACTATCCTTTTTCTTGTCTATGATTGACTCTTCTTCATCTTCGTAAGATGAGACATCATATGCAAAGCTATGTGCCATACAAATATTGATATCATCCTTGTCTAAGGGAAGAAATTTATCATCGACACATTTACCAATAACGACTCTCTCTCTTGCAGATTTGAAGACCATACCTGTCGATGAATGCCAAAGCTTGTCAATAGCTTTGTTCTTACGAAGAACTGTATTTACTTCTTTTGCTACTGGAACAGCAACTTTAGAGGGTGTACTTCCTGCAATAGATTTCTTTGCACAAGGAACTATCTTCTTTTGTTTTGGTTCTTGTCCCTCATACTTTTTGTGACGAGTACAGTATATTACACCACCCTTTGGTTTGATACCGCAAGATTGACCCTCCTTTTCACCCTTTGTATAGATATAAGGGCATCCGTCAGAAGATGACGATGCTTCTGACGGTGATTTAGGAGTTGTCGTAGTCTTAGGAGTAGTTGTAGGCTTAGGAGTCTTCTTAGGTGTCGGTTTAGGTGTATTCTTAGTATCTGAATTCTCCCAGATACTTATTAGATCGTCGAAATCGATCTCGTACTTATCTGAGACGATTTTTATATACTTGTGAACAGACAATCGAATAATAGTACCAATTTCTTGCGAAAGTGCGTCCATGATTTCTGATTAAAATCAAAACAAGTTGAATGAAAATTTCAATTTCTTTTCAAACTTTGGATTATAACAATTTAGTAATTTAAAATTTTATATATTATTAAAATGGATATTTGTAATACATTATTAAACTATTATAATACATCAGTACTTACAAATGCTGATAGTACACTTAAGAGTGCACTTTTAGAGGAAGCAAGAAAGTGTGCAGACGAAAATCCGATAAAAAGAGTAGGGCAGCCTATGGTAGAGTTAGAAAGAACCGTTTTGAAGCGACTTATTATAAACAAAGAAACAAATAAAAAACCAAATGTTGATTGTATTGGTGGACCGTTCACTCTTACAATGCATTGGAGTAAATATTATAAGAAGTTAATATATATATTTGGAGAGGAACACGATAATGTAACAAATTGTCCACCAGAATTACCTAAAAAAATGAATATAGAAAAATATTTGTTAGATTTTTTTAAAAATACAGATGTTTTTTATGATTTTTATCTTGAAGTTAGACCATTTAATAAACAAACAGGCGATTATGGTTTCCAATTTAGTGGAGCTGGTCGTATCACAAAGATAATGATGGAAGATCAACATTTTGTTCAAAACTGTATACAATCACGTACTCGTAATAAAATAAAATGCGAACTTGGAAGAATTCATTTTATTGATATTAGGAAGAATGAAAATGTAAAGATAAATAACGCATCTGTTTTTTCTAACCTTTTTGATATATTGGATGAAAAACATATTTTTAAAGTATATAATCAAGAATATAAGGAAGGAATAGATGATCCATCTAAAAAATTTATTAAAATAGAAAAAGATCCAAGATACCAAACATTCCTTTGCGACTTTTTTAAGAATGATCAAGTTAGAACATGTATTATTGAGTTCTCTAAAATAGAGAATGAAGAACAATATTATCATTTTTGGTATAAAGAGTTTAATAACTACACGTTCAATATAGAAAAAATAAAAAAATCATTTATAGGAAAAGAAATTATCAATTTTATCAACGACCAAATTAAACTACTTTTTTTTAACAAAAAAATTAATAATATGGCCAAAGAAATAGTAACAAATATTACATATATTGAAACCACATGCGACATAATAACAACATCAGATTATTCTGCAATGCTTTATTTTTTAAGAGAAGTATCTGATTTTTTGATAGATGCTAATTATTTAGTCATGGATGGTTATCTATTGGCGCGTGTATTCAAAGATTTTGATATTAATTCTGTGAATACGGAAAAACAAAGATCAACTGATGAGCCTAAAAGTCCACACAATATCATTATATACGCAGGTGATAAACACTGCACCACATACAGAAAATTTTTAGAGGATGAACTTGGTTTTGAACTAATAGAAGAAGCAGGTGTAAAATGGCGGGATACAGATACACATACAGGCAAGATCACTTTTTCTTCTGATATGGAAGATGCTCCTAAGCATATAGATATGACACAATTTCCACAACCATTTTTTTCTCATCATTCAAAAGTAGATTGGACTTTTGTTAATACTCCTACAATGGAAACGGAAACGGAAACGGAAACGGAAACGCGAATGGAAACGGATGAGAATGATGATTATGATGATTATAAGATTAAGATTCGTAAAAGTTCAAAAAGAAAAAAGGATGATAAAAAACCAAATAGTCCCAAATCTGGAATAGAAAAGGTCAAGCCTAAAAAACCAAATAGTCGCAAATTAAAAAAGAAAAATCAATACGATGAAGAGATTATGAAAGAATAGTAGCGTGTACTACATATCTTCCATTGCCTCTTTTACAGCATCTCTTACAGTTTGTCTTATTGTTTCTCTTATTGAATCATTTATACTTCGAGCTAAACGATAAGCGGCTAATTGGGCGAGTTGATTTTGTTGAATAGCTACATTTCTTTGTGTTTCTAATTGCTGTATTTCTTGCGCATTTGTTTCAAAAACAGCTTGAGAGTTTAATAATGCAGCTTGAATTGCAAGACTATCTTCATCTTCATCAAAAGGTGGATATTCATCATTAAAGTCTTCTAGATCTTGATACATGTCACTGTCAGGTTCTGAAGAACATTCAGCTAGGTACGGTTGAAATTTTGGAAATTCCCATTGACTAATACCAGTTATTGTATTAAAGTAATATGTCCTACCATGCATATCTTTATAGGCGTCCCAAGAACCATGAAGTTTTGTACCTCTTGATTGACTAGGGCCTGCATCATTTCTTGAACGAACAGTTGCTGAATCTTTTGGAATAATAGGAATTTCCTTTTTTCGTTTCGGAGGCATAGTTATTTATTATATTTAATATATTATTTTTTTCATTCATATGAATGAAAAATGGTAATGATAAGGATGTAAATACTATGTTGTGTGTTAAAAAGAAAAAAAAGAAAACTTACAAAAGACAAAGGTAGAATCTTTGATAAAATGGTAATTTTTAATACAAAGAAATTTATAATATTTTTATGCGTTTTTATACCACTTTTAGTGTTGTTAACCATTTTTATTATCAGGTGTTATTGCAAAGTTGAAAATTTTGATTCTTACACAAAAGCATGGGCTCAACAACTATTTACAGATAAAAATTTAAATGTCTCAGGCCTTGAAGCATGGCCTCTTATTGTATTTCCTAATCATCTAACGTTACAAATGCTAACGAACTATCATAATCTAAATTTAGATGATATTTATGATAAAAAGGCTGAAATACATATAATGCTTGATGGTGAACCAACAGATATTCCTAATACGGAAGATTATGACATTATCATTTCTACAAAGAAGAATTTGAAAAATAGCATTTTCTTACCGTACTACATCTTTCATTGTGTAGAAGCAAAACTTGATATTAACCATTTGAACTTTAAGCATACTAATTATTCGACACGAAAATTTGCTGTTTTTGCATATAGCAATTGTGATGAAAGATTTCCTGGTGTTAAAAGAAGACGAGAATTTTACGAAAAGTTTAAGATGAGATTTGGAAATATGGTTTCTAATCTTGGTAGATGCTACAACGAAGATTTGATAGAGTTTGGTACACATGTTGATAATAGTGAAAAATTTAAGGGATTCCGATTTGTGATTGCGTTTGAAAATAAAGAGATTGATGGTTATGTATCAGAAAAAATTATTAATCCAATATTCGCTGGTTGCATTCCTGTATACTGCGGTGCTTCAGATGTGTCTAAATACATTAATCCAAAAAGAATTATAAATGTAAAAGACTTTTCTAGTGACGATAAAGTATTTGAGAGAATGTTGGAAATCGAGAATAATCCATCATTGTTTCAAGAAATAATCTCTCAACCGGCGTTAACTGAAACACCTTCTATTCACAATGAGTACTCGTTTTTACTTGGTAAGGGTAAAATATTTAAAGATATGTATGACAAATCACCTAATCCTTTGAGAGACATGATGCCTTTAAAGAGATGTGTGTTAAATAAAATCATATTCTGTACATTTGCTGATGGTAGATATTACTCGACAAAGAGAATAGAAAAAGAAGCTAACAATTCTGAATATTTTGATGAAGTTATTGGTTATTCACCATTAGACTTAATGAGTAATTGGAAACATGAGAATGTAGGTGTTGTACATTTTGATTTGAATTTTCTTAGTAAAGCAAAACGTGGTTATGGATATTGGACTTGGAAACCATATATTATTCTGAAGGCTTTATGTGAAAACTGTGAAGATGGTGATATACTTGTCTATGCAGATTCAGGTTGTACAGTTGAACCTTTTATGACAACAAAAATGATGGGGTACATAAACGCAATATCGGATAAGAATCCTATCTTAGCATTTTCAATGTTGTTTAAAGAGAAATTTTGGTCAAAGGCCGATATTGTAGAAAGAGTATTTAAAAATGTATCAACAGATGAAAAAAATATTGCATTAAATTCAAACATATATCAATTCTCTTCAACTACTATTATTATGAGAAAATGTACTCAAGTACTTGATTTTGTTAAAGAATGGCATAATATTGCTCAGGAAGATAATCATCGTTATATTGATGATTCGTTGAGTTTAAAAGATGATTCAAAACTCTTTGAAAATCGACATGATCAAAGCATTTTTTCATTATTGTGTAAGAAAAATCGTCAATTAGTTAAAAATTCAACCGATTTTCAGATTGACAGTGGTCATAATGAATCACAAAGAGTTATTTTTAAAAGAAAAAGGTATAAAAACTGAGACCAAACGATTCGAAATTTTTTGATATTTTTATATATCAAAAAAATCACAGTTATCTCTACATTTCATAATTCTGAAATAGAACCAATTCACCTTTTTCTGTAAGTCTTCTTGCTAGATAGTTTGCAGCCACATCATCAATATCATTCAAAAATTCATCATGCATAATATAGCATGATTTCCATACTGGATCTACACGCTCAATCGCCTTTTTTATAGCTTCACCTGCGCGACGTGACCCTTCCAAATTAATGCTCTTAAACTTTCCGGGACCTCTAAGAAAACTAGCAGAAACATAGCTAACTGTTGGAACCAAATCGGAATTTACATGCTTTACAACTGGATTTTCAGTAAGCTGATAAGAAAACCAACAATTTGGATCATCCATTAGCTCAGATGCAACTGCAACAGATGCAACATCTGCTAGAAAACTTGCTTTTTTCTCTGTATAATTATCTAAAGCGTCCGCAATAAGTTCGGCAGACGGTTCTCTATTCATTTTAGATGCTAATGCCGGTAAAAGGATCTCTTCCGTAACTTTAATAGTAAGTTTTTCGTCAAAGTTAGGAGAATTAAATCTTTCAGCAATAGACGAAGGAGATTTAATAAACATTGGTCTGCATTCCCTCGGAGCGCTAGCAAAAAATACTTCTATCTCTTCTCTGTTACACCATGCAAATATAGCTGCTAAAGCGGCCGAAATGTTTTCTTGAATTCGCGAGAAATTTTCATGATCGCATTTAACACCGTTTATTCTTGCTTTGCAATTGGTAGGAGCTCTAAAATTAGAGGGTAATTTTTTTATCGGAATGTTATCAAAGGTTTCACCTAATGGTTCAAAGATATCAAGAGCACCAAAATATTCAGACAGATTTGTAGAAAAGACAACAGAAAACCTTCCATCTTCCAAAGAATCCCTCGTCTCCATAATTAGAGGAAGAGTATCAAAACACGGTGCAGAATTGATAAAAAACATGTTCTTTTCATTCATCTTCTTTAACATGCCATCTAGATTGATAAATGACTCATCGTATTCAAGTTTTCCATCTACAACTTTAGTAGTCATATCATAGGATAGAACTTTAAGAAGAAGATTATACGACTCCCACATTTCATCAGTGCAACTACTTGGCTTTTCCTTTAAATAGATATATGTTTGAGAGTGAGGGCTTGGAACACTAAAGCTAGGACCTCCTATAACACCCTTTTTGAACCATGTTTGGCAAGCTGATCCAATCTCTAAATTGGAGTTAGAAATAGTACCTTTCTTTTCAGCATCTTCAAGAATAGATTTAAAAATGGATACTGTATTGGTATAATCAATCATTTCTAGCTCTAGATATTCTGGACGATTAGAACTTAGTGCTTTTTCAAGCACTATTTTTTTTTCGGAACTTTTGATAAATTGCTCGAGCGCAAAGACATATGCCTTGAGAATATTCAAAGCATTTGAATTGCGCCATTGCATAAAATCATCAAGTGACGATTTGGTTGTTTTTTCATCTGTATCAAAAAAGTTAATAGATACAGGTTTTACTGGAACACAATTAACACCCATTGAACCACCGACAAGAATAGGATTCTGTGTTAGAAATATAGCATATTTATCATCTTTGTAGAAAGCAAGATCTTGTCTTGTCGCAAAAATCGTAGATGAAAAATCTGTAACTTTGCATTCTCGAATCTTTGAGAGCATATCTGTTTTCGATTCAGGACCCTTGTATGATAAACTTTGTTCACGAGCTTTAATACTTTGTTCATATATTTGTTTTCGCTGTTCTTTTGTGGGAATAGTAGTTATTCCAGACAACATATCCTTGAAGATCAAAGAAGAAGCGTTCATGTTTTTAATAATTTATTGTAAAGTTATATCAAAATTTCATTTTCAATTTTTTATTAGTAAGAAATCATAATACATTATTATGATTTCTATCATTTTTTAGAAAGTTATTACGTTTTTGTAGAAGGTCCGCAGTAATCAATATAATGAGGCCACCCCATACCATCTGAATTTGTGTATTTTGAATATCCAAGAAGACAATCACCTGATGAATTATAAACACAATATCCTTCTTCACGATATGGTCTAGTGTTATCTCTGCAAGGTGGAACGCAATATCCTTCTGGTTTATTTTTTTCGACTGACCATCCGGGTGGACAATTTGTAACCGGGACACAGACATTACTGTCTACTTCAGAACCACCATGACCATTGCCATCTGGATTACCCTTTACCTGCTTAAATTGCCATCCTGATGGACATTTAGATGCGTCACTTTCTTTACACCATCCAGAATTTGATCTACTAACGTTGTTAGCACTACACGGGGGAAGACATTGATTATTTGATTTTTGTTCGTACCAGTCACCAAGCGAAGTTTTACCAAATAGTGCAACACATTTTGAATTAACACAACTATTTGATTGCGTATCACAAATTGGGTTATTTGGATCCTTGCAATCTGAATCTGCCGTACATTTAGGATTATAACACCCTGTCCTATTCCAGATATCACATTTTGATAAAGGAGCATGTTTCTTGCAATCGTTATCGTCTCCGCAAGTTAATCCTGTAGTTGGATCTATTATTTCTGTATCAGAACCAGTATCGCTATCTGTCCCTTTGTGACTACCCTTGTGAGTACCAGAATCTGTATCTTTATGACTACCCTTGTGAGTACCAGAATCTGTATCTTTGTGACTACCCTTGTGAGTCCCCTTGTGAGTACCGGAACCGGAATCAGAATCATTACCATTACCGGAATCAGAATCATTACCATTACCAGAATCATTTGATGGTGGAGTAATACCTCCAATAATACCATAATGTCTTAATCCTACCCAAACTAATGCTCCTACACATAGTAATACTGCTATCACAATAGCAACTATTGCTCCAGTGGGCATTCCTGTAGATGTTTCATCCGTATTTGACGCACTTGTATCGACTGTACTTGCCGTATCTACGTCAGTTGACATTTATTTATTAGGTTTTATTTTAAAAATAATTTTTGAAATGTTATATCTATCCAAATGTAATTATATTTAATTTTTTCTTTATTTTAAACATGATAAATGAGGTTTTTTGCGCATCTTTAGAAGATGTTTATGTAAGGCTTATTATTCTTGTTAATATTATCATTACCGGTTTGAACAGTCTCTATATTGGTTAAGATAGGGCATGAGAAGACAGTTAAAAATTAAACGGGAGTTTATCTGAAAAAGAAATACAAATCTAAAAAAGAGACTTCTTATAAAAAAAATAGAAGCAATGACATCTAACGTAAACAAGTTTAACAAATTTGTTCTTTCCTTTTTGAAGGATACAAGCGATAGTAATAATGCTAATGAGTTGTGGATGGCTTCGGATGTTCAGAAGCAGGTTAAGTCTCTATGCGCTTCGGCAGCTGGTAATCAAGGGCGTAAGAATAAGGATCCAAATGCTCCAAAGCGTGGAAAGTCCGGATATCTATTTTTCTGTTCGGATAATCGCGATGCCGTAAAGAGTGCTCTTGGAGAGCAAGCGAAGGCAACAGATGTTACAAAGGAGTTGGGTCTGCGATGGAATGCTTTGAAGGAGAGCAAGAAGCCAGCGGACAAGAAGATTCTAGCTGGTTACGAGAAGGCGGCTGCTGAAGATAAGACTCGGTATCAGGATCAGAAGGCTGAGTATACTCCTCCTGAGACAGACAATTCTGATGATAAGACTCCTAATCGCCGTGGCGGTAAGCGAAAGTCTGCAAAGAAGGGTCCAAAGCGTGCTAAGAGCGGATACCTTTATTTTTGCGAGCATCGACGAGCTCAACTGAAGGAATCAAATCCATCTCTCAAGTCGACTGAGATTACTTCTGAGCTTGGACGACTTTGGAACGAACTCAAGGCTGATTCTTCTCGAGCGGCTGAACTTGCAAAGTATGACAGTATGGCTGCAGGCGATAAGGAAAGGTATGCATCTGAAAAGACTGATGATGACAAGGTTGCCCCTAAGAAGGAAGTTGCCCCTAAGAAGGAAGTTGCCCCTAAGAAGGGGCAGAAGCAACAGGAAGAAGTTGTAGATGACGACGAGGATCTCGTGGAGGATGAGGCTCCCCAGACGAAGAAGAGTAAGGCACAACCTGTTAAGGAATCTGCAAATAAGAAGCTTAATGGATACCAAAAGTACTGTGAGTCTAGGCGTCCTGAGTTGAAAGCTAAGTATGCTAATGACAAGCCTGCTGATATTACAAAGAAGCTAAGTGATGAGTGGAAGGTTTTGTCCAAGGATGAAAAGCATAAGTGGGATTAAGTTTATATTGAATAATCTATAATAAAAACCATATAAAAATATATGGTTTTATTCAAATGCAAATTGTACGATTTATTATAATAATTGTAATAATAAATGTCAACAGAACAGCTAAATAGATGTGATATACTACTAGAGACGTATAATACATCAATACTTGATAGTGCGGATGAAAAACTTAAAAAGTCGTTGTTAGAAGAAGCAAAAAAATGTGCAATTAAAGGAGGTAGACCTAGAAATGTATTGGCTAAACTCATAATTAATCATACAGAGAATAAAAAACCTGTTGTAACTTCTATAGCCGGACCATATACTCTAACTGTACATTGGAATGAAAAATTTAAGAAGTTGATATATATTTTTGGAGAGCAACATTCAACAGAAACAGATTGTGATGATGAATTTGATGATGTTGTTGTTGATGATGTTGATGATGATGTTGTTGATAAAAGATTTGTAGGTAAATACTTGTATACGTTAATTAAAAACACAGATGTTTTTATTGATTTTTATGTTGAACTTAATGGATTTAAAGGAGAAAAATACGAAACGCTTTTTTCAGATAGCATCGATCGTAATCTAAATATAATGTTTTTGGGTAAATACTTTCAAGAGTGCATTCAAAAATCAACTCGTGATACGAAAGAAGATTGTAATTTATCACGCTCTCATTATTTCGATATTAGGTCTTCTGAAGGTATAAAATTAAACGATGTTTCATTATTTAATAAAGATCTACACACTCTTTTACCAACACTAATGAAGAATAATTTAAGAGATCATACTTTGAAACAGAATATTGATATTTTTCTAGATTTTTTTAATCGAGACCATGTAAGAGACATTTTTGAAGCGAATAATGAAGTTGAAGATTTTTCTGGTTTTCTTACTTTTTGGTTTAGTCAGATTGATCAGTTTGACTTCCTTATGAAAAAGATAAACAGATCAACTATTGATGTAAGAGAAATAATAAAATCTTATGTTAAAGAGGAAATAAAAATACGCATATTAGAGATTCCAGCTGAAGATGGTTTGTATTGGTCAGATTATGATAAGATATTCAAGAAAATTCACAAAAAATATTATAACGAACAGACATCTAGTTATGATTTTAGGGGTGATATAACGAAGGAAGAAAATATAGAACTTTTGTATGACTTAATAAAGATTCACGACTATTTTATTCTTATCAATTCATTAATTCCGGATGGATATTTATTAGCACGAGTGTTTAAAGAGTTTAACACTGAAGACCTTGAAAAAAGACGACCAACTGATGAACCTAAAAATCCACATAATATAATTATATACGCTGGAGATGCACATGCTAATAGATACCGAAAATTTTTGGAAGAAAAACTTGATTTTAAACTATTAGAACAAGCAGGAGTTCCATGGAGAATAGCCAGAACATTTACAGGTAAATTTAAAAATTGTATTGAAATGAAAACAGTTAAACAACCTTTTTTTTCTAATTATCCAGAGTTTGAGGTTGATTGGTTAACATCCAAACCTCCTAACCTACCAAAGAACACAGAAACAGAATGGGAAGAAAAAACGGCTGATGATGGTAAAGTTTATTATGAAAAGGAAGGTATGCAAATATCTAAACCTCCACCTGATTATTATATGTCTTCTAAGATAAAAAAGAATCCGTATTCTGTCTGGAAAGAAGCAGTTAATGACGGCGAACTTTATTACCAGCATAATATAATGGAAAAAATAAAACAGAAACATTTGCCGTTTGATTTTTATATTTCGGTTGATCCTGAATATAGAGAGATCCAAAGGTCAGAAAGTGGGGAAACCGAGGATTCCATGGATTTTTGATACTTATTCTGTTTTAAATAAAAAAGCTCTAGAAGCGTTCATTTTCTTCTGCTTTTCTTCTTGAATTTTTTTAAAATCCACAATATGTATCTTTGGTGCATCTTTTGTTTTTATCAAAATTGTTTGAGTCTTTGGTGTAATAAGAGTCATTGATTTCCAACAGTGTAAACATCTCATTCGCTTTTACAATAAGTAAACACATTTTTAGACTAAAATACAGAATCTTTTCAAAATATGATTTTACTTAAAGTAATTATAACTGTGTATTAATAAGATGGATAAAAAACTGGCAGATATTCTTATCAAGGTGTTTCTTACATCTGTAACTATTCTATTTATATTCACTATCGTAATTAAAAGATTTGTGTATTTTAGACCATCATCTCATTTCATTCAAACAAAAGAAACATATCAAAATATAAATCATGGACATTTACATGGATGGCTTCTTCAAAATGATAAATCCAACAAAATTATATTGATCTGTCATGGTAATGCCGGAAATATTTCACACGAGGAAAGAAGAATGATCGATCTTCGAAATTTAGGTTATTCCGTTTTAGCGTTTGATTACTCAGGATATGGTAAGAGCAGTGGTGTTCCAAGCGAACAACAATTGTATGATGACGCATCTACTATGACGGCTCTTCTTCGTCAAACGTATAGTCCTGAACAGATAGTAATATATGGTGTATCACTCGGAGGGCCTATTGCAACTTATGTTGCGAGAAGGTACTCGATACCTACTTTAATTCTTGAAGCACCTCTTCCAAGTATAAAAATTTTTATTGAAAACAAATATCCTTTCATTTCATTTTTATCTCCTTTATTTCCTGAATTTGACACTTTTGCTTACTTGGACGGATTTAGAGGTAAAAGTCTTATTATGCATAGTCCTGTAGATGATATGATTCCATATGAAACTGTAAAAAACTTAACCCAGATATGTTCTTTACACATTCAAATCGCTGGTTCTCATACATACCCTATGATTCCTTGGAATGATGTAAAATCATTTATAGAAACTCCAGTAAAAGTGTAAATTTATTTTAAAATTTTTCTTATTTTAAAATCACTTTTTCATATTGATTTCCATTCCTCCTTGTTTCTTTATTCGTTCCAAGTCTTCTTTTAATTTATCCTTATCTATTCCAAAACTAGCAAGCGTTTTTGTAAGAGTTTCTTCTCTCTGTATCTTACTACTTCTATTAAGTTTTTTCTCTAGCAATATAGACTTGAGCTGCTCCGACAACTTTTCTCTCGCTAATTTTTTGTCAGTCATAGTTACTTATCATACTCTTGTTTTTAAGCAATAGTTTGTGATTTTATAGCTTCCTCAACCATTTCGACCAGAATACTATCAATATCATACTTTGGTTCCCAATTTAATTTTCGTTTAGCATTTGTACAATCACCATGTAGAGATTCTACTTCGCTAGGACGATAATATTTTGGATCTATTCGAACAACAATATTATCATCAAATGACGCATATTCTTTATCACCCTTTTCATGCCATTCAATATCCATTCCAACCATTCTAAATACTTTATTTACAATATCTTTAATTAAATGTTTTTCACCAGAAGCTATTACATAATCATCAGGCTTTTCTTGTTGCAACATAAGCCACATAGCATTAACAAAATCCTTGGCATGTCCAAAGTCTCTATAAGAGTAAATATTTCCAAGATAAAGACACTTTTGTTTACCCTTTGATATTGCTACTGCTGCTTGTACTATCTTTTGTTCAACAAACGTTTCACCTCTCCTAGGTGATGTATGATTAAATAAAATCCCATTAACCGCAAACATGTTATACGCTTCTCGATAATTTTTCACTATCCAATGAGAATATAGTTTTGCAACCGCATACGGAGAACGAGGATAAAAAGGTGTTGATTCATTTTGAGGTTTATCATATACACCTCCATACATCTCAGAAGTACCAGCTTGATAAAATTTTATCTTCTTTTTTTGATTTTTACATGCCTCTAGGAGACGCAATGTTCCAAGAGCATCAATGTCTCCAGTATATTCTGGTGAATCAAATGATACTCTAACATGAGACATTGCAGCCAAATTATAAACCTCATCTGGTTCAATTTCTCTAATTAATTTTTCTAAACAACATGAATCGCTCATATCACCATAATGAAGAAAAAGTTTTACACTTTTTTCGTGTGGGTCTTGATACAGATGATCTATTCTTTGTGTATTAATATTACTAGATCTTCTAATAAGACCATGAACTGTATATCCCTTTTTGAGAAGTAGTTCACACAGATAAGAACCGTCTTGTCCGGTACATCCTGTGATAAAGGCGATCATTTTCTGTATATAGATTATCTTTTTAAGTTATATGGGTTTATTTTTTTTAAATATAATTATAATATTGAAGTTGATTACTACTTTAACATTCAATTATATGTTTCTGTTCTTCTTCTTCATCATCTGAATCAGATTCACTTGCTACTTTCATTTTTTCACATGCAACTTGAATTTTTGTTGATGATTTATCAGCAAAATCTGACAAAATTTCACCTGTTTGTGCTTCATCTTGATTACGGTTGCTACTTGCTGTACCAACAGATGAATGACATGGTTCAGAACTTTCATCATCATATCCTATTTTTAGTTTTGGTTCAATATAACTTCCAGGAGTCTTATTCACTCTTGATTTGGTATCAGTTAATGTTTTGTCGAATTTTTTAAGATAATCGTTCATTACCCATGTGAGCACTTCCGGTACGTTCTCTCGAATTTCTAACATTTCTGACTTTTTTTCCTGAATAAATTCTTGTGGTGTTTGAATTCTCTCATGACGACCAAAAGATAGCATCGTGTCTATGTCCATTGAAATCTTAGTATATTTGAAAGATGCATTTTGATGTTTATTGGTTTTCTCAGCAGTTCCTATAAAACTACTAACACCGCTGAGAGCTGCGACAAAAAGAGCAAGACCTCCATTTATATAAGTCCATGCTTCAGAATCTTGTTTGTTGCTTGAAAAGATAGAAGATGCTGTTATACCTCCAATAATAACTACAGGAATTCCTAACCTTTTATGCCAATTTGCATAATATTGCGCACACAAAGAATGCATAATCGAGTACGTTTTAGACATCTGTGCCCATTTTTTCAATAATTGTTCGTGATAACGATTCCAAGTATTATTAACTGTCATTTAAATCTAAACAAAGATTTAAATTACTCCAAAAACGAAAAAAAATAATTAAGTATTTTCACTTTATACTGCTTTTGAACGCCAAATTTTTAAATAAAGAGAATCCAATTTTGTATGAAAATCTTCAAGACTTCCATCGTTTTTCAATAAATAATCCCATTCATCTGTTTTTATATTGTCTAAAGCAATCTCGCTATCATGCGTTGCTGTACCAGTGCCAAGTCTATCTTCAGAATGTTTTGGTCTACTTATATTTACGCAAACCCATCCATCTTTTTTCAAACCGTACAATTCATTAGCAAAACGGAGATCTGATATAAAAAAATTTCCTTCAGAATTAGACTTCTTAATAGCTAGATCAAGCCAGACATCAGGATTTTTCTTTCTAGCCCATTCGGTTCCAATAAATTGTAGAAACCGGCGATCTTTCTGCTCTTCAAAACCACATATTCTTTGTGCATATCTCTGTATATCATATAATGGAGATGCAAATGAAATTTTATCACCTCCATACTTTTTTACCAGATAAGAACAAGCTTCATCCTTACCAACACCCATTTTGTATCCAAACGCAATTTTTATTTGCCAAGTAGTTCTCGATATCATATTGTACCTTTAATACTAATCACTTAGATTAATTACATTTCAGAGTTTTTAAATACAGGATTTAATGTCACAATATCATCTAAATCCTCTTTTACGTATCCCCAATTCTTGTACCACTCAATTCCATAATTATCTTCTAATAACAAACGTTCGTTTACATCCAACATTGATGGATGCAAACCAGCTTGTAGCGTTGTTTCAATATAGGCGATTGCTTCTGCCATACAAGGAGGCATGTTATTTAAAACTTGTTCATCCTCAAAATTGATTCGTCCGTACAAATGTTCACCAATCATTTTATATTTTTGCTTATCTTCTTCTGATAATGCTTCCATCGCAGCCGTGACCATCGGATTATTAAAAAGATCATTTGGATCTTTAGTAGTAGTAGTAGTATTTTTTACTTTCTTACTTTTTTTTCCCATTTTACTTAGACTCTTTCATTCTTTTTAAGTATCTTTTTCTAAAATTACTATAGAAAAAGATCACACGTCTTGTTAAGATCGATAATTATATGCAATTAAGTATATGCAAATAAGTATATGCAAATAAGTATAATGATTTATTATTTCTAAATAATAAATTTATATCTCAGCAGTTTTTTCGAACATATGATGCAAACACAGCTGATGGATTATTCGATCTTTTCAATTCATTGCCAACTTTCGTTAGAAATGCGCTGTAAGAACGAATAAATCGAGTAAAAGAATACGGATTCTTTTGTAATTTTTCTATACCAAGTGCTACAACCTCAGAACGAGATTTTTTCGGATTAGATAGACGAATATCAGCATACCATGCAGCCCAAGCTACACAAAATCCTCCTACTTCACCTATTTGTTTATCATTCTCTTTATATTGAATCCTTTGAACATTAATTGCCGGACAAAAAGACAATGGAGCATAAACATCATCGATCATATCTTTACATACATTCTTATTAAACAGATCGTATAGTTTTTTCTCAAAATTTGGTACATGTAAGAATTTAGAGGTTGGCGTACCCTGTGGTTCAAATCTCTCAAGAGCTTTTGTTTCCGAATTGTATACTAAAAAATTAGCATGACTAGAATGTATACCATTATTATTTATACCATTGATACCTAATGACATTACAATAAATCGTGCTTTTCGTCTCAAACAAGATTTTACTGCATCCCATAAACCTGTTGGAACATAAAATTTGTTTGTAATTGTACACCAATACAAAGAGGTGTCATTATAATTCGTAACCGCTAAACCTTTGTTTGTTATTCTTCCGGATCGAGTCAATAGATCATTTGGAATAGCAACACAGTCTTTGGGATGCTTATGCAATAGATAAAGCATTGAAACAAAATCATCCCACGGACTTCCCCTAAAAGTAGTTTTCTGAACTAATTGAGGCATCATCATGTGAAAGCTAGAACTACCAGAAGAAATTGGGTTACTTAACATCTTTTGTAACTCTGTATATCCACCAATAAAAACACCCATATTGAAAATAACAGGAAAAAATTTATATCCACCTGTCTCGGACGCTTTTGCCCGAAAAAACTCTTCTTTATCTTCCTTACAAACTCTTATTTCAGTGTATTTCAAACCAAGACTATTCAAAAGATCTTTAGCCTTTTTGCAATAACTACATCCATCAATACTATAAATATACCACTGTGGTTCAGACATTTTAGCCTTTAAAATATTATTAATTACCTCTTTACCTTTTTTACCATCCCTAATGACGCATAGTCCGCTTTCTGGATTGCAAATCTTAGACGGAATGCATACTTTATTCAAACACTTGTCTATTACTTTCGGCGAGGTTGGTTTTACATTACTTGCTCTAATTAGAGCAATTAATTCTGCTTTACGTAGTTTAGAGTACCCGTACAAATTCATGTTTCTAGCTATATTCAAAAGATCTTTGACTATCAAATTTTCTAATGGTTCTGACATATTTACTTAAATATAGCAAAAAAATTATTAAGTTTAAAGAATTTTTTTCATTTTCGATTGAAACCAATTTTATTGTATATAATAACCGTTATAGCAATAAATACCAAAAAAATAATAATTGTAATAATCTTAGAGTTAGACTTTTCTTCTTCTTTGACCATTTCCAATATGTTTAATGGTTTACCTTTATTTTTAGAAACGGTGAGTCCATTGCAAAAGATTACACAATTTTCAAGTGGATAAAGTTCTTTATGTGGATCAACATCGTATAATAAGGGGATGTCTGATGTCCAAGGAATACATCTTCGATTTATACACTTAAAATTTTCATATTTACTCATCATCACAAAAACAGGCGAAATGGGAGACGGTGACCACGACGATGGCGGTTTGGAATCAAAACTAGGAAATACATTTTTGCCATTCAAATGAAAATAAAGTGGTGATGTGTTAGGAACAGGTTGATTATATGTTGTAAAGTATACACAGTCTTCTTTGATATTATATGGATCGTGCATTAAATACATGTCAGATGTATTGTAAGGAGATTCAATATTCTTTTTTGCACAAAAAATTTTCATACCAACCGGTATAGGACGAAAACTAGGAGATACAGCGTAAAAAGTACCTGCTAAAAACCATTTACTGTATTTCGTTTCTTCTTTTTTACAATCAAATCCAATAACTCCATCTTTTTTGTATTTTCGTGGTCCACTAATGTACCCTAAAAATGTATTTGTTTCCAAATCAATATAATGCCAAATACAATAAGGTATAATTACATCAGTGTTCATTTATTTAATAGAAAGTTTTTAATCATCTTTGACTATAAATATTATTTCATTTAAAAAACAAAAATATTTACCATTAAATAAATAGACATGGGATCTTTCAAAAATACAGATTTTACTATGCGTCGACATATCGTATGCGACACAGTAAGAGCATCAGAAGGGCATTTTAACCAATTATATAGTTCCGGTGGTAGCGTAGGTGCTGGTGGTATTAGCAACAAAAACAATACGGCATTTGGGTATGACGCATTAATATCTATTGTAATTCCTGCAACAGGAGCAGGCTCTGGTGCTCAAGGGACTCATGGAAAATATAATTCTGCGTTTGGTGTTGAAGCACTATATTCTAACTCGACAGGAGCTTTTAACACGGCTATTGGTCATAGTGCACTATATTCTAACTTAACCGGAGAACATAATACTGCTGTTGGTGTTGAAGCACTAGTAAGTAATACAACAGGTGATTCTAACACGGCTATTGGTCATAGTGCACTATATTCTAACTTAACCGGAGAACATAATACTGCTGTTGGTT